CATCCTTTACTACAACAGCATAATATCTTTTCCTACGGCGAGTAACGCCTTTATATTTGGAGCGCGTGCCATATAGAGATCCTTTCTTGGCACGAGGCTTTCTAGAGTTCATCGAATTTTGACTATTGGTAACAAGTCGAAGGTTTTCTCTACGGTTATCTAGGCCATTACCATTGATATGATCCGTGTGTTCCTTCCGCGTGAGCGGCCGACCAATTATTCTCTCCATAATAACTCTATGTAACCTTTTTGTTTGGCCATGATGATAAGGACTATTAGCTGCGTGCTCCTTATTGACCCAGCACTTAGCGTAACACGTATAGTGATCACCGTGACGTTTTCTATTGCTATCGCAGAGTCTCCAAGACCACTGCGCCAAGTCGGCATCTTCATCACTGATAATCGCGACGCTTCCTTTGGTAAGTTTGATATCAATAGCCATATCTTTCCTCCATATATAGCTTAACACACAGCGCTTAAAAAGTCAAATTCGAATTTCATATTTTGGGATTTTTCTGTGGGTGTAGTGAATGTATCAGCCCCGCTTTGCGCCGTACCGCCATATGGTACTTACATCCCGGTATATGGGGGGGAGGGGGGGAGGAGGTACCGTCATAGTCTAGTTTCTTCCTTGTGGAAAACAGTTATCCATAGCATTATCGAGCAGTCTTATATAAGAGTTTAAACCTTTGTTATCATCCTGGGGATAAAGTTATCCCTAGTCTATCCATAGGATAGTGAAAATAGAGATGCCCTAACCATCGGCCTTTTATTAAGGTTTGGGTAAGGGAGGGATAACCTTTATTATCCGCTGTGGATAGCTGGGGATAGTTTATTAATAACCTTAGCCTCCACCATATATCCCTTGGAAGGCCAACAATGCCGTAGCTGTGGACAACCTGTGTATAAGCTGTGGGTTATTTGGTTGCAGCTATTCAACATATGCAAGAGCAGCATAGCCTGTCAACGGTAGGCCTGCAACCATATGCATAAATTAAAGATATCGAGCCTGTGGATAAAGTAATTAACAAATCGCTAGAGTGGAGTAAGAAACTTTATTATCGTCGGAAGGGGTTATCCATAGCTTTATCCATATGTTAAATAAAAAAGGTTGTAGGCCGATAATGCCGTGGTTATGGATAACATAGGGTTGGTTGACAGGAGGGTTGTGTGTATGTATATTATCACCCACCCATTCTCAGCCTTTCTCCACCCCTATCCCTAACGTATCCTAACTCCCTTCTCTCTCCTCTCTATTCCTTCTCTATGAATACTTTCTCAGTGTTTTTATAAAAAGAAAGGGCCTAACTGACTTTATCTTGTGGATAAACCAATCAGACCCTACTAGTCTCATTATGCTGAATATGTTATTAATTCTTTATATTTTCTTTATATTTCTTTAGTCTCTATGTAAATGCTTGACATGTCAATGAAACGTCTTCCCACTTCATCCCATTATAACCCACTTTGTTCCCTAATTCCCCCTTGTGGACTGATTGGGGACAAGAGACTATGTGATATAATAATTGTTTTATCAAGTCTCAAACTATAAACCGCATACGTTGTATATTGTTTGGGGAGTCCCGAAACATTTATTTTCTTGAATATGCATAGTCCTCCCTTTTCGCCGGTTTTGTATCGGAAAGACAACAATTGTCCTACTTTAAACTTCACTCTCGTCTTCCTGTGGATTGATGTGGATAAGCGCTTTGGGTAGATATGCCATTGTGCATCCGTTGTTAAACCAATAAACGTCAATAACCGGGGTGCCACGGTAAGTTTCGCGGGTGTGAGCAACGATGCCCCTTTGGGCCTGTGAAAGGTCACGGCCTAGTGCTGACGTCTTCGTGGCGACCAATTGTCCTCTTTCAAACTTCATTCTTGCATCTCGCCTGCTCGCACCAAGGTTAACGCTGACTTGGGATAGCTTGCATAGTCTTGCGACTTGAGCCAAAAGACTCGCGTGTACCCGGCGAAACCTTCGGAATCGGGATTAACAACAATACCACGTCCCTCTGCAAACCGTGGTGGGTCTGAATACTTTAAGTTGGCACGAACCAAATCTCCTGCTTTAAACACTGTTATTCTCCCTCATCCCTCTTAGGTGAATGTGATATACCCATTCCGTGGTCATATCCTGAAAGAAATATACATTCACGTTTCCCTCCCTGTCCATATCAATAACAAGACCTCTATCAAAGGGATTATTATATACATTGATCAATTGTCCGCGTTTGAAGCGCTTGATGCCTAAGCTATGAGTGGTCCGCATCCTTCACCCTTATAATGCTGTGTGATGTGAAAGTAATTGTGTTTCCCTTTGCTAACCAATATACATCATACCTTGAATACTTCTCATTGTATGCCTGATAACTCTTTCTTACAACAATCCCCAACCTCTTTGGTATACCACGGGGCTCACCGGTGAGCTTCTTGATGTATACCAACTCTCCTGGTTTGAACTCCATTATTCAATTCCTGAGATTGTATGCAAAAGCAGTGTTGAGAATGAACCAATCTTCATGTGTCTTAACCAATAAACATAAGCTATATCCTCACCTTTGTGCTCAAAACCCACGACAATCCCCTTGTCTCCGTTCTCCAACTGAATCAATTCTTTGGACATTGGGTAGCCAAACGGCGTCATCCAAAACTCTACTTTTGCCGTTACCAAGTCGCCAATCATAAAATTCTTCCGTTTTATGCTCATTGTGTATACCTGATGTGTTGTTCGGGGAAAAAAATGGCGCTGAAACCTTTGGTTCTATCTCGTATTTTCCACAACTTTTGTCAACTTATAAATATTAACCCATTCGGCGGGCCTGAACATCCTGGGCGGCCATAACACCCAAGTAACCTGGATTTTCATTCCATCTTGATCTAAAACAATTCCTAACGTTGCGCGGGGTGGCAAAACATCCTCGTGACGAACCATATCACCTTTGTTGAATTTGTGAGATTTGAGGCCGTCTTTCAAGATACCAACTCAACTTCGTTTACGGTGGGACGAACCTTGCAAACTGGGTCCATTAACCAATAAACGTTCAATATAACTGTGTTATCGTCGGTGACTAACTCATCTCCGAAAACTTTGAGATCTTTTACCAAGCCTAAAAAGTGAGGGCTTCCATTTCTTAGGCGTACAATGCTGCCTTTCTTAATCTTCATTTTCATCACAATACACTCTTAGGCTTTGTGCGCCGTGGGTCGCAACGTAAGGCGTTTTCTCATAAGGGTGTTCAAACCACAATACTTTCCAACCAGTCCAATCAAATAACTTAAGTTGCTCCTCGGTGTCGGGAACAACGCCACGACAAAGCAAAATCCCCTTGAATCCAAATATATCCTTAAGTTTAACCAAGTCTCCTACTTTCATAAGATTCAAACTCCAATAAATCAAAATCGTTTTTTAAGGCCGTTTTCGCTTCCGTGGCGGCCTTGGGCGGCTCTGATGAGTCCTTACCCTCTCGAAGCCCTGGAGGGCTCTCTAGGGCGTCTCTAGGGCTCGCTAGATGCCTTCTCGGGTGTCTGGTCCGCTGGAGCACCGACCCACAAAAGGTGGGCGGGTCTGACGGCTACATCGCCAACGTTGGGGAAGGACGCCAAATAACCAGTATAATACTGATCTTTGTCCTCGCCCTTCCAAAACTCAACTTCGGCCTTGATAATTCCAATGCCGTATTCGTCAAACATACTATGTCGGACCAACCTACCTTTATAGGGGGTATTCGAATCGGTGACACCCCAACCTGAGCCTTTACTCACTTTAAACCTCCATTTTGCTTCGCTACACGACAAAACCGAACGTCTTCGCGTGATGCTTCGCCGTAATCACACCAAAAAACCAAGATTTTATCTCCCTTTTGGTCCTCTAGGGCGACGCCGATAGCGTCTGACCCATTCCATTTAATCAAATCACCCTTTCTAAGCATCTTTTTGTCCTTTGTTAGATAAGACCTTAAGAAGCCGGATCTTCGTCCTCATAGCTTCGCTAAGATCGAACCAGTAGACCCAAACCCGGCTAGAAGGCGGGCTTTCGTCTTCCATGACGATACCGATGGCATGACTGTAATTGACCAAATCACCCTTTCTAAGCATCTTTTTGTTCTCTGCCAGATAAAGCCTTGAGAGCCCGGATCTTGTTGCAGCCGCAGATGGCCGCCACTATCCGGGGGTAACACGCCTTATGAATCGTAATAGCCAGCTTTCTACAGGCATCTTCCGTGGGTGCCTCTTTTTGGGCCGCGAAGAAGAGATGAAGCACTTCCTCGTCGTCTTCTTCTTCATTAATGGCTTTGATCCAGTATTCTACGCTTTTCATAATATCTCCTCTCGACCTAAACCGTGATTTCAAGTACTTTTTCGTGTGTCTTGAAGAAAGGTTGGGTTGCACCGTAAGAATCGGTCATCCACATACGCTGACAATTGCTTGGAATAGGCTTTGGAGCGCACATATCGGTAAGAACGATGTGACCATCGAGCTTCTGGCTGTTGACATACTCCGTTGGGGCGTTAAAGCAGGTTCCACCGTACATAACACGCTCCCAAGGCTTTTTCTGTCCTTTCTTCCAGGTAAATACGAGATCTTCGTTAACCGTAGTATCAAAGGGTACAACCACGAACTCGGCATACTTGGCCAAGGCTTCAAGCTCCGAAAAGAAGGCTGCAAGCATCGAATTCGAGACACTACCGGACTGGTCGATACTAATGGCGATACGGGCAACGCGCTCAGAGCGCTTACCGGCGTGAATGTAGGGGAAACGCCGATTAATACGCTTCACGGTTGAACGCCGATTAGCCTTTTGGCTGGCTTTAACAAAGGAACGAAGTACCTTTCTCCAATCAACCTTTGAAGTGATGGACTCCATAATGGTCTTCTTCATGCCGGCAGAAACGGAGCCCCAACCTCGGGTATTGGCTTCTTCGGCGGCCTTCTTGACCATATCCTTAAGGCGCTCCTGGGCGATTTGCTGGTTTGTACCTTCCTCACCGGCTGATGCCTCGCCCCATCCAGAGTGGTCGTCAAGCGGCTCGGCGTCGCTCATACCGCCGCCCGAACCTTCACTATCGGAATCGCCTGAACCTTCGCCAGAGCCACCGCCCCCGCCGCCCTCTTTCTCTTCAAGAATGAGTTTGTAATAGGCTTCTGCGGATAATCCCTCTGGAAGGTCGGCGAACGTGTCGCGGCCTGGAATGAGAGCCGAAGGCGGCAATTCATCAGGAATATGGGTGTTAATCGCGAGATCCATCGCGATGTTCCACGTCTTGTTGATACCCTCTTCTGGCTTTCTGGTGGTACAATGCCCATAAATCAGGTGGTAGAACTCGTGCATCAAGATACCACGAACCCACCGATACTTATTGTTGGCGTTCTCCTTGGTTTCTCCGCACTCTTTGATCATACGCTCCATAAAATCTGGATTATAAACCAGTTCAAACCGGCCTTCTTCGGTAACGGTAACGCCAGCGGTAGGAACCGTGGAACAAGCTCGTTTATCGAGCCGGCGCGAAAGAGCGGCGAAGAACGGCTCATCAGAGAGAAGCCGATGAGTGTGCATGTTGAGGTTGAAAGTAGCTTTTGGGGCTTTATCAGACATCAAGTAGACTCCAGAGTCGGGAACTTCCCCGACCATTACAGTAATTATACACCCAAACGCCAACAAAGTCAAGATTTTTCTGCGCCCTTGACAATCTCTTTACATTCATTCTGATATTGTAGTTTGGATCGTTGATGGCCTTGTGGGCGACGTTATCCGCCGAACGTCCGGCAACGTGGGCAGAGCATCAGAAAGGGGTCTGTCGGGTCCGTGAAGGGGCCTAGAGAGCATCCCACAAGCTTGGACGAGTCAGTAATCGCCTGATGCCTGCTAGGGCCTCTAGAGGCTTCTATGGACGCGAGAAGAAGTGTTTCTGAGATCATAGTTTATTCCTACATAAAGTAAAAGGCCCCGATTACCTAGATTTCAACCAGATAATCGGGGCCATTTTGAATTGCGAGGCGCTCACGTTACTCGCTCTCTGCTAGCCGAAGACGGCGTTGAAGGTACTCTATGAGATCTTCCGCTCCGTCATCGATATGTTCGTTCGTTTCGTTTTCGTGGAACCAAAGAGCGCCTATAAGGCTTTCAATCTGCTCTTTCGTCAAACTTAATTGAAAACGTTCGCTAGGCGATGCCATTAGGCCACCGAAAAACAAGCAAGAACGGGCATTACAGCGACGAAGACCATCAGAGTGTCCGCGTAATCGAAATAGTGATTTCTCATTTTATAGTTTCCTCCTAAATTATCAAGCCAATGTAACAGGCCAAGGAATGTTTGTCAAGGTTAAAAGTAAAAAAAATGGGATGAGAGGGGCTCGAACCCTCGACTCTCGGCTTAAAAGGCCGGTGCTCTGCCAACTGAGCTATCATCCCGTTAAAAGGTGCAATATGGCCCGCCCCTTATTAAGGGGCGAGCAAGCTAGCTTTTAGCCAACGATCTCAACAATGAAGTCAAGAACGGTCTTACCGTTGTTGGCGGTCGCAGAGTGAAGCGCGATAACGTTGGAGCTATCAGCAACTTGGCCGATAGAAGCGAAGAGCTTCATAGCAACCTCGGACGGGAGCGTCACGAACCAGTTAGCGAGGTTTTGAATCTGCGAGGAAGAAAGCGGATTCTCAAGAAGACCACTCGCCTCCAGCTTCTCGACGAGTGCCAAGTGGTCGTTAATACCGAAGTCAGCGGTCTTTTCGACCTGACCGTGATCGAGAATGTCCTCGATAGTGACGATACGCTCGTACTTTTCGCAGAAGTCACGGAAAGAGACAGCAGCCTCGAAGCCAACGAAGGCACACGCGAGATTATAGATAGAAGCAAGACTTTGCTTCGGCTCCGCGAGAAGACAAGCTCCATCGAGGGTTTTGTTGAAACGAACCCACGAGCGGCGTGAAGGATAGACCTTGTTCGGCTCGTAACCGCCGCCATCGGGAGTGTACTCCAGATGGGTGTGGTTCTGGTTGATGAAGTCCCAAACCATAGGATCAACCTTGCCATTGGCCCAGGTGAGCCAGTCGGACACGGTGGGCTCGACGTCAAAGACGGTCCAGCGGTCAAGCTCGGCGGGGTCCATCTCACCGACCTGATAGGACGAAGCACCGGCATGCTCGCCACCGTTGACGGCTGCGAAAATGCGGGTTTCAGGGTGTAAATGCCACCCGTTCAGCTTGCGCGAATCGGTAAGCTCGAAAATACCCTGGCGAACCTCCATAGTAGCGCGGTCGACCTCATCGAGGAAGAGCACCACGGGATTATCGCAGGCTTCTTTGAGCCAGTCAGGGGCGTTCCAACGCGTGGACTCGCCGGTAATAGAGGGGAGACCCATAAGATCGCCCTCGGTCATCTGCGAGGCGCGACGCTCGACGACGGGCAGGCCCAGGGACTGGGCCATCTGATAAACCAGTTCAGACTTACCAATACCGTGGCGGCCACGGACGAGAACGGGCATGCCGGCATCGACGACGTGAGGGATAACAGCGGAAAAAGTGGCGAAATCAACGGCCATTTAGGAATTCTCCAGCGTCGAGGGGCATCCCCGACTTACTCTATAATTATACACCCAATCAGGTACAAAGTAAAGGATTTAATTGTAAAGGAAATGTCAAGGCCGAGATGGCTCGGCCAACCTAGTTTATCGCTTCCTGGCCTTCTTGAGCCAACGCTCTTCGACGAAGACGGGCAAGACTTCACCGAAGAAAAGCACGGAGTAAACTTTACTTCCACGAGCAGGGCTAATAACCGGGGCTGCATTAGACTTGATGACAACACCGGTTTTAGCTTGCATCTCGGAGATAGGGTACACGTCTGCGGCGTTGACGGCGCGGCGGATCTTCGCGTTGGCGCGAAGAGCTACGTGAGAACCGGCAGCAAACTTAGCTTCTGACAAAGTGCTCTCGATAACCTTGGTTGTATACTTGTTTTCGACCATCTTGGCATATGCCTTCTGGGAAGGGACAAATGTATCATCTTCAATGGCTTTTCGCGCAAGATCACCGAAGTAAGGGGGATTTGCGAGGTAGTAGTGTGCAGCGATGATCATTTTCTCGCGCATCTCGGAAGTAAAGGAAGAAGCCCAGTTATCACGGACAGCCTGGGCCTCGTCGCTGTGACGAGCCTCGACCTTCGCGAGAATCTCCTTTTGACGCGGAGAAAGCTCACGACCAGCGAGAAGTTGGCCTCGAAGGCTGCCAATGAAGTCAACAGCCCAGGCGTCGCCAGCAATACGAGCGCGAAATTCTGTAGTTGAAAGCTGTGTTTCAAGCTCTTTCTCGATGGTCGCAGGTGGCGCGTTCAAGCGCTCCTCGATTTGCAGGAGACAACGCCGACGACCGGGCGACAGAGACTTACGTCGGTGGTAGTGCGTCTGAAGCGACTCCACGAAAATGCGCTCGCGACCTTGAATACGGGCGTCGGCGAGGATAGCGTCGAAGATGGGCTGAATACGTCGGGCCATGTAGTTCTCTCCTGTCTACCCCATAATTATACACCCGATGGGGCCACGGGTCAAGAATCTTTTTGTCAAGAGAATGTTAAGGCTTAAAACCTAGATATTTCCTTTAATATTACCAGATGCCAAGATCAAATGCCTCTGGGTCGAACTCCTGGGTGAACGCCCCATACATATCTTTCATCGAGTAGAGGTCTGACTTCTTATTCTTAAAAAGCTTGTGCAATCCTAGGGTTCCGTCCAAAAACTCTGGCGGGACCGTAGACCGAATACGATTTTCGTTGGTTCGAACTACAATATTGTAATCCACACCGAACTCATAGCCGGTGACGTTGCGCGGAAGGCGAGTCCTGGACCAGTACCTGTTGTCCAAAACGCCCTTAGATAGACGATTTTGGTCATCAGCGACGTCGACAATGAACATCATCATTTGGCCTTTATTGGCGATATTGACCCGGTTCCAGTCGATACCAGTGACGAGCCACACGGTATCTTCGGCTTGAATCATCGAGCCTGGACCGAAACCATGGTTAACCAACTTGTCGACAAATGCGCTTCGATACTTAGCATTGATGACGCGAAAGCTTTCGATTGCGTCTTTAAGCCTGGAACAACCTGCTCTATTGTGGCCTCGCTCGCCACAGTAGGTACAACGTCGATTTTTAGCCGATGCGGCCTTCTTCGCCTTCTGCGCGTCATAACGACGGACGAGGTAGGAATCGGGGTCGATCTCGCGGCGGCGCTCAATATAACGCTTGTAAACTGGGCAACCAGCTTTGTTATGGCCGGTCGTGCCGCAGTGAGAGCAAGAGATGATACGTTTATAGCTCATTTTTTCCTCGAAAAGTAGGGATTCTGGGGTGTCGGGAACTTTCCCGACCGTTACAGTAATTATACACCCAATCGGGTACAAAGTCCAGAACAAAATTGTCAATAGAATGTCAAGGGGCAAAAAGCCCCTTTAAAACTTTACTTTACGCAGCTAAAGGAACCAACATTTTGGCGCTGATGGTGCCCTCGCTCATTTCATCGAGCCAAAAAACAGTTATCTTGTAGTTTTCTAAGAGTTCCTGCTCCACGACAGACTTAACAATCCCCTTGCGGTGGGCGTCCGGGGCTGGAGGCCAAGCGACCCCAAGGGGCTGAACGAGATCACCAACCTTAAAAACGTAGGTAAATGGCTCCTTTTCTGGCGCTGGAGGGGCAGCCGCTTTGACGGCTGTATTGAGGCGACGCGCAGTCTTTGGCTTTGAACCTGTCTTTTTCTTGCGTGGCACCCATCGTTTCTTCGAGGGCTTGACAGGCAACGCGAGAAAACCTTCATCGTTCGCCCGCTTTCGAGCAGTGCTGTAGGTTTTTCGCATCGCTTCGAGCAGGCGACCGGTGATAGCTTCCATATCACCCGTTCGGTTGATACGGGTGCTCTTGACCAAACCACGGCTTTGACCAGTACTATTAGTGTACACCGCGCAGACGCGAATGGCATCCTCCCCGACAGTACGCATCTCGCCGTTGAGAATCGAGGTTAAAACTCGAATCTTAGCTGACCCGTTGGAAACTCCGTCGACGTCGCGGCAATACACATCTTCGTTTCTAGAGGGGCCTTCGAGAGAAAACCCGCTTCCTTTCAACATCTTCGCGATGCGCTTGGCGAGGGTCTTACGGTGCTGCTTATTGTTGGGGTTGTAGCGTGGCATGTAGTGAATCTCCAAATTACACGTACATTATACAGGAAAATGTCGTCAATGTCAAGAAGAATCTTCTCTCTTGACCTTCTCTTTACATTTCAAAATTGCCCTCGTTTAACTTAGCTTTTTAAAAAGATCTGGATATTCCCAAACTTGCAGGCCGGTTTTGACCCACTGTATACGCATGCGGTCTGGTGGGTGCGGAGTTTTCATCGGCGGCTGTATTTCCACGACCAAAGCCAATTTTTCGCCCTTGAATCTTATCCGCTGTACAGCGGCCTCAATTAAGTCTCCAGGTTTAAACTTCATTTTTCTACCCTCACTAAATCTCTAAGATCAAATAGCTGTTTCTTCCCTACTTTTGGGCCAGTGAGCCATATGACCATAGCCTTCTCGATAATACGACCAGCACCGTAATCGAGCCTTTGAACCTTGGCAATCGAGCCTAGAGCGAGTCTATTGCCCTTGTAGCAAACCAAATCACCTTTTTGCACTTACAACCTCCAGATCCTGGTTCCAGTAGCGCCGGTAGTGTTGCTGTAGCATCGGGTGGACTTTATCAGTTAGAAACAGGACTTTAAAAAGAGTCGCTTCCGCTTTATAGGCCCAGTCGCTGGCGAGATGCTTTTCGATCTTTACGATCATAGCGAGCGAATTACTTGGAACACCGACGGAAGCTCGCTTTATTCGTACTAAATCACCGGGTCGCACTGATCACCTCCAAATACTTATCTTCAACAACTTCTTCTTTTTTTGCCGTTCCAAACCAGCGAACCATCCACCAACGTGGATGTTTTTTCCCGACGTATGCGGAGCGCAAAACAAGGCCGCGTGGACGTTGGCCTTCTCCGTAGGTTCTACGCACTATATCGCCGGGTTTCACTATTCACCTTCCGATTCTGCTGAAGGAATAGTCGAAAATTCATCGGCTTCTACCTCCGAAATCGTCAAAAAACCTCCAGGAAAAGCCGCTACAGCATCTTCCCAAGACATATCACCTGAAAGAAAAGATTGAAGCTCTTCTTTGGTCATCTCGCTAATGTTAACAGTTAATTCTGTAGTTTTATTCACTGTTTTCTCCGAATGGTTGTTCAAAATTTCTAAATCCGAAACCCACGAAAACCAAGGTTTGGGCCGGGATATCCACTGAACCCAGCAGCACCACATACCATACTCATCCTCTTCTGAGTCCTTGATAACAATGCCAATACCTAGCTTTTTGGCGTCTCCCTCGACCGTTCCCGGCCTAGCCTTGACCAAAGTTCCCTTCTTAACTTTCATTTAAACCATCCTTGGGTCTTGTCGAAAGATGGGTTAAGAGTTACCTTTTCGTCTGATGGCGTTGGGTTCCAAACCCAAAATCGGCGTTTCTTGGTACCAATCTGATGAAGGCCGTGAGGCGCCGGACCTCCAAGACCATTCTTGCGAGATTGCCCTTTCGAAGAGAAGATTCCAGCTTCGACTGCCATAGCAGCCAGATCTTCAGATTCAACCTTAATAATTTGCTCGTGGCCCTCGAAGGGGCCAAAAACTGCTTCAATATCCTTATCCGAAACTGGACTTTGGGCGGATTCGACAACAAAGTGTAGCAAGCGGTTCTCCTGTTTACCCCATAATTATACACCCGTGGGCCTACGAAGTCAATAGCGAAGTTGTCAAGCGAATGTCAACAACAATAATTGGTCATCAAATGCAGGTTATCGGGCTCTAGCTCCGAAAGGTAGTCTTCAAAGGCTTTATCGTCGTGAATGCTCCAATCTTCGCCTTCTTCCTCATCTTCTACGTTTTCGTCGAAAGAGTCGATTCGAGCTTGGGTTTCGCGATCTTTGATGAGCACGTTATTTTCCCGCGTGTAAGCTGCAATATCACGCAGCGTTTCCTCGGCCTCTGTGGCTCTCCTGAGAGCATCCTGGACCTCTGACGGGTCCATAGTCGTCTCGGGCTCTACCTGGGCCGTCACGGCGCTCTGTGGGCCTGTAAGGATAGCTACGACCTTACCGTGCTTGGTTACCTGGACCGGGCCAGACTCTAGGTCTTGAAGCAGGCTGGAAAATTGAACTCTGATTTCGGATGCGGTGATTGTCTTCAAGATAACTCCATAATGGATGATTGATTTTTGGCCATTGGCCGATTGCTAAGGTTAAAAGCGGAGAAGGTGAGATTCGAACTCACGGTGCCTTTCGGCACGTCGGTTTTCAAGACCGATACCTTAAACCACTCGGTCACTTCTCCAGGTTGTAAGTAGCTGAGGCGGGATTCGAACCCGCAAGCCCGATGGGGCGTCAGATTTTAAGTCTGATGTGTATTCCATTCCACCACTCAGCCATAATTGTATTTGCCCTTGTTTTTTAAGTCAAGTTAGAGCCTCTTTATTTTGTTTTTTGTGTACGCTATACACCAGATGTGCGGCGGATAGCAAGAAAGTAATAGCGAGATTGGGATCCCAGACCGGCAAAAAGAGAGCTACAACTGACCAAATGGCGTAATAGTATAACGCAAAAATCGTGATTGTAGCACACGTAGCAACGTGAATGCTAAGGGCAATCTGCCTTTTCAGGCGACCGGTGGGGTCTTTTTCCGCCGCCTCTTTAAGTTTCGCCATGGAAGGTAGTTTTCTCATAGTGTTCCTCTAAAAAGGGATTTCGGGATCTAGATCGGCGGGAGCCGGGTCATAGTCAGGGTCCATCCCGTAAGATGGCTCATCGTGATAGTTCTCCTCTTCATATTCGCTTTGGGCGAATTCAGAGGAAAGGTCGAAACCGTCGAAGATAACGGTTGGCATTGGCTTTTCGTGCATGTACGGCATGTAGAACTCCTTTCTAGCCCCATAATTATAGCACCGATAGGGCGGCAGGTCAATAGTTAAATTGTTAAGGAAATGTCAAGAGGCAAAAGCATCCTTTAAATGCTTACATTTGCCTCGGAATTTAAAACCAGGACACGAACAAGTGACTTCGCCCGTAGCCTTCGAGCGCCGCAAAGTATAGGTATTACCTCGTGAACCGGTAACTTTAACCTCTTCGAAGTTGTCCCCTGGCTTGTCCCAAGACATCCATTTAGGTAGGTCTTCCCTGGTAGATCCCGCAGGTATGGGGATCCAAGTTCCGCCCGAGATGGCGTAGGTTATCCCGCTTGGGAAGGTGGATATCGCCGGACAAGCGTCCACCTTGATGGGGAAGTCAATCTCTGGGTGGGCCTCGATAGGGTCAGGCGTGGCCGGCATAGCTGGCCTCCAAAGCAGTTTCTAGCTTGTCCAGCAAGTTGTCAAGCGTCTCGATCTTACCATTAACGAGTTCGTCCCCGTGATATAGGGCAACATCTTTTAGGTCTTCGATGCTATTATTGATACTGTCGATCAAGCTAACAATTTCGTCAGTTGTCAAGTCCATCATTGTCGGCCTCCAAAGCCTGTTTAATTTCCTCGTCGGTCCAACCCGCTTTCTTCAGAAAGTCGATCTGGCTGGGCAAACCTTCATTATTGCTGTTGGCCGCAAACGCTGATGCGGCCTCGCGGACGATCTCGTCCAAGTCTTCGGGTCCAAGACCCTTTTCCATAACCCAGCTTACAAGGTCCATTATTCGGCCTCCAAAGCCGCAGCGTCGCGACCATAGCCATCGGCGTGGGCGCGGGCAATATGGTACTTGACGAGAGTGTGCATACCCTTTTCAATTCTGTCAAGTCGGTCTGTTTGTACGTGATACAGGGCCAGAAGAAGCCAGATAAGCGCCGAGATGGCGTGGCCGGTCCAGAAGGAACCCACGAAGGCAACAAAGTAGCCGAAAAGTATTAAATTATCCAATTTCAATCTCCACATAGGGGCGAGTGTGACCAGTTGGCGTACTGCCAATCGCTGATTTGGCCGTTTTTACAAAGAGAATCGGTCCAGTCGTTCCAAGCTTCGGAACGGGCGGGCCAGTCAGGCTTGCCGTCCTGCTCGTACTGATCGATAATCGCAGGAAGAACGTGCTCTTCGAACTGAATACACGCTTGATCCCAGGTAATGACGCGATAAAGGTTTTTCATACTATCTAACTCCTTACTTACAGACTTCAGCGTGTGCCAAGTCAGCCATCACTTCAATTGCTTCGTCCAAAGTTTCAAACTCGCCCAGACACTCGGGCTCGCCCACCTCTTCGACAAGGCCATCATCTTCATCGATTTCTTCGATGTGAACCCAAATTTTATAAATTTTGCTCATTTTTCAATCTCCACGTTGTGGGGCCATCCCCAATCAACAAGTACATTATCTCATAGATTTCGATTTTGTTCAACCTTTAAAATGTTAAAGAAATGTCAAGAGAAAAAACACCCTGCGCGTGAGGATTTCTCACGCGCAGGGTGGCAGCCTTAGATGATTTTGTAGTAAGCCTCATCGGCGTATGCTTCGATGCCGTGGCCAATTACTATCACTGCCTTACCATTTTTTAAAGGGACAGTTCTTACAGTGCCAGCTTTAATCGTGGTTTTTCCACCGATTGTATCGTATGTGAAATCTCTTGTAAATTCAACTTTTCTGGTTTCCACCTTAAAAACTCCTTTAAAGAAGTGAGGGTTGCTTTTGCTGTAAGGTCTTCTCTTTACCTTACACTATAAATATAAGACCATAGCGAGAAAAGTCAATGCTCTAAATTGTAAAGGGAATGTCAAGAGAAAAAAAGATAGGTGCAAGCTTGGATTCCGCATATCCTCGGTGCGGGACCACCACCCCAGTCAACCTTTAATTGCCTTTCGACTTCGGTTTTCGTCCATAGTTCCAGTCAGTTTACCCGGCGTTCGTCGTTGACATTGAACGCCACCCATACATACAACATATTGAAACTTGCACCTATCTAATTTTAAATCTTGATTTCAAAATCTACGATTGAAGAGCCTCTATCTGGATTATCACTCTTTTTTTGTTCGTGCTGGTACGGCTGGGGCGGGGGAAGTTGAGGTTGAACGCAGGGTCTGTGCTGTCTCCTCCGTTCCTCTTCCTTTACTTTTTCGATAATCCATGGATTCATAACTTTGCCCTCTACTTTTAAGTAGTGAGAAATAACCCAAGCTTCCATCTAGGTTTTCACGAAGAAGCAACTCAGTCCCTCTTCAGGAGAACTAGATTATCTTCTTGAACAATTGAGGTAGTGCCTCGTTTATTTCCGCTTGTCCACAGAACTTTCCAGCAATACGAGATTGATGGACGCTCGGTGATAATACCCTTAGCGTTGTTTGAACCACGTTTTTGAACAATATTACCAATGTGCATTTTTACCTCTCGGTGATGGGCTGCCGCCCGTTTATTAAGTTAAGATGGGCCTTCTCGGACTCGAACCGAGGACATTCCGGGTATGAGCCGGACGCGCTGACCAACTGCGCCAAAGGCCCTAAAGGGTGTGTAAACCTGCGTGTACTTCACAATGACAATTATGACACAATAAAATACACTTGTCAAGTTCTATTTTTAGTTTTTCCCAAGCGACCGACGAACCTTTAGAACCTATTCCAAAACTCTTGGTCGATGGGTCGATATGGTGAAAACACAATGCTTGTATACATTTATTGTATCCACATATTTGACAGCTTCCACCTTTATATTGAATACTCCTTACCTTGCTTCTTGTTCTGCTTTCATTTACATGACACGTATTGCATTTATTTTTTGTATATCCTTTTTTCCTAAGTTCTTTGCTGTATTTATATTGTTTATTACATTTACCACACTGATTCATCTTTTGTTCTCCTTGCGTAGTAAATAGTATGTCATAGCAAAAAGTACTCTGACCAACTGAGCTAAAGGCCCTTTAAATCTCATCTACCAGCCCATCGAGCGTCCTTCAACGTCATCATCGGCTGGTAAGCTCCCTTATTGAAAGCTGGGGCGGAGCAACGTGCTCGGTGTTGTGCGAGCTTGTTGGCGTCCACGTCGCCACAATCGAGGCAAGTTGTGTAACCAAGTTGAGCGCGTTTGATATTGTATTCCTCGCCGCACTCGCTACAATGTACGATGTTCCTGCTCATTCTTCGTTCTCCTTCAAACTGGTGGTTCGCCACAGCGAACCTCCACTACCCCATCAACATACAAGAAGTAAAACACGTCCTGCTCGCTCACTTCACAGGGTAGCAGAAGGGCAGGGATGTCAAAGCGGCGAATCTCGTTGTTAGTGCTAGTTATCTCGACGTGAACGACGCCGTTGTCAATCGAGTCAATCGTCCCAATACATAGAACAGAAACCAAAGCTGTTTGTAAGTAATTCACTGTTTTCTCCTGGGTTATTTAACCATCAATCGGGGACCAATCGCCCATGAACGCTGAAATAACAACTTTCTTGTCATCATTTGGACTGGCAATCTCCAGGTAGTCTGCCTCTAATTCTTGATGACCAAACAGCCTCATAGTGCATCCATCCAAACTTTTACGAAGATAATCGCGGTGGATCCAAAGAGAATCGTACTTCTCTTTCACAACGTCAGGGCACTGAGTATCGACTATCTCCGAAGGAATGGCGACGTCGCCAGTGAGCGATTCCAAAACCCAGTCAAAACCTTCAAGATCGAAGGTATCCTCAACTGGGCCACCCTCCCACTGGGCGCATCTAATAGGTTCAAGCTTTCTTTCAATGTACAACTCCCAAGAGGATGCATCATTAGTGCGACTCCATCGATCAGATCGCATATGAGTTTGGGCGACGTGGTTGAAAAATTCTTCTCTGTTCATAGCTCAATCTCCTTGTTTGCCCCATAATTATACCACCTGTGGGGCGTCAGGTCAACAGTTAAATTGTCAAGTAAATGTCAAGGCCCTTCCGCGTAGACAATACCGTAGTCCGTGAAGTACTCACGCGGATTATCGTCGGAAATGTAGCCTCGAATCGCCGTTTTCGTCCGTGTCTCGGGTGCCTTGTAAGTGGCAGCACGGAAGATAGCTCCGTCTTTTCGGCGTACAAAGCCAAAAATATTAGATCTAGTGATTCCCTTGACGTAATCAATATCAAAACCGGTGGCTATTTCCTCCGTATCGATAAAGATTTTCCAGTATACTCGCCCCTTTACGGCGCGAGCCTTGTATCTGGCCTGACGAAGGCTAAGTTCAGACCGGCGATCTTGACAATCCTGGATAAGGTTCATAAAACGGTCAAAATACCACTCTATCTCTTCTGGCGGTCGATCCATTGTCATCCCATACTGTACGCGATAGTGGGGCGGAAACCTAGCTTTTTAACGATGTTTTCGCCAATGGCCTCGATTTCAAACGGACCTTCTTCGAAGTGCTCGGACGGATCTTCTTTATACAGGTCCAACCACTCTTCTAGGGAGTTGACCTTCCTACTGCCCGGTCCAGCCGGCCTTCCAAGAGCCCACTGCATAAGGTTTTCGGCTCCCAGGATCTCGACGGCTTCGCGAGGGTCAGACTCAATATAATCGCGCCAATACTCACGGGCGTGATCTCCAGCTTGCTCCTCATCTTCAAAGACGCAGAAACTGTGGCCGTAGGTTCCGCAACTGGGGATTTCGATGATTGCTCCGATGGCGAACGAATCGCCGCAATCCTCCTCCCTCACGACAAAAAACTGAGCGCCACTAAAGTCTTGATCAAATTTGATAAACGACACTATCCCTCCGAATGTGTACACATTATAGCACGAGCCTCGCGCTCGTGTCTACAAAAAAGTTGTCAAGAGAATGTCAAGCAACTGCTTCTTCGCTTGTCATCCACCACAAAATTAGGTGTTCAAACTTGACTTCCGGGTATTTTTGGGCCATAAGATCATCGATAATATCGATAATTTCCCCCGCGTCTTTGATCTCTTCATCGGAAAAAACTAGATTTGAATGCACTTTTTTGTCCTTTTTATCATCCATGAAGAGACAACCCTCCCTTCACGTACATAAATGTAACCACTTGGCGGCTCGTCGTCAAGAGTGATTTACATTTTGTTGACATTTTCCCCCCTACTTCGGAATTGTCATACGTTCATCGTAGGCTTTCGCCTTAAGGTCCGATAATCTACTTAGCTCCTCGCTTCTTCTTAATACCTTGAAAGATAAGTTTTCAACTGAATATTGGCCTGTGCCCTCCAGGCCGGATCGACGCATATTTCGGATTTTGGCCTTCAAACGGTCAATTGCATCAAGTACCTCGTCGCCTTCTTCGTCTGCCATCATCTTTTCAATATGCGAGATTCTATCTGATATATCCTGAGCTTTTTTCTCCACGTTGGCGTAATCGATACTAACTGGTTCTGGGGTGGGTTTCGTTATCCATTCATCATTTTGGATCGAGTATATACCAGTTGAAAGGTGCGGTTCGTTAGAATCTTGAAAGTATATTTCTACCTCATAGCCCTTCATATAGATATCGTGGCGGTTGTTCCAGTTTGTCTGAAGATTTCTAAATAGTTCTTTTACAAGCTCGATATTTTCGTCAATCGTTTCGAAATCAAGAACGATATGTAAATCTATATCAGAGTATTTAGACCAGTTATAGTTGGCCAAAGAGCCGGTCAAAGTTATGTCTTCGGGATTTACGTCAAACTCTAAATCAACAAGGAAATCACTAACAATTTTTAATAATGCTTGTCGAACCTCTGGATTTAGTTTATCGGCTTGCCACACTTCAGGCTCCAAAGTGTCGTGGACCTCGAATGATTTTAAAGCATCGGCCTGTATTTTCTCTTGCAAGCCTTCAAAACGCAAATGTGAAGTGCCAAATCTTTGCACATTACCGACAAATGGGCTTCCTGACTTAACATTTTCGTGGCCGGAGGATCTGGTATACACGTCGTTTCTTTTACGACGAGCTTTCATTTTCTTCTGAAACGGGCTCGTAAGTTGACTTTGCTCCTTGGCTTCTGTCAACCTTTGAAAGTTTTTCCATTTGCGTTCAAAAGACATAATGATTCTCACTCAGACATAAAGTAGTCGTAATAACTCTTGAAAGAAGCTGCGAACTCTGGGACATCTCTGGCAACACCCTGGAGCACCTGCTTGACCAGATCGAGGCTGCCCAAATCATCAATTAACCCTGCAAGATCAACCTCCTCATCGGCTTCGTCCATTCTTCCAAGCTCCTCTTTGATGATTTGCTTAAGCTGTTCTTTTGTAACTTTCATTTTTCACTGCTTCCTTTATTTCTTTGTAAAGTTCGTTGTCATATATGACATGACTTTTCACTAAATCAAGCAACCGCTTGAGGTTTTTGTTTTCTTCTATAAGCTTTGAAACGTTAATATCGTCTCCCTTAGATGGTCTGATTGGTGGTTCGCCCTCGCAGAACATATAATAAATAGTCTAAAACTCTTCTTGACGACCATCCGACCAAGTAATAATAGTTTTGTTTGTAGGGTGAGGATTGATGTGAACGCGTTTAAAGTCCTCGATGCTCTCAAAGATGGCTATCGAGCCCTTGGGAGTGGGGGTAAGCCAATGCAGTACCACCTGCCCGGTGGCGTACTGAACGCCCTCTATGACCACCCCAGTCCCCGATATGCCGCTCTCATCTCCCTGCCTACAAATAGTAAACGTCTCGATGCCACGAGGGGCAAACTTCGTAGGGGGCTTAGGTTTAAGTGCTTCTGCGTCTGTTTTAACAACTTCAGCCGAAGGAGGGCCAACGAGGATTTCCCAGGTATGTCTATAGTCTTTGACCTTTTCAAATGCGTCAGTCTCATTAAGTTCTTTAAGAACTGGATAATCATTTCCGCCGGGTTGGAGCTTATCTCCAAAGAAATGAATGGAGCAGCCATCGTGCCACTCTCTTAAATAAGGGATTGAACGAGACTTATCATATCCGCTTGGACTAACATCAATACTAATCTGGCCACCAACATTAAAAGTTAAGTCTTCATACTTTTTACGCAGAATAGAAACTATTTTTTCTCTTTCGCCCGCCTCTTTGTCCCAACTAGCATATTCTTCTCTTTGTTCTAAATTGCAGTTACGACCAATGGTACTAAAATTAATCATACCGGTTCTTTGTTCAATGTGATTGCCGGTTTTAACTGGACAGTCCGAACTCTGAACAAACAAATTTAGATCGTTTAGTAGCATTTCGGATGGTTCAAAAACGCCCCTATACTCTACCTTTTCTTGGCCAAAGTTATCTTGACTTTGCCAAAATGCATTTCCAGAACAAGTAAAGATACCATAGCATAAACGCAAGATATCCTCTGGAACTTGCTCCAGCACCTTAACCCAGTCTGAGCCCGTGCTTAAATATACAATATTTTCTTTACAAAACTCTCTAAAGAACTCGGCGAAGTCTTCAACCATAAGCTGTCTGGCGGGAGTTAAAGTCCCGTCAATATCAAATAAGTATATTTTCACTAGGCATCTCCAACTGGCTTAAAAGACTTTAATAGTTGTTCTTCAAGCGTATCTTTAATAGTTTCCTGTATTGCTTCGCCAATCGCCTTGCTAGAATTGTCCTGTTCCTCAAGGATAAACCAGAGAGATTTATTTTCTTCTCTCAATCTATCTACTTCTTCCTCAAGTTTTTTTATAGTCTGTTTCAGTTCTTCGATTGAATTATCCATAATATAACCTTCCATCATAAATAGTATAACTCAATCGAAATGAACTGTCAACTAAAGACTAAGATTCATATCCAAAAGATCAAAGTTTAGTTTCCATATTGGAACGATAATGACGACATCCTCGATAATATCGGGCATGCCTAAGAATCCTTCGCCGACTTCAAGCGCTATAAGAATTCCCACTAAACGACCCTTGCTATCGAAAACAGACGAGCCTGAGGCGCCGGACCACCCATAAGAGTGCATATAAACATATCCTTTTGGATGAACGCCAGCTATGTATCCTTCGATTGTAAGCAGGCTAGAGTTGTTTGGATATCCAGAATATACCACGTCTGTTCCGATCTCCACATTCCTCTTGGAAACTGCTCTAAGCTTAATAGGCTTGACCCTCATATCCTCCTTGACCACCAAGACAGCCATATCGTTTAGCGTATCTAAGTATCTAACGGAAGTTTTAAAAAACTGGCCGCCGGTGCTAACTGTGACGTGATTGCCCCAGTCACCAACAACGTGGGCCGCTGTCAAAATAATCGTTTTACCTTTATAACTTAAGATGGTTCCGGTGCCGACGGAGCGACCCTTTGGCCTCTCAGCATACACCTTAACCGTTGATCTTCTGCTATCTCCAGCAATCCGAGTTGTTGACCTAGCAATTTGAATCTGTTCAGATTCTGAAGTGTCGCTGCAAACTTCATAAGATGCCGAGTGACACGAAATTAACAAAAGAGATAATAATCCCCTAAATAAGTATCTCATAATATTTTCCCCCTATATTAACTAGGGGGCTTTTTATGAAAAGACTTTAATCAATTGGGTTTAGAACGCCAATATTGATGCTCAGCTTCGATAACAGCATGAAGATACCTTCTACCTAGATTATATTGTTTTGCCTCTTCAGGACTAATCCACTTATAATCAACATGTTCATCACTTAAAGCGATTTGGCCAGACCATTCTTTGATAATATAAAACCGCGTGTTTTTGCTAAGCATGAACCAACTTGGAGCGCGAGGAATCGTAAGGCTTGTTTCTTCCTTAATTTCTCTCGCAAGACCTTGAACATTTTTTTCGCCCTTTTCAATGTGGCCCCCGGGTAAATCCCATTCCCAAGGTGACGCGTCGGACACCATTTTCGGAGATCTTTTCAATATCAATACATCTCCAGACTCATTAAACATCACCGCTTTTGAAACTCTTGGCATATCTTCGCTCTCCTGAAGATAACTATTCCAGCTTTTCATGAAACGCTTCATTTGTCAATTCTTTTTAGACTGCCTTTGACAATATCAATCACCTTAACGCCAGGAACCAGCTTTGAACTATTGATTTCTGGAACAAGTGTTTGCGATACATACGTGCTCGGTCGTGATATATCAGACTCCGGGTGAAACTTTATTTTTGCCTCAATGACGCGGCTACCATAAGATCTTCGACTTTCCTCGTGACCAACGACTGTAACGCCCTGAATAGCACGGATACGATTTAGCTTCTGCTCAATACCGCCGCCAGCTTTCGGGTCGATCTGGAGTTTTAAAGTAACTTGAAATAATCTTGTTTCAAAGCCCGTTTGCTCTTGCAACAGTTTCTTTTTAAGCACCTTGCGAAGCGCTGCCTTTATCATCGATTCGTTTAACGGTGTGGGCATACCGGGAGACCATCCTTCCCTATCGGCTCGTTTTTGTCGAGCAGCAGCAGCTTCTCGACTTTTCTCTTCAGCAAGTTCATAAAGATCTTTTGCAGTATCGGCTGCTGCTTGATACAATACATCAATATGCTCATCTAGGAATTCCAGAAAGGCACCAGCACGCAAAAAATCGTCCTCGGGAGTCTTGGGTGAAAGTTTAAGCTGAAACATAAGCCCGACCATAAGAGCTTTTTCGCCCATCGAGGATGGAAAGGCTTCCAGTCTGGTTTCGAAGCTCCAGGGCATCATTTGCCGCATATTCTTGGGCTTTGGCTGGTATTCCTTGGCGAAGGGCAGGGCCATTTGCTTATTAGCATATATAAATGCCTCATTTGCAAGCTTCTTGAAAGCAATACGAATTTGTGCGTTGACTGCATCCTGATTTAACGATAAGTGCCTTGTTAACAAAAGACTAGCGTTATTTTTGGGGAACTCGGCCACTTTATAATGACCCGGAGTTTGTGGCTTGATAAGCAATTTATCCGCAGGAATATCAGGCTTAATATCAATGCCATCACCAGGATCAGACTCGTCATAAAGAACCTTAAGGTTTTTGAATCCACCAAAATCTTCTGTAGTGTACCTTTCCACGGCTTTCTCAAATGATCCCGGGGGAAGATAGCCGTCTTCGATCAGCACTTGACGTATGATAGCATAAATTTTGTTATAACCAGAATCAAAATCGCGAGCAAAATCATCAACGTGTTGATCAAACTCATCAACGGCGTCCATTCCGGGGCGTTCAAACTGAAAATCCACCATAACTTCAATTGATAGTTTATTTTCGTTTTCATCATCATACGCTTCGATTCTGCTTTCGCCAGAAGTGTATATATTGCTATTATACATTGCAGTTTCAATTATTTCAGCGAAATCACGAACGGCTTGCCAAGACGACCCGTTGCCAGGAACGTGGGTTCGGCCTTCTTTATCCGCAAATTCATCGTCGTATGAGTAAATAAATATAACACTAGCTCCCCCTTGAACATAAAAGGGGATCTCCATATCCCAGCCCTCTTCCACGTCGCCGTGGACACTAGTGGCTTCTGATTCTTTGTTTGCGTTAAATGCTTCTATAATGTCTTCGATACGCTCGGCTGCTCGATCCATTTGCGCTTCCACGCCTAAACGGTTCTCATCAAAGTAATCTTCGTGTGCGTAGGTTACTCCCTCATAATCCTCATAGGCTTGCTTTTCAAAGGGGGTGTCTTCAAAAAGCGCAGAAATAAGGTCACCTATCGACCCACCGGACTCTACCTGATCCACATACTCACCGCCAATGCGAATCCAATCACCAGGGTCTAGAATATCACTTTTTAAGTTGCCCTCTTCGTCAGCCCAAACATTTTTTTGTTTTTCGCGCATCCACTTACGAACGGTGGGCAGAAAGTCTGGGACTTTCACACCATAGACTCTATTCTCGACAACACCAAAGTCCTCGCCTGTATCTGCATTATATAATTTATAAATACGTACACGGCCAACAGGTTCGGGTCCATCGACCCCAACGTCGTGGTCGCCGAATATTTCTTCGGCGTTAATGTTATTTATTAAGTCGTATTCGTCAACGTCCGAACCTTTTACTAGGTATGCGACCATACCGTGCCCCTTGGATTCGTTAATGGCGCAATTAAAGTGAGAGGAACCTTCGGAATGGCAGGAACGCGTTAGTCCAAAGTCGGACATTCGAGCGACATCGATGGGGTGGCGCGAAACAACAATATGCAGTTTCGTTTCTGTTGCGCCGGCAAACCCATTAATCCACGGTTTTAAGAAATATTTTCTAACGTTTTCCATCTCGCGGAGGCTATTTTGGTTCTCTTTCCACCAAGCTTTATCTGCATCTGTTCCAAATTTTTGCACCAATTTGCCTAACGATACTTTTTGTGTGCGTGTTATTTCTTCGCCGGCTCTTGGGCCTTTAGGGATAACCTTTACTTCTTCTTTCTTCATATCAAGTACGGGAACTTCCATAGGGACAGTATATTCTTGACCCCCACCAAGCATACGCATTTTCTGATCGACCGTCCTAAATGTAAAAGCCGGCTCCCAACCTTGATCTACGATGCGTTTAAAAAGGTTTGTGCCTTCGGTTTGCACATCACTACCAATAGGAAAAATAGCTCGCATTGTTGTCTCATCACCAAATATATCATTAAAGGAGTATCTTGGTGTATGACGACCCGGTGTACCATCTGCAATATATTTCCTAACTAACTTGCGGCTTGCACTCGTAAGCTCGGATATTTGCTTCTTCTCTTCAAGCACTTGCTTCTTGAAGCTAGAAACCATCGTATGAAAATCCATTAATATACTCTCCCGCTTTAGTAATTAGTTTCGGATAAAAAGAAAGGCACCCCCGTTTGAGGATGCCTAGGAAAAAAATGGCGCGATAAAAAAATCAGTCGATTTCGATTCGACGAGCAACTGGTATTGTTTCGTCGTTTTTCGGGATTACGACTGTCAAAATACCATTTTTGTAATTGGCTTCGATCCCTTCAGATTTCACATCCTTTGGCAAGGTCCAAGAGCGAGAAAAAGACTTCTGAAATCGGAAGTTTGAATTTTCGCTGGTGTCATGATCAAAAGAAACGCTGATTCGGCCATCGCCGATATCTACCTTTAAATCTTCCTTTGAAATGCCTGGGGTGGCTACCGTGATTATGTGTCTCCCATCGACGTTATCAGTGTGGACGCGGGGGCCGCGAACATTACTAACAGGACGTGTCATCGGATCAAACGCTTCGAAGATATCGAAGAAATCTCGGAACTCTCCTAACAGTGGTGAAAGACTAGGGTTATACTTAACAAGTGACATATTTTATTCTCCTTTTTAGGGGCGTCTCCCCTCTCATAATAAAGATAAACACCCATTCAAAGATGTCAAGCCCTTTTATAATCATCTTCTAAACGAACTACGTCGTCAATCTCTGGGGTGCTCACCTCGATAAGTTCAACGTCCGTGCCGTGCTTTGGCGCCTCGAATCTATGCACCACACCGGGCTCAATCCTGTAAGAATCTCCTTCCGACAACACTAGAACCTCTTGCGACTCTTCGTCTCCAATATGCAAGTTTAATACACCACTAAGCACATAAATTGTTTCGTCTTTCTGTTCGTGGTACTGCAAAGAAAGGCGATGACCCCTATAAATATGCAACAACTTCCCTAAATAGTTTTCATTAACTGCCCATCGATCCTCGAAACCCCAGGGCTTTTCTACCACTCTACTCATATCATCTCCAAAATATTTGTATCGCCATTATCAAACAAGACAGGGCAACACACACCATTGTCTTCGCAGTAAACATACTTTCATTTGCCAGCCACCAAGTTAAGAATGGGAAAGTTAAATAAGACATCCCGAATCCCAAAAACCTTGGTCCCCACAGCTCATCCATCGCCATAAAACCATATTTTGTTCCGTGCCAGAAAAATAGCGAGGCTGGGATCCCAAAGAACAAAGCGGACATTAGTGGTTTATCCGACCACCACTCCCATATGATTTGTGAACTAGAGGCGAACCATACACAAGTTTGGCCCCCAAACATAAACAAGCAGGCCAAAATCATATAATAGTTTTCACTGACTAGTATTGAAATTTTCTGGATCATACGCCCACCTTACATAGTCAAACAAGTTCTTCTTAATAAAGTTATGCCAAAGTTTTAAATCCAGTTTAATTCCAAGCGAATCGGCCAACTTTCTTCCTTCTTCCCACGCTACTACTTCTTCTCTTACCACGTCAACTCTGCGAGAAATTGATTTATTCTTTATCTTCTTACCATATGGAAACACTTCTTTATAATTGTCTCTTGACCTTATAACAGCGTGTCCAGCCTCGTGCAGCATAGAATATAACTGCAATCTTTTTGATTGCTTTGTGCTAATAGAGATGCTAGCGTGACCGTTGTTCCAGTACGCATTTGGTTCGTCATCAGCAAATATAACATCGATATTCATTTCTTCTTGCAAGAAATATAATATTGTATCAATGTCTTCTTGAAATTCTCGCAAAAACTATCCTCGCAGAAGAGTCTTGTTATTGATACCAAGCTTTTCTTTAATGTGATTTAACTCACCTACAACTGTGATATCAATACCGGATTGTCCTCTGTCGACGTATAGCTTAGTAAATCTTTGATTTTCGTCCAAACCACTGGGCAGCTTTCCCTCTCTCAGTACATTCAGCATCCTATCATCTTGCCTCATAGCAACTACGTGCTTTGGGTTGATGTAGACCTCACCTAAATGATATCCAGTTAAATTCTTATGTACTTCCACTAACTTAATCATTTTTTCCCTCCAATAACTTTTCTATCTCAGAGTCTGACAACTCCATACCTAAACTTTGTAGATTCTTCTTTACTTCCTCTAGGCGCTCATTTAGCTTTGCAGCGTTAGCCGGTGGTGCGACATTAACACTTGAATTTTCTGCCTGAATACGAGCAGAAATCAGGCCCATTACATCGTGCAATCTATAATCAGCTTGTGCCAAAGTCTGTCGGATTTTAGCTATTTCTCGCAAAGCACGGTCGAACTCTTGACTATCAATAATCGCGTTTGCTTCTATCAAGTCTATAGAATAATTTTCTATATAATCTTGTGAACTGGTTAATAGGCGGCAAAGCTCTTTAACGAACTCATCCTCCCCTACAGAATATAAAATGTTATATCTATTCAACTCAACTCTCCAAGATAGAGTAGCCCGTCATAATAAGGGTTCCAGCAGCAGAAGCGGCGTTCTGTAAAGCTACCTTTGTAACTCTAGCCGGATCTATGATTCCTTCTTCGATCATATCGCACTCTCGCTCCTCGCCAAAGTTAAACCCTCTAGAACCATCTAAAGATTGCACTATATTCTCAATGATATCTGCGCTAAGTCCTGCGTTCTTTGCCATTTGTCGAATCGGCTCTCTGATAGCCTCCGCAACGCACTGAGCGCCAATCGCCTGATCTTGATTATCAACCTTAACTTCTAGATCTTTGAGAACTCGCAACAAAGCTACCCCACCGCCAGGGACGATTCCCTCTAGCTGCGCTGCCTTAACGGCCTCTAAAGCATCTTCTATGCGATGCTTCTTTTCTGTCATCTCTACTTCAGTTGCGGCTCCGACACGAATAACGGCAACACCAGAGGCGAGGCGCGTAATACGCTCTTGAATCTTTTCGCTCTCCGGGAAGGTTCGGGCTTCATCAAGCTCGACCTTAAGAGCCTCGATCTTTTCGTTGACTGCGTTTTCGTCTCTGCCACCATCAACAACTGATGTTTGATACTTGCTAATCTCAACCTTAGAGCAAGTTCCTAAATGTTCCAGCTTAACTTCTTCTAGCTTTAAACCTGAGTCTTTGGTGATATAAGAAGCTCCCGTGGCCAGACAAAGATCACCCAGAATGTTTCGGCGCTCTGCACCATATCTAGGAATCTTAACCGCAGCCACTTTCATTGAGCCGCGAACCGTATTCATAATTAAGGCCGCCAAGGCTTGACCTTCCACCTCGCTGGCGACAATAACTAATGGCTTATTCTCGCGAGCTACCTGCTCAAGTACTGGGAGGATATCTTGCACATTCTCTATCTTCGCGTCGGCAACAAGAACAAACGCATTTTCATACGACACTACACCTCGGCGCTCGTCAGTAATAAATGCTCCTGCTGCATAACCTCCCGGGAAGCTAAACCCTTCCTTAAACTCTAGAGAAGTTTCGGCTGTCCCGGCTTCTTCAATAGTAATCGATCCATCCTTTCCAACACTATCAACCGCGTTAGAAATGAGGGTGCCAATAGAAATGTCGTTATTGGCCGAAATAGAGGCGATATGCTCTATGTCTTCCTTACTTTGGATAGGAGTAGCCAAATCAGTAAGGCGCTCAACAATCTCCTCTGTTGCCTTATCAATGCCACGTTTAATTTCAACGACGCTTGAGTCGTTAACTAAGTGTTTATGTGCATTTTTAAGAATAGCTCTAGCCAATACCGTAGCTGTAGTTGTTCCATCGCCAGCACTAATATTGGTATTTTCAGATGCTTGCCTAATCACTTGTGCGGCGGCGTCCATAAAAGGGTCTTCTAAAATTACAAACCTGGAAACAGTCACGCCATCCTTGGTAATAAATGGGGGCTTTCCTTTCTGCCTCAGGAGAACATTTCTCCCTTTGGGTCCGAGCGTACTAGCTACGTTATCGGCGAGCACATCTACACCTTCAATGATCTTCTTGTGCAGAGAAGAACCATTATCATATCTTACTGTCAACAAACACCTCTTTGTTTATATTATATTATAACCACTTATTAAACAAATGTCAAGTAATTTATACATCCGAAACTTCTTTTGTTCTTGTCTCGATGTCATCTGCCGCTTTAATAGCAGTTGCAGCTTTATTATCATCTCGTAGGCCATTTGCAAAGTATTCATTTAAATTTTCTGTGAGACTCTTCAAGGAACTAAAAATAGAATAAATATTCTCATCTAAGACACTCTGACAGTTCCTCAAGACATTCTCGATATGGGATGAACCAATATTAATTTCACCCAGATAACGAATGTCAACCAAGCTATCAGAAGTTGACTCGGCTCGGTTCAATTCAAATTGTTGTGTCTTAAGATAGCCCATCGTGTACTTTAGAGCTTTTCTTTTGGTCTCTTCATCTTGTGCGTTATACCAGTCTCTCGAACGGGCAGCAAGAGCCTTAACTGCTTGAATTTCTGGGTTCTTTTTGCCGCTGCCTGATGGTATTTTTTGTGGAAAAATGCCACGCTTTTGAAGATCTTCAATGCCCGTTCCCTTTCGAGCATTAATCTCGGCTTGCTGGCCCACAGTTGAAATATACGCATTATTAATTACATTTAGCGCCGAAGCGATCTCTGCATTTGAAACTCTTCCGGTTTCAGGGTCTGTAATTAGTGGCGTGATCATATCCTTATTCGCTCTAGACGTTCGGTTGATAGCGCCAGACCCGGTTACCCCAAGCGAACCTTCACTCTGATACCCAATGAGGGGACTATTAACAATATTTCTAATTTGGAAGTCCTTAAGTCCCGAGTCCTTCCAGGCTTCAGATGTACTCAAAATCCTACGCATAGCCTGATCGATCTGTTCAACATTAAATGTAACCGGCTCTTCTAAGTCTTCGATGTTAGCAACCAGTTGTAATTCACCATTATCATCTTCTACTAGGGGTAGAATAATGTTGGCATTAGTGTGGGCGCGGCTGGCTCCTGCAATAATGTTAGCAATATTGTCTAGCGTAAAATCAAACTCGAAGAACTTAATACCGCCCTCTTGCTGACCGGGCTGACCAGCGAGAGATTTGGTACAAACAACATATCGCATACCCGCACCATCTGGATGGGAAAATTTAGGATCTACCAAATCACGAACCAAATCAGTAAAACTGCCGCCAACGGCAACTGTTTTCTCAGCATACAATTTAAGACTGATAGGGATATTCTCACCCGTCTTAAAATCTGCAATTGTGCCAGTATTAGCCTTAATCTGTGAACCGCCGAGCAAGGTAGCCAAGAAAGCCTCAAATGTAAAACCAGCCGACGCAGCATTAAAGTTAGTAATAATTCTTGTCAGTGTTTTATAAAAAACCAAAAACGACAAAGTTCTGCTAATCATTTCTGTAGTTTTTTCAGATTCAATTTGATTAAAACCACTTTCATAAAAAGAATCTAGAGCCTTAATTTTTGCAGCGAGATCTCCACCGGGTGCAATATTGTTCAAATAATTTTCTAAAAGAGCACGTTGATCGCCAGTGACCTCTGTCCCCTCATCGGTTTCAAGCTTATTCCAGCCAAGCTCTGTGAGAGGAATTTCTGGGATGCCCGTATGGCTAATCGTTACTGATTGCTGGATTCTTTCGTTGACCGGAGTTCGCAAGTCTTGAGCTTCACTTATAACCTCGCGTACAACCTCAGAAAGAATCTTTAGTGTATTATTTTCTTTGTTAGCAAAATGATTTTCAATCAATAAATCCCAATTTGTGTCCATAGCCATCACTCCTTTCTATAAATAGTTTATTTCAGTTCAAAATGCGGCAGATCCATAAATGTTTGGTCATGAACTTGTGTATCACCATCCCAATCACCGCCCCATCGAAGTTCAATTCCCATTTGGCTAGCAATACCCTTTACATAACCGGCAAAAAAGTAAAACCTTTCTTTATCATTCCAGTCAATCGGGTATGGTGCAACGTCAACAGCGTTTGAGGGGTTGGAGTTGTGTTTTGAGTTTGGAAACTTTACTTTTGACCTTCCGGTTCGATAATACTCATCTTGTTTCTTTTTTGAACGATTGCCCTCCAGCACGGTGCAGTCAAAATGTTTAATGACCTCGTTAAAGACTTTCTGTAAGTCGGAATGGCAAGTTTCAAGTTTGCCTCTAGATCGTTTTCCAAATTTTGGCATACTATACTTCCTTATACAATAACATCAGCAATACCATACTCAACAGCTTCTTCCGCCGTTAAATAGATATTAACTTTCTTCTTAAGCAAAGCTCTTAATTGTTTTTCTGTCATTTTAGTCTCTTCGCACAATGCCTTGATATGTAACTCTTGAATATATTTAATTTCTTTCATTTCATTATCAAGTTGATGCATAGGTCCAACAGACCCACCGATAACTGAATGCATCATAATACGGCAGTGCTTACCAATCTTTCGCTTTCCCTTGGTTCCGGCGGCAAGAAGTAAAACTCCCGCAGACATAACTTTGCCAATGCCTAAAGTTTCTATTTCAACTTCCTTTCGGATTATTCTCATCGCATCGTAGATAGCAAACATATCATCGGCATTTCCACCATTTGTTGAAATAACCATCTCAATAGGCTGCATCACCTCTTCTACTTCGCTACTAATATCCTCTGGATCCGTAAGTTGTTCGGTCTTGGCTGTAAAATTCAAGTACCACAAGCCACTCATAACTTCTTTGGCTAAATCCTCGCTGATATCTCCGTATATTGCAACGGTTCTAATCTCTGGGTCGGGCATATTGATCACAATCGATTTTGCCTCGGTAACCTCCGAACTTTCGTCGCTCGGTTTATCATTTTCAAATTTTCTACGCATCAAAGCTCCTTGTGTCCTCTTTTATAGATGTCGTCTAATAATTTCATTGCCGTTTTCCAATCAACATAGTTTGGAAACTTCTTGAAGTTCTCGGTATAAGCAGCTAAAAGATTGCTTACTGCGGAGTTTTTCCACGCAGTAAAGTTATAATCATCGACGTTCTTTGTCATTTTAACTGTGTTCTCGGGAAGTTCTAAATCTTTCATAGCCTGGTATTTGATGGCTTGTATGTATGATATGGATTCTGCTGTAGAAGCTAGCATAATAAGAGCACTTTTTTCGGCCTCGCTAACATATCTATGCACTCCAGCCAGATCCCATATAAAAGATAACACATAACAGATTAAAAAGCCAGCAAAAAATCCAACAAAAAAAAGATAATATTCCAAAATAACCTCAAAAAAAAACCACGGCCACGAAGACCATGGTTTTTAGTTTATTTATTTATCGACTCACTTCTTTTGGAGACGCTGCATAATAGAATCAGCAAGAGAATCAATCATCTGATCTCGCTTCTGATCTCTAGCCTGCTGGTCTTTCATCTCCGCAAGGCGGCGAGTAACGCGGTTCATCGTCTCGTTAACGATGGCTTCCTCGTCCAGGACGTCCAAGCCAGGAATCTCGTCGTCTTCAACGGCCTCGGGGCCTTCATCGCCGGGAAGCTCCGCCTCGGGCTCATCCTCGATTGTGGCCTCGCCCTCAACACCGTAGGGAGCGAGGGCCGCGAGCATAGCGTCAGCAGCAGCCTCAACAGCCTGCTCCAGCGCGGAGACGGCCTCGGCAGGGAGTGCATCCTCAGCGGGGGCGTCGTCGGCATCCAAGTCATCCAAGACCGGCTCGTCGGCAGGCTCTTCCATGGCGTCGTCATGCATCTCCTCTTCCATGCCGTAATCGCCCTCGGCAACGACTTCATCGCCCTCGGCAACCACCTCGTCGCTTTCAGCCACGACTTCTTCCTCTTCCAACGTAGCGGAATAGGTCTCGTTAATAAAATTGTCGGTCAAGCCCTCAATATTGGCATACTTCATAAACTGACGGACAGTTGCTTCACTTAAAAGGTCTTTCTTGCTCATTTAAAAATATCTCCTGAGTTGCGCTCACTACAATAAATAGTCTTTATAGAATAGAAAAGCACTTTAAAAGCTAGAATCTTCTTTTTCTAGAATATCGAAAATACTTTCTATCTCTTCTTGGTCTAGCAGTAACTTATCAAGTGTTTCGCTTCCTTCATTAATTAGTGCCCTAGACTTTTTAATTTTCTTTTTTTGCTTAGAATTCTTTTGCTTCTCTGCTTTCAATTTGTCAACGAAGTTTAGAATATCTGGATCTTGCATTAGGTATCCTGTTAAGATCCCTCTAAAGAACTTTGCTTGTGATAGACCGTCGTGCGATAATCTTATCTTTAAGTCTGCATATCTTTTATCAGAATCATAAAAGACAATCTTTTTCTTTAGAGTACCGTAAACTGGATCACTCATAGGCCGTTCCTATGAATATGCGTCGAGCTTTCGACTCGACCTGAGGATGTTTGGCGAATAAACTTTCTTTTCGCTTGTAGGTCTATGATGCTTTTGGCACCTGTATAAGATAAGCCGCTGCGAATACCAGTTTCTAGATTAGCTAAAACCTGTTTTATTTTGCCTTTATACCTCACTCGGTGCGAGACTCCTTCCAAAGAAGAGTGTTTACCTCTCCAATCCTGTTGAGCCTCTTTGCTGGCCATGCCTCGATAAGTTTTATAAAATTTGCCGGTATCATCGGTTTTTAACTTACCTGGGGTCTCATCTGTTCCGGCCAGCAGTGAACCGAGCATAACAAAGTCTGCACCAGCTGCAAGAGCTTTTACAATATCTCCACTATTTCTAATTCCACCATCAGCAATCAAGGTGGCATCCCTCGTCGAACGCGAACAATCTAGAATAGATTGAAAGGTTGGGACGCCATGGCCGGTCTGAATCCGGGTAGAGCAAATTGATCCGCCACCAATTCCGACTCTGATTGAATTTGCTCCCCAGTCTGCTAGACTATCGAAGCCCTCAAGAGTGGCCACGTTTCCAGCCATAATATGTATAGAGTCACCAAATGTTTTTCTCAATGTCTCTAGAGCATATCTCACATTACAGTGGTGTCCGTGAGCCACATCAATACAAAGCATTCCGGCTTTGCCTTTTTTTACGAGTGCCTGGGCTCTTTCGAGAAAATCACCTGTGGCACCGATGGCGGCGCCGACGATGCATAGATTTTCATCTGCTTTGCGAACCATTTTAACTTGTTCTTCGATACTATTATAACGATGAATAATACCAAGACCACCTTCACGATACATAGCCATAGCCATCTTTTCTTCTGTCACAGTGTCCATCGGAGAAGATATAATGGGAATGTCATAATAAACTGAATTTTCCAGATAAGATGAAATACTCACCTCTTTCCTGGAAGTTATTTCAGAATACCTAGGCTCTAGTAAGACATCATCAAAACTAAGAGCTAGATCCATACTTATCCTCCAAATGCTTTTTAAAGTCTTCTGTGATCTTTTTGGCTTTTTCCCAGCATTCTGGGCAATAGAGGCGAACAATCTCTTCTTCACCGTGGATAACAACGCTCCAAGTTAAAGCCATTTGTTTATTGCCTTTGTCAAATGGCTTTTCACAAGTTAGGCACTCATCTGGAATCTTTCCAAACAGGGCTATCTTACTTTCTAGTTCTCTATTACCTTCAGACTTCGCCTCTTTCATGGCTGCTCTCCGTTGTTCTCGATTCATCACACCCCCCAAATCGAACGATGGGAAGGTGTAGTAGAACTTTTTGGAGTCGTCGGTGCTTCTTTCTTATCGGTGCTTCCTAGCGCACCATCGCCGCGATCACTAAGAGTAATCGGATACCAGTCATAAAGATTGTCATCTGGACTCTCCACAAATCGTGCCGGGACAACCGGGATAAGAACAGCCTGGGCGATTTTGTCACCCGGGTTAATAGTCCAGGAATGATCTGATAAGTTGTGAAGGTTAACAAATACCTCTCCATCATATCCCGAATCAACAACACAAGCACCGACCAACCACTTCTTCTTAGCGGCATTACCAGACCTGTTCATGATTTGAAGCATATATCCATGCGGGATTCCAAACTTCAGTCCTGTTGGAATAATTTTACTTTCGCCCTTTTCAATATGTAAAGAGGTGCCATTGTGCGAGTTATAACATAGATCCAAGCCTGCATCAGATGGATTTGCTCGCGTTGGACGATGCTTGCAGTGTGGCATACAATAATATTCTAAAATCATTTTTTACTTCCCTTCCTAGGCCCTTTCTTGGCCCTACGTTTTAAATCACCAACCATAAGTCTCTTTTGCGCGCCCTTAGACACAGCCAAAAAAGTACCGGGTTGATTTTTCTGGTGTTCGACAATTTCTTGTGCCAATCCAGCAGCCATACGATAAGATTTCGGAAACCCGCTTCGACAATCGCGTTCTATATTGCTTCCAAACCGATCTGGCACCTTGTTGCCAGCCGACTCTAGAAAAAATTGTTCAAACTCTACTCCGCACTCCCCTCTTGGGCGTAGCTGTGGGTACGTTGAAAAAAGAATGCACAGGGATCGAAGTAACGGGCCGGCTATGATTTTACTTGGTGCAAGAGGATTTTTACACTTCATAATTAAATTTTTGGCCTCGGTCAACATCTGAGGGTCGTCCGCAGCCTGATATGCGGCCTTAAGGTGTCCAAAACGAATTTGAGTGCCCATAGGATCACCAACGACTCCTCCATCCTCATGACTACAATAAACATATAAGCCTGCATTTTTGCATGCCGTCGCGTATTTAACAACCGATTCATCGCCGGCATGGTAATTATGGACGAATATTTGTTCACTGCTAATAGGTGTTTTGCAAGTGGCGTTCGTTTGAACAAATAACTTATGAATTTCCTCTTTACTCTCTACGTCAATTACTTGAACAGGCATGGTTTTTGCGTCTGGATAAGCAAACATAAATAAATGTTTTGAGTGATCTCCATCAAAAATATAAATTTCACCTGTGGACGCAACTCGGCCTGCTCTGGGCGCTTGCCACAAAGCCCCATCGAATCCTCCACGAACTTTCATGTTCTTTTTGAGAGATGCCAGCTTTGTATCTCGATTAATTAAAGAAGGAGTATTGATTGGCAGATCCTCCATCCTGGCAGAATAGTCTGCGGCTGTCTTGGGGGCGTCAAGTAAAATGTTCTTTTTAAGCCCCCTATATTCTCCTTCGGGAAGGGGAACACCTCCCATCGTAATGCGATTACTCATGCTCCACCTCGTGCTGCCTTGACGATAGAATCATAAATGGTCACAAACTGATCCATATCAATATCATCCTTCATCATTCGGTACGCTTTCACGGTCATAGAAATCTCGTCACCAGTAAGCCAACCCTGACGCTTGAAATCGGCCTTAAGCTCACGCTTTTGCTCCTTGTAAGGCTCCATAGCCTCCTCAATCGTCTTGAGACTCCTAATATACTCAATCATCTTTTCTGTCTTTTCATCGCGAACTTCTTCTACGATAGCAATTTCGTTCTCTGGGAACATCTAACCTCCAAGTTACTTATATAATATAGCATACCTACTTGTACGTGTCAAGCATATAAATCAAATGTTTCTGGGTTATCCGAGAAATACAAGGTTGTATCTGGAAAAGCTTTCCCAATATAATCTTTCATTTCCTGCTCATTCTGGAATAGGATCTCGGACTTTGAGTGATCGTTGAGGCGCAATTTCCAAATACCAATTTCACGTAAGATGTCAATTTTATTAAATACGACGTGAGTTGCGCCATTTGTTCTGATTGACTTGTTTAGCATGTCATAATTGAGCCAGTTACACTGACGTGGGCGACCAGTTGTGGCGCCAAACTCATTACCAACTTTTTGAATCTTCCTAAACACCTCTTCATTAGGCTGAAATGGCTTTGACCCGACATAAGTTTCGTAAATCTTGGCCACACCCCACACATCTCGTACTGACTGCGGAGGAAGGCCGTTTAATAAGGCTCCTGCGGACGTACAGTGGCTTGAAGTGACATATGGGTAATCGCCGTGGTCAACGTCCAGTTGATAGCCCTGAGCGCCTTCAAATAGCGCTACAACAGGCTTCTCATTATAGTGCATCTCATGAAAGAAGTCAATAAGATAAGGCTTTAGGACTTCAACGTCTTGGGCGCGTTGACCCTTTCTGGCGTACTTGTCCCTATATGCTGGGCCATTACCAGTTTTTGTGGTGCCGATCTTCTTATCCCTGCTGTCTTCGGTAAGATGCTGTTCTTGAATAATATGTACATTATTAGATATATAAATCAAACCGTTCGTATCAACGCCATTTTCATTCAACAGTTGAATCTCTTTGAAGAAATTGTTGATGTTTAAAACGCAACCGGGTCCAATAATAGACTTTACTCCAAAGAAAACACCAGCCGGGACAGCGTGTGTAACAAACTTTTTCCCTTTGTGATAGATGGTATGGCCAGCATTTCCGCCACCATTGTAACGAACACAGTGTGTATATTCTCGCTCTCTCAAAAGATTATGGGTTATCTTCCCTTTACCTTCGTCACCGGCCTGAAGACCGACTACAATATCTACCGTCAAACTGCTCACTAATCACCTCATTTTGTATATTTATTATAGCACACTAAAACGTATTACGCAAGTGCTTTCCAAGTTTTATATGCTCGGCCTCGGGTAGAAAATCCCCATTCTAGACTATATTGCGGACGAATCATATAGGGCTTATTTATCTGAATGTTATCGCCACCCCTGATATCAACGCCCCAGCACCGCACCCTAATATTAGAAGAGTTGCTGTCTGTTGCTTCAACAATCAAATAGTCTTTACCGTTCTTTGTCTTTTTAGGTACAATCTTACGAGGAATCAACCAGACAACTTGTAAATCTGGATCGTACTCGGAGATTGGCGGAATAGCCATAGCACTTAGCTTCGTCATAATCTCAGAATTAATAACTTTATCAATCGGAAACTGCCCGGTTAGGTCGACAAGAGATTGAATCTTCTCTTCCTCGGTAAAGTCACCTTCGGGAGCATAAAGTTCTATATTGGCCTCAAGGTTCTTAAGCTTTCGAGGACGATCAACAGCAACAGCAGACCAAAAGTGCTTCAAGCCTGTGAAGCGATTGTCCATAAGCGGTGTCAAGGTGCCTGAGCGAACAAGAACATCAAGCGACTTCTTGTTAAGCTTGGAATAACGTATCTCCTCGTTAAACAAGAAGCTTTCAACCGAGTCAAAGGGGCGACCGATAAAAATCTGGTCAATAGCGGCGTCCCCAAGGCCCTTGATTGATGTTAGGGGCTGGATAAGGCGCTTACCGTCTTTGCTAATTTCCCAGACTCTACCGGAAGTATTAATATTTAAGGGCTCAATCTCAAAACCAAACTGCTTGGCGATTGCAATAGCTTTTTCTTTACGGGTCTCTGGCTCCTTATCGAGAAACGCTGCCATCCAACACTCAGGATAGTAGTTTAGAAGCCAAGCACACTGGAATGAAATCATCGAGTAAGACACGGCATGTGATTTATTGAAGCCATAGCCAGAGAAGTATTCGAAGGTGTCCCAGAGGCGCTGGGCCTCTTTCTGTGTCATGCCGTGCAGTTCCAAACAGCCCTGCATAAACTTCTCATACAAAGCCATCTTAACCTTGGCCGCTTTTCCAGTGCCCTTCTTGGTAAGCACCTTTCGAAGCATATTAGCCTCGTCCAGAGACAGATCCTTGCCCAACTTATGAGCCAGCATAGCAATCTGCTCTTGGAAAATAAGGAAACCATTCGTCTCCTCGGTCACTTCGCGATGAGTATCGTTGATATATCTGACCATACCGGGGCTCTTTCGCGTCTTAACGAAGTCCTTGTCAACGTTCGCCGACAAGGGGCCAGGACGAAAGATAGAAGTGATAGCAGAGATATCAATAATGTTTGTTGGCACCACCTGTTTGCAGAGATTCTGTGCTCCGCTTTCTGTGAACTGGAACGTGCCGGCCCACTTACCTGATTGAAATATGTTTTTGTAGATCTCTTGATCATTAAAGTCGATAACATCAGGATGAAGCATTTGATTGTAATAGTCCTTGACATCGGCGAAAGTTGGCTCTTTAATACCCTTCTCACGCTTAAGGATGTGCCGGATGGCACCATCAATCATACGCAGGGTAGAGAGGCCCAAGACATCATATTTAATAAAGCCCATAGGCTCCAAGTGCCGAACGTTCTGCCCCTCGGACCACGGCGTTTGACGCACGTCCTTCGAGGAGATAAGCGGCATATGATGGTCAAGATTCTCGGCAATCACAACGCCACCAGCGTGACGAGAACAGGAACGGACCTGCCCGTATAGAGCATCAACGTGTGTTGCGACATTCGGATACTTAGCCAGGAAAGAGCGAAGAGTCGTTGAGAACTCCTTTACTTCCTCGAATGTTGGAGTATACACACCAGCCTTGATACCGTGCTTTTTCTTTGCGGCGGTTGTTGCCTCAAACATCATCTTTCCGGTTACGGCGTTGACCTCGTGGAAAGGAATATCATAAAGTTTAGAGATATCCTTGATAAGTGACTTCAACTGGAGTGTATTCCAGTTAGAGATTGGAGCAACAGTGTTGCTGCCCCACTTCTCCACCAGAAGTTCTTTCAGCTTCATTGGCTCGGCTACATCATAGTCAATATCTGGGTAGTCGGTGGCATCGGAACGAAGGAACCGTGCGAACTGAAGTCCATATTTAAGAGGGTCTACCTGGGTAATATCCAAAGCATATGCCACCAGGGAGCCTGCCGCAGAACCACGGCCTGGACCAGTAAGCATCACCTCGTTGGCGACCTTCGTGATCTCATTCATTGTCAAGAAATACTTGGAGAAACCTCGATCAGAGATAACTGATAGTTCGTGTTCCAAGCGCGAAGTATATTCTTCGTTTTCGTGCAGATTCTTGGCCCGCAATCCCTCAAAACAAAACTTGCGGAGAGCAGAGTCTGCCGTTTCACCCACAGGAATAACAAAGTCGGGCAGTCGAACTGTATTATCGGGCATAAACCTTTCGATTCGTTCGTGAGCAATACGATGCGTAGTGGTTATAGAATCAAGAACTAGCTTATCATCATACTCTGTTTCGCACTGGGCGGAATACTTTTTGTACGACTCCCACATCTGTTCGCCATTCTTAGGATACAACTCGTATCCGATCTCATCGACATCAACGGGAAGTTCCCCGTTATCAGCCCACGAGGGTCGGCCACGACCAAGCCACCCTAGACGCTTGTAAAGCTCTCTATCCTTCCAGGCGTCGGGGTTCGGATAATGACTGTCAGCCGTCGAGATCATCTCAACACCAAACTCCTCGCACACTTGGATGATATACTTATTAAGCTCGTGTTGCTCTGGAATGTTGTTCCATTGTAACTCGCCATACCATCGATCACCAAAGACTTCCTGCATCCGGCGTGTAACATCACGCATAGCCTCTAGAACGGCTTCAGGGCCTTCCTCACGGTTTTCCCAGTAACACCCAGCGTAGACCCCACCTAAGCAAGCCGAGGCCGCTATGACCCCTTCAGAGTGCTTAGCGAGCAGGTCATAGTCAAGACGCGGGAAGCGATAAAAATTCTCGGGTTCATAGCTCAACGAGATCAACTTAAACAGGTTGTTCAAGCCAGTCTGGTTCTGGGCTAGGAGGACAAGGTGCCTTCGGCGATTTAGGATATTTCTTGCGGCTTTTTTAGACTCGCCCTCATCCTCGACCGTTGTGCCCTTGGTTTCTGCTTTTTTGGCAGCCCGTGCAGCTTTCTTGTCCTGCATCACGCGATCATAATCTTCACGCCACTCCGCGATGGAGGGTACAAAGTAAGCTTCCACCCCAAAAATAGGCTTGAAGTCCTTGCCTTCAGCCTGCATCTTCTTGGCGTGCAAAACTTGCCAAGCTAGACCATTCATATTTCCATGATCCGTAAGAGCTAGCGCAGTCGCACCATTTTCATAGGCAAAATCCATATGCTCTTGTGGATAGCCTAGGCCATCAAAGATAGAGCCTGCAACGCTGTGTGCGTGCAGACCCACGAATGGAATATCTTTTTTATTCATTGTATCCCCCAATTTATATATTACACGCTTTTGATTGCGTTGTCAACAATTTTCATAACATTATCGACTGTCTCACGATGTTCACCGGGAAAAGTAAGGTTCATGATGTCCACTCGAATACGTCCGAGCGCTCGCTCAAGATTTGTTTCGCGCAACTTAGTTTCTTCAAGCTTTTTAAATAGCTCCATTTTAGTTATTGTCGGCATTATTTACTCCTATTGGGTTAAGTTCTCTATAAGATATGACTAATTTTCCAGGGTGCCTCATCTCGCTCTTTTCCTCAGATCCGAGATATTTGCAATATGAGTCCCAGCTATCAATTTGATAGAACCAGGGTGTCTCTAACTTTCCCTGCTCTCTTATTATAACACAATCAAATGTTTTGTCAAGAGAAAATTTATTCTTGAAGTATGCTTTTTCATCTTCAAGCTCTTGGCCTAATAATAGGCTGTTTTCTATTTTGTAAAATTCTTTTTGTATCGTCTTAAGCTGCTTTAAATTAAAGGTAAAACCTAAATAATTTCCTGTTCCAACTGATGCGTCTTGATAGGTTAGAAAAAAATTATCTTGCTTATTGATCTCCAGACGATGGGGCCGCAATATGTCCGGAGGGTATACCGCGTATGGGAAGGCCACATAAAAGACCGATGGGGCCAACCATTTGCTTATGGAGCTGCCAATCTTGTTGGCAACAGAAGCGCCCCTCACGATTGACCAAGATATACAATGTTCTTTATTGTCGTGCTCGTCGCGACACGGAACATAAAAAATAGGAATCAAAGAACGCTTGTTTGAAGGAAATCTACACTTCCTACCTAACCAAACTGGGTCTTGTATGTAGTCCCCTAGCCTGTGTCTTACTAATGGTGTAACGTTGTCGTTGGCTACGATCCATATTGTCTTACAGCCGGCATATGCACACTCTAGCACGGCCCTTTCGATAGCATAATAATTTGGCGCGATGGGCATTAAACAATCGTGCCAATCTAAGTTATAGTCCATAGGCTCTGTAACAATGGGAACTACTCCCACTAAATGACGATTCATAGCGCCTCACATAGTTTGCGAAAAAATCCTGTAGGCTTGGTGCCATTCTCTACGATCTGCTCTATAGAGTCATAACAAAACTCAAAACGATCATCTGGCTTATAATAGCGTATACTGTTCGAAAATACCTGTCTTTCGGCAGGTTCTACTTTTATTGCGTAGTATTTGTAGCGGTCTGGTCGAAGCTGATCTCTACCATTTCGAGCCCCACGAATACCGGCTGCTTTCATCATTTTAATAATTTTAAACTTTGCCATCGTATCGGAAAAATCAAAATCTTTCAGTTCTTCATCGGTCAAGTATGAGATAGCAACTAAATCTTTTAATTTACCACTATCAAGTCGTCCTGAGGTATAAAAAAATATCTCTTTTATAAACTGCTCATCACTTTCCAGATAATCAACACCATGCCGGCATCCACTACGAACATTAACCCAATCAATAACTGTATTCTTTCTTTTCTCTTCTTTTGTAACTCTTGGTAGGCCCGTAATCTTCTCATCGTCAAAAATAACCAATTTGTTAAAATTATACTTAATAACTCTAGAGCCAGAAGAAACAGTTAAACTTTTGTCTTTGACTCTTAAGGTATTGTCCATCTCATTTACCAACACAAGACCAGAAAGACCCAGAAGAAAAATTAGTTTTTCCCAGATCTCCCTGCTTGTCGTTGTTTCATTTACATCAATATTCAGTTTCGTTAGATCATCACAAGGAAAAAGATCAAAACGAAAAGGAGGTAAAGGCCCACTGTAAACCACTGGTAGGCTTCGAAGACTTGCGTACAGTAGCGCTCTAATACACCCTCCAACCACAATCCTATCTTTTTCAAATTCTAGGTTCCTTTTCATCTAGCTTATTATGCTTTGCCCTGACCACGATACTTTTTTCTGTAGCCCTTGGGCACTGTACCGCCAGAGTTCTTTGATTTATACTTAGTATTCTTGCTGTTTCCAATACTTGTTTTTTTAGCCCTCCCATCGGGAGACCAACCACTTTTAGCTGCCATTATAAACTCCTTCGAAGCCTAGAGACTTCCTCTCTCAAGATTAAAACTTCTTCGCGAATTGCTTTAAGGCGGAAATTTGAGGATTCGCTTAATTTGACCAAATCATCGCATCCACCAATAAATTCATCTCCCAAAAAGATAACTGGGACTGTTTTTTGGCCCGTGTCTTCAATGATCATTTCGCGAAGATTAAGATCTTTCGTGACATCAATTGAGTGTAGGCTGCACTTGAGTTCATTTAAAATCACATCTTTTGCCTTATCACAAAAGGGACATCCGTCCTTAATGTACATCTTAAACGCCGTTCTATTATCTAACATTACTTATTCTCCATTTTCTCGGTTTGAAGTGTCTAAAGGAACATTTTCTATTAAATTCTCTGGTAACAAGAGCTTCCATAATTCACCATACAAATCTAAAAGAATAGATTTATCCGTATTGGGAATTTGCAACTCGCTGTGTTCTTCTTCTGTGATGAACCTATTTCTTTTAAGAGTAGTTAATACCATATTTGTCATTAAATTGATATCTTTTTCTTCTAGGTTTGATCCTTCTGGCAAGGCCGCTATTAATGTGGCTTTAATTTGATCGGTTAAGTTCAATCTTTCTTCTCTTGGTCGGGTACTGGGCGCAAATAATAAACTTTTTTCTTATTCGGGGGCTCTTCTTCATATTCTTGCATTTGACGAAACAAATCTTCAGCAGTTTTTACAGAACCGCGAAAATAACCCTCGTCGTAAGCTGACTTCCAAGTATAACGCTCCACTGCAAATGTCCACCCTACAAAACCAGCAATACAAATAATAATTAGTATCTCATTCACTCTTCGCACCCCTGTACAACAATAGCCACAAAGTCATCGCCATCGAGAACCCAATGACGCCTAGCAACAATCGTGTCTTCTCCAAATGCATTTAAATCTGATAGGGCTTCCTGCAAATAGTCAGGCATTGAACTCCACGGGATAGTACCAATAGTGGCGAAAAGAGAGCTTGGATCCTTGTCACCTATCGTCTCTACATCTTGCGGTGTCAGCATAGCAGTCATAACCTCTGCTGCGTGATGTGGGCATTCGTAGTCCATTTCTTTGTGATCAAAAGAAACAAACTGATTGTAAAGTGTACCTCCAACAAAAGTGCCTTCTTTTGGTTTGGACTCGATCCAAAGCGGTCCTTCAATTTTCACTCTTCACTCTCCAGTTTATCCGCTAGCTTCTCAAGTTCCTTCATTACCATAACATAACTAATGTTTCCCGGCAAACCATCTGGTAAGACGCGCTCTATCAAATGAAGGTTCTGAGGCGGGTTTAAACAACCTTTTTTAAGTGCCTCTGCTTGATTCCTTAATATTTCTGCAATAATAAAATTCATTCTTCGCTCTCCACTCTTATAAGTTCAAACTCTTCATATCTGTAAACAATCGGGTGTTCGCCACTTCGGTCAATGACCAAATCTTTCTTCCCGGTTGATTGCATTTTCCACTTTGTATTTAAGCGACGAGTATTAGGGCTTTCGTCAGAGACTTCTACTTTTATTTCTGGTAGGTCTTTCATTCTTCGCTTTCCACGTTTAGGAGTCTTATGAGTTCATCTTCAAGTTCATCAGTTAATTCCTCAAGAGGATAAAGTTCGGGACTAACCATTGTTTTTTTGTATTCTTTGCTAAACTCAACAATCTTCCAGCAAATACGTCTTAATTCATTGTCGCTCATTCTTCGCTCTCCTCACGAAACACGCCGTTTTCTTCTACCAATACCTTAACATCATATCTCTCAAGAAACAAGTCCCACATCTCTTCTCCAACGACAGCACACTCTTTTCCAAAGTAGCCCTTTAGCCACTGGTGTCTCTCCCACGAGTTTGGTAGAGGGACAAAAATAGAGTTTACTTCATTGCTAGTTCTAATGAACTTGCACTTTTTCATTCTTCGCTCTCCACAAGTTCAACATCCTCTAAATAGTCTTCGCTTGTATCGCCTGTCAAGAAGAATGGATTTCCCTCTGGGATTTCGTTGTCCCACTTTATGACGGCATAGAAGAAGCCTTTAGGCTCCTCTTCAATCGGGTGAATCTCCGTAATAGTTCCTGTCCCTCTATTAAACTCGCTGTCAAGGTAGAAAAGACGATCACGAACTCTATCACCGACTTTCATTCTTCGCTCTCCGATAAGCACCAACCGCAACAGGCCATAACTCTTCTGCGATCTCCAAGCAAGCCTCAGCAACCTTTTGTATTTCCCATTGCGCCCCTTCGTGCGTGCGGAGGTCAATGAACTTTAGAAGATTGTTTAGGTTGACTGTGCCATAATACTCGGTGTACATATTTTGAGGCAGAACGCCTCTTGCTTGCTCTCGGCAAACGCCTGCTTCGATGAGGCTGTTAAATAATTCCAAAGAAATCCTATTATGTCCTAGGAATGCTTCAGAAGCAGCAACCTTATGTGCTCCAGCAAGAAACAAATCTGGATCAATCAACTCTTCGACGTTGCTTGCCTGTCGGTTGGACTTGTGTTGAGTACGGAATGCTTCGGGCTCGTAGAACTGGATGTTTACGTCAGTATACCGACGAGAAATTTCATTATAGCTCCAAGTCCGATGACGATGATGCTGAGAACGAACGAAGAGGGGGACAGTAAAGCGGAAAGTAATAGTATTATGCTCAAACGTAGACGTGTGCCGATGCTTAACCAAATAGCTGATAAGTTTTTTATCCTTTTCATCTAATTCTTCCTTGTGCTTCCCAAAACTGACACGAGCACTATTAACAATAGTAAGATCGTCACCCATGTATTGCACGAGATCAACTGTTCCAATTCCATCTCCATATAGCTCGATTGATTTCATTTATTCGCCCCATAGAGCTGAACAAATAGTGTCGGTTACAATAGCCGTAACCTGATACGGGTCACAATTTGCATTTGGTCTCCGATCTTCAATATAGCCTACTCCCTCGATAGCGACTTGCCACGGAATACGAACTGAAGCGCCTCGGTCTGAAACGCCCCACTTAAACTCCTTATAGGAACAAGTTTCGTGCAGACCGGTTAAACGTTCTTCAATTTTATCTCCATATACGTGTATATGTTCAGAAGCTTTTACGGCTAGTGCTCTTGCTGCCTGCTCGTAAACTCCCTTTTCAGTACGCATCTCAACGGTAGAATAATTAGTGTGACAGCCGGCGCCGTTCCAATCTCCCTTAACGGGCTTCGGATCCCAACTAACTGATACGCCATACTTTTCGGCTACGCGCTCCAGTAAGTATCGAGCCAGCCACAAATGATCAGCAGCCTTAACTGGTCCTAGAGGACCAACCTGAAACTCCCATTGACCCGGCATTACTTCGGCATTGATACCCGAGATGGCCAGTCCGGCTTGAAGACATAATTCAAGATGTTCCTCGACAATTTGCCGACCAAATGCATTGGAGGCACCAACGCTACAATAATACTGTCCTTGCGGAGATGGATATCCAGTTTCTGGGAATCCTAATGGTCGACCGTCCTTAAACAACGTGTATTCCTGCTCTAGGCCGAACCACGATTCGTGTTTTTCGTACTTTTTGGCCAATTCAACACATTGATGCCTAGTGTTTGACTTGTGTGGCGTCATGTCAGGGTTAAGTACCTCGCACAATACCAACGTAGAGTTGGGGCCACGGAGCGGGTCTGGAGTAACCGATAAGACTGGTTTTAAAACACAATCAGAGCTAGAGCCCTCGGCTTGGTTAGTAGAAGAGCCATCAAACCCCCACAGTGATAAATCATCGTTATTACCGATTACTTTTGTTTTGCTTCTTAATTGTGGTGTCGGCTCTGTGCCATCAATCCAAATATATTCTGCTAATTTCATTTTGTCTTATACTCTCATTAATTCAATAAATTTAGGCTTCTTTGCCCTTAATAATTTTCCCACAACAGTTGCACTCAAAAGGTTCAGCCAATTTAGATTCGCTCTCATTATAATTGAAAGTAACTTCCTCATCGCTCTCTATATCGCGTAAAGACACTACAAAAAAACTGACAACCTTACAAGTAGGATTACAAGAATGATTAATATATCTACCTACCTTGTCCTCGACGTGATATTTCTTAGATACTTGAATAGATGTTCTGGTTGGGCCTGGAACTAGCGTGCCGGTAGTCAAATCACATACCACAGCCCCTTTCTTACAAGGTTCTTTGAGGTATACACCATATACATCATTTTTAGATGCTACGTAAATCACTTTTTACTCACGCCTCAGGAGGAACAGGAAAATGTATTAGATTTTCATAGACGGAATCTTCTTCGGGCTCGTCGATATTAAAAGAATCCGTAACGGCTGATATTTTATTTCTTAGTTGGCCTAAGGCTATAATCATATCCATAGTCTGGTCTACGGTCCACTCTTCTGGTAGATCACCAGTCCTAAGCCAGCGTTTCCAAGTTACTATCGCCATTTCAATACAGCCTTCCAACATATGCAAGTCAGAAAGTCCAAGATCCATTGATTTTTTCAATTTTCTTCCCTCATAGACGCCATAATATGATTTCGCTCGATCAGGCTAAAAGAATGTGATTCTACTTGTATGTCCCTAATAATATGTGTTGGGATAACTAATAGCTCATCTTTCTTGAAGCTGGCCGCCTCATTAGTGGAATCCCGAATCACTTTGACAACTGAATAAGGACTCTCTTTTGCTTTGAAATCTTCCGGAAGCAAAACCATAGATTCTTTCTTTTCTTCTGGAGCCTTAACAAGCTCTACTAAAATCCAATTATTTTCTGGCTGTATTCTCACTGTCTCTCCATTTGTATATAATATAACACACTCATATCCACAAGTCAAGTTATTTAAGAATTGTTTTCGGCCACCTTTTTACACATCTCAATAAAATAGTCTTGTGGAAACTTGTTTTTCATCCTATTTATGTCTTTATGAACGAACTGAATGTTCTCTTTTGTGTAGCCCTTGTTGCTGTCGATTCTGTCTGGTGACCAAGTATTCTTGTCAAGTTTTACGCCGGAAAGGGCGCAAACAAAGCCACTCTTCTCTAAAGCCTCGTTCATAGCTTGAATGTTTATTTCAAACGGGATGTTCCTATCCATTGCTTGACGCTCCGTTCTCCGAAACCTCGCACCCGAAATAAGCCCACAACCCTTCCAACTTGGATTACCGGAGCCATAACTATGTTTCACAGAGCACTCATAACAACGAGTAGAGGCCCCATTTACTAACTGCGTGCAGTCAGTGGGTTTTTCGGCGCCGCATTTACACTTCACCGAATAATAGTAATAGAAATTTTTTCCCTTTTTCAACCGGATCGGCTCTGGATCTAATAATTCCCACGAACCGAACTTATGTCCCTTTGGGAATAGATTTTTGTATTTTGTTTGTCCTTTTCTTGGCATAATAAAACCTCCTTTCAATAATAAGTAGTTCTTCAAAGCCCTTATCACCGAAAGGAGGCTGTTTTTTATTCAGTCGCCATTAGGTAAGTTCACAACTTCCGTTGCCTCCACAAGCTATTTCGCCCTGAAGATCGGTGTTGTCTTCGACTTCAATGACGTTTGTAAGATCGACATCAACAAGTGTTTTCATCAACTCTTCATATTCTTCCTTAGTGCAGTCAGAAAAGGGAGCTTGGATATACGATCCTCCGTCGTAGGGAAGCACAGATAAACCATTGTAATGTTTACGATTTTCCCACATCCACTCGCCCGTCTCTTCCCACTCGTCTTCTCGAATACTAACGGTAGCACTAACGTTATGCGTGTTTTGTCCTTTGCTATGGCCGGGTCGAATCCACTCCATACTTACTTTTTTAACGCGCTCAAGCATTGAAATAGCACTTTCTGAGCGTGTAATAGCGTTTTGTGGAGATTTTTGTGGCGCTGATATAACAGCCGTGTCGTGAGGGCGGAAATAATCGTCCTCGACCAACTCCGGATGAAACTCCGCTAAATAACCGTAAATAGCTTCGTTTTTCCCCACTCGGATTCGTCGAATGTAGTAGTCATTGTGCCACGCGTGAATTCCAGACGAAGTACCTAGTGTTAAGGAGGTTGTTCCAGCCGGCTTGACGCAAGTGCAGCGAGCAGCCGGATTAATTCCTAACAATTTAGCGACTCGTGCATTTTCTTCTTTAACGACCTTGGCAGCTGCCTTCATATCTAGATTTAAAACTTTACCTGAGGCAATACCGGTCATAGAAACACCGATTAAAGCATCTTTTTCTGTTGTACGTTGCCAGACTGGACGAAGATAGTGAAAATCTGTGTAAGAAGCTTGCAAAGTACCAATAAAGGCAGCTGCACGAACTCGATTTTCATATTCTTCCTGCGTATCGATGTCTGAAACATTAACTTCGGTTAAATTACAGAACTGAAACGGGCGCAGAGCAATTTCACAACACGGGTTTGTACCCCAGTCCTTATCATATGTAAAATAGAACCCAGGCTCCCCTGCACCAGAAGCTTTTACGCGGCTCCAAAGGTCAAGAAAAAACTCTTTTGTGACCATATGTCGCATTAAAGCAACTGAGTTGTTTGCTCGGCCACGTTGGGGGTTTTCCTCCCACCAGGAACCAGCTTTGGCGGCGATCATTTCATCGTTATCAGCAGAAAAAAGACTAATAAGAGCAGCGCGACGAATTCCGCCGGCTAAAACAGCGTCAGCTATATAACAAACCATATCATGCACTTCAATCGGACGTAGCTTATCGCCATTTTCCTTAGACTCAAGTATACCCTCAAGCTTAACTAAGCACTCTTTAAGAGGCTGCGGGCCTGGGGCCTTACCACCAGATGTTACTAATCTGGCTCCCTTAGGTCTAATGTCCGAGAAATCGAAACGAAGCTTAGAAGTACCACGAAAATAAGAAGTTACAAGCGCCTTTACAGCGTCGGCCCACCCTTCAATAGAGTCACCAATAAGATATCGGTAGGTTCTCTTGCCATTTGGTTTATTAATCTCTGGCAATTTATCAACGTGGTGATTTTGTACCGAATAACCAACCCCAGTGCCACCAAGCAGCAAAAACATAATCTCACCAAAAGCACGGGTGTCGTCAATGGGCATATAGGCGCAGTTAAAGATTCGGTTGGGTGCAACTTCGATGGGTTTGCCGCCGAACTGCATCGATCTCATAGAAGGAAGTACTTTTTTCTGATGTACATATTCATATGCTTCTTCGATTTCGTCTTTTAGTTCCGGATATCTTTTAATATGCATAACTTTATTTCTATCGGCCAGTTCCGTAAATGATTCACGGCGATAAGCCTCTTTCAAGTATCTCGCATATTTCATATGTACTGTAATATCTGATAAAATACTAGCTGCTAATTCCATTATTCTTCTCCGTCTTTTTTCTTGGTTTGTCTAAACTTTTTATACTTCTCTTTTAGTACTTCGCTTTGGTCTTTAGTAGACAATGTATTTTGCTCTTCTCCAGTAGTCTGTAATACTTCTATCTGTACATTTCTTGTGTGCATTGAAACAGGAAATACTAAACCATCAGGGCCATTTCTGTTTTTAGCAACGAAAATTCTACCCGAATTACTCTGCTTGTCCTCTACGGTTCTCGAAAGCGAAAAAATAAAATCTGACACAAAACACTTGTTGTAAGCTTCTGAGATTGATTCCATCGTGATAACTTCAGCATTCAGGCCCGACCTATTTGTTTGAGAAGCGGTCCAGACACAGCAATTAAATTCCTTTGCCAAACCTCGCATCTCTTCATAAATAGATTCCAACTCATGTCTTTTCTCATTTTTGACAGAAATTGGCCGCAATAAATCTCCATAGTCAATAATGACCATATCTGGATTAATATCTCTCATTCTTAGTTTTTCTAGATGAGTTCTAAGAGTTCTCGTGGAGGCTGACTTGGTAGGATATTCTTTGACAATTAACACTCCTTCCAAGTCTTGAATTGTTTCATAGATCTCTTCTTTAAAGGAATGTAGATTGCCTAGAGGTACCTTAGTTATACAAGAATCATAACGACTTGCTGTTATAGTGTCAGCTAACTCAAGAGTATAATGTACTACAGTCTTGCCCAACTTGATAGCTTGTGCTCCTAAATGGACCAAAACCATTGATTTGCCAGCGCCTGTGGGGGCGATGACAACTCCAAGCTCCCCTATACCAAGACCACCTTGGCAGATTGAATCGATCTCCTGCCAACCTGTAGTTATCGGACTCCGAGCCTTAATCTCAAATCGTCTTTCAAAGTCTTTTAAATAATCATACCCAAAATCAGTAGGATCACCCAGCTTAATTGCATTGTTAATGATTGAAGCAATTTCATCAAAAGAAGACTTTTGAAGAAGGCCAACCGACTTAATCATCGCTTCCTTAAGTTTTTGCTTTCGACAAAAATCCAGTGCAATGTTTTTAATATAATCTGAGCCGTTTACTTTCGTATTATGGATGCGGGCAAAATAGTTTCTAAGTTGCTGCTGTGTGGCAACATTTTCATCTTCCAGATCAGCCCGAATTATAGAGATCATAATCTTATAAGTCGGATGAACATCATACTCTTCGCGATATTCAAAAATCTTCTTGATAAATACACGAAGATATCGAAGCTCTAGAAAGTTAATATCTAGAACCTCCATAATCTGATCAGCAAAAGGCCGATCTTGTAAGATCATCTGACAAAGAGACTCTTGAAAGTCCTTGCCATACTTACTGAAACTAGGCTTATCTGTGCCCACTAAAATCCCCCTGTGGCTATTAAATATAGCCTATTTTATTGCGCTTGTCAAGCAGCTTCTTTATTTTTCTCAATCAGTCCACGAAGCATCGCCATAAGCTCGGACCAATCATAAGAACCAAAACCGTGCTCAACAGAAGTGCGCTTAAGCTCGGTTGCATTTAGCTCAAATTCAAAATTATCGAGCGCAAAGTTAATTTTTTGGCGCCCTTGAACTGAAATGCTAGGAGGGGTAAGATTCATTACTTTGTAGTTTGTCTCTACCGTATTCCAGCCCTCCACAATCCTTTCATAGAATTTTAAATTACTGTCAATCTTGGCGCAATGGTCGTAAACCTTATCAAGTGTGTGCATCTTGTCTTCACACAAGAAGTCCAGACGCTTTGATATGGTCGCCAGTCCGGCTCCACGGATACCTACGAGATTATCGGACTTATCCCCGGCAATAGCTCGGGCAATCACGAAGTTTTCGGGTGAAATGCCGTATTCTTCAATAACAGTATTTTTGGTCCAAGCTTTCTTCTGGATAGGGCGGTACAGTACCGTCTCTTCATCGAGAAGCTGTAAAAAATCTTTATCCGAAGAGACAATTACCTTTTGCCAGCCGGCATACTTGGGCGACTGGACGACCATTGAAATAATATCATCTGCCTCGGTCCTATCTAATACTAGCTGCATAATCGGCATTTCGTTTAGCATTTCCATAAGGATACGCTGTTGCCAGATCATATTCTCTTTCTCAGATTGCTCCGACATGCCCTCGATCTTGTAGTTTTTTCGCAATGGCTTTCGACCTTGCTTATACTCCTTGACCACTGTACGGCGCTTTTGAGAGCCACCAGAGCCATCCCAACAGATAATCACTCGGTCTGGCTTGGCTTCCCTCATAAGCTTCTTAATGGAGTTAATAAAGCCAACAGCGCCACCGATTGGGTTGCCATTGCTTGAGATCATTGGGTTAACAATGTAGTTCCTAATAAACATATTAAGAGCGTCAACTACTAATAATCGCCTCATTGGCTCACTCCCCACCAATTTGGCACATTGCCGTTTTTCCACTTAGCAATACGCGCCTTGGCACCAATATAATAGTTTCTATATGATTCCACTGGATCTTCTGTTTTGAATTCGTTTGGCATCGCAAGACGAAATGGTGTTTGGCCAATGGTAGGCAAGTTAATGTTTAAGTTTTCGGCCCACTCAGTGACAGCTTGTGATTTATGAATCCTTCCATATCGCTTTGTATATTCTTCACACAAGGCGCGAGAATGTTTAACAAGCCACTGCCAGTTTTCATAAGACTCGCCAGCCCACAACGTGCAAGGATGCTTAGGATGGGCCGTGCGATAAGGCGCATCAAGACCTTGCTTGCGTGCTACCGTACACAACATCTGGTTGGATTCCAGAATCATTTTAACTACGTGCTTATCGCACATCATCTGTGCTGCAACGACCGGATCGTCGTGCAAAACAAAAATATTCATACTTTATCCCCCTGTGCTTATAATATAGCACGTATTCTTAATCTAGTCAACAGAAAAGATGTCAAGAAACCTAAAACTGCTCAGCTTCGGTTGATTCTGTTAATGCTAGCGTCGATGACTCACCGCCGGTAATCACTTCTTTAACAGCGTCAAAATAGCCTGTTCCGACCTCTCTCTGGTGTTTTGTAGCGGTATACCCAAGGCTTTCAGCCTCAAACTCACGCTGCTGGAGGTCAACATAGGCGGTCATCCCCTCATCGCGATAACCAGACGCCAGCTTGAACATACTGTGATTTAAAGCGTGAAACCCGGCCAAAGTTACAAACTGAAACTTATAGCCCATTTTTCCAAGTTCTTTCTGAAAGATCGCAATTGTTTCGTCATCTAGGTGCTTCTTCCAATTAAATGATGGAGAGCAGTTATAAGCCAGCAGCTTACCTGGATACTTTGCGTGAATTGCGTCGGCAAACTGCCTAGCTTCGTCCAAGTTTGGCTTCGAGGTTTCACACCAGATTAGGTCTGCATACGGGGCATACTGTAGGCCACGATTAATGGCCATCTCAATGCCGCCCGTAATCTTATAAAAACCTTCAGCTGTCCGGACATCATCAGTAATAAATTTGCGATCTTCTTCATCGATATCGGTCGTCAACAACTTAGCGCTGTTTGCGTCAGTTCGTGCAATTAAGACGGTTGGAACACGCATAACGTCTGCTGCCAAGCGAGCAGCCTTAAGATTACGAATAAATTGTGATCCTGGAATTAGTACTTTGCCGCCTAAGTGACCACATTTCTTTTCTGAGCTTAGCTGGTCTTCAAAATGAACTCCCGCCGCTCCAGCTTCAATCATAGCTCTCATAAGCTCGTAAGCGTTAAGTGGGCCACCAAAGCCAGCTTCGGCGTCGGCAACGATTGGCACCATCCAGTCCTTTGAACTATTCCCTTCAACACTATCAATTTGGTCGGCCCTGTGCAAAGCCTGATTAATCCTTTTTACAACGTGAGGCACACTATTCGCTGGATACAAGCTCTGATCTGGGTACATATGGCCAGATAGGTTGGCATCTGCTGCCACTTGCCAGCCGGACAAGTAGATTGCTTTAAGCCCAGCTTTAACTTGTTGAACTGCTTGATTACCAGTTAGAGCGCCAAGGGCGATGACGGGATCTGGCTCGTGAATAGCATCCCATAGCTTATTTGCGCCTTGGATTGCCAAAGAGTGATAAATATACACACTTCCGCGCAACCTAGATACATCTTGATTAGTCCAATCTCTTTTAATTCCCTTCCAACGAAAAGTCTTGTCGCTCATATTAATTTCCTCTTTATTAAAAAATAGGCTTAAAAGTAAAACCCCTCAACATGATTAATATACCATGTTGAGGGGCCGTTGTCAAGTTAAAAAATTTAGCGACGTACTCTAATTCGATGTCCACTTCTAACCACCACAGTTGGTCGAGGCCGAACAACAACGGGTGGCCGGACAACAACCGGCGGTCGAATAACAACGGGTGGCCGGATAATAACCGAAGGACGAACGTATGTATACACGTTCGGCTGAGCCACCGGGATGTAACGAACCTGCGGGTGCGTATACACTGTCACAACTGGCGGGCGCGTTACTTGCGCCACAACCGTTGGGTGCGCCTGTGCTTGGAGACACCCAAACAACATTAAAATGCTAGCAAAAATACTCATTTCTTATTCCTCCAATATTAATTAGACGCTCGGCATACAGTTTTATTCATCTTCGCCATCAATATCATAAAATTCTTTGGCGTCGACTTCTTTCTTCTCGAATTTAAGAATAACTTCCTGTTCCATAAGTTGCAAAATGCGATTACGAAACTTGTCATCTTGCAACTTACTAATCCAAGTGGCAGACTGAAACTTTTCTTCTGAGCCATCTTCATACTTAAGCGTAAACCATGCACCGGCATTTGTAATGTGCTTAGAACTCTTAATAGCCTCTAACCAAGATTCTTCATCTTGAATCTTCACATCATCGCCTGCCCATAAGATCTTAAATGTGCATTCTCGCGCATCAGAGCCAAACCTTGACTTCTTAATCTTAGCCTTAACCTCAGTGCCAACCCTAAAGCCCTTATCGTCGTAAATGAAGCTAGCTTTTCCTCGACGGGCGGTAAGCCAGATGCGAAGCGAATAAGCGTAGATTGCAGCCTTTCCACCAGGGGTAAAATAGGGCTCCAAACGGGCTTCTGCGATATTGCTTGTAATGTTGGTCTTAAGTTGGTTTAGGATAAGCAAGGTTGATTGTGAGTTGGCAATCGGCACAGTTAACTTAGAAAACCCTTTTGACAAAATACGAGGCTTAACCGCCATACTGGATAAAGGATTGAAATCACCATCGATATCCGAAATAGCAGGCGTCATAGCCAGCGAATCCCAGATAAAAAGCATTTGGTTTTCATTGCCGGCTAATAACTCCTCAATCGTTTCTAGAACAAACTCGACCGATTGAGCCTGGATATAAAGTAGATTTTCAATATCACAGCCCGCATTTGCCAAAAACTCTGGGTCTACAGCAGACTCAGAGTCAAAATATACCACATCAATCCCCATTTTCTGAGCATTGCCAGCAACCTGAGCCGCCATATATGACTTACCAGACGCTGAAAGACCAGCAATCTCGCTGATCTTACCCACTGGAATCCCAGCATACCTGCCTCGACAAATAATAGAGTTTAACCAACGAGATCCGGTTGGGATCCACTGCTTAACTTCTGTAGGATTTGAATCCCCTAGGTCGTGTGCCACAGTTACGCCGGCCTTTTTATTAACAATCTTTCGCATATCAGCGATAGAAAGTTTTCCAGCTTTAGGCTTTTTTGATGTACGTGGCATTTACTTCTCCAAAGTCAAAAGACCGTTCTCAGTCAGTACTTGTGCTTCCCAGCCACTAAAAGAAAAAGGATGATTTTTAAGATCTTGAACCTTGACATCAAAATCAAGTGTAAAAGTAGTAAAACCTCGCTTGTGATCGAAACGCTCTGTATGGTGCTCAAACCAATCATAGTCCCAGTGATTATCAGCAATCACCTCGGCCACAAAATCTGTAAAGGTACCATCTCCACGCTCATAATCATCAAGTAGCCCTTCATCACGCATCTCTTCTAAAATAGCATTGCCATTTAGATACAATGGGCCATCTGTAATTGCTTCTGCTAATGTGTGTGCGATTCCAGTTTCATGCATAGCGTGAAAAAGAAAGTCATCAGTATAATGATGCACATCACACCCATCTTCATAGCTTACGCGCACTTCTGCATTGTCATCAAGCCTTAAAGCTTGAAGCTTCTTATAAATACTCATTATCCCTCCTAAAAAAATACGGGGCATCTGTAAACCCATGCCCCCCTGCGGTTGGGGGATTTTAATTATTTGAGTTTTCTTCGATCTCGACCGCGTGATCATCTTCATTCTCGATAATCTTCTCGGCAGTAATCTCGGAAACTTCTGAGGGGTTCTCCTCATTGGTAATATCGGGAACCTCTTCATTATTCTCGATATTAGTAATATCGGCTGTCACGTCGCTATTTTCTTGATCAAAGCCAACGAAAAAAAACAAAGCCGCAAGCCCAATGCCAATAAATCCTAAAATGGCAATCTTGTTCTTGTTATTAATCTTTTCAGACATATTTTAATTTTCCTTTATATTGTGTGAAGGCATCTATAACCCCATGCCTTCCTGCGGGCCACAACTAGTCTTGTGAGTCGGTGTCGGCGTCTGTATCAGCGTCGGTATCCGCGTCCGTATCGGCATCGGTATCCGCATCTGTATCAGCATCGGTATCCGAGTCCGTATCGGCATCGGTATCCGTATCCGCCTCTACCACGTCAGTGTCATCAGTAACCTCGTCACAAGCGGGATCGCAAGCAACGATGAAAACAGTGGCAAGAATCGCCCCCATTCCCACAAGCACACCAATAACCATATCACGACTAATAAAGTCAAACATACTAACTTTCTCCTTTTAAGCGTTCATCAATTCGTTGAACGCGGCATCAACACTAGTGGTTGACCCATTCTTATCATACTTTACAACATCTTCTGAACCGTCGTCCTCACCGGCCAACCATTCATCAAGCATCGTTTGGATCTCCTCTGGGGTCTTCCTGGGGAACAACCCGTCAAAATCCGGAATACTATTCAGAAGCTCGGCGCACTTTTCGGCACCGCCGACAGCATCGTCACACAAAGGCGACGTTCGTCGTCGGGGAGTCAAAGTGGTTTGCGGAAACTGTGCTCCTGCCGGCTTACCATATTTGAGAACAAGGTCGGTACCCGTCTCGACATCAGTAATGTCGCCGTACTCGGGGTTGAGAACAAGATTCAACAACTCCTGATACGCCATCTTACCGAAGCCCCAGATTCGGACGCCCTTCTCCTCCTCTCCGCGAACCAAAACAGGTGCAAAGAAGCGTTGACGGGCCATGAGATCCTTGGCCATTTTAATAGACTCTTCGGTCCCTTCATTAAACAACTGACGAACAAAATCGTTCAGCGGGTCATCAATACCAAAGTTTCGCTTTGGACTGAGAAACCCGGGGTTCTTACCCAAGTTATAGTGGAACCAATACTCCTTGAAGGGGTCTCCATCAGGAGTGGGAACAATACGAATCGTCTGCTCACCATCTTCGGGACGCCAAAAAGCAGAATCTTTCTTTTGTCCTCGGTTTTGAAGCGCTTCCAGCTTGGAGCGCATTTTATCTAGATCAATAGCCATTTTTATTTTTCCTTTTATTGTTAGAGTCAGAACAGCAAATATCCTGTTCTGCTAGCTTTGAATTTTTGAACTATAAGCTAAGACGTAGCCATAATCCATTTCGTAGTTGGTAGGAAATACTCCAAATGAAACATTTACTGTTTCGTCCTTCACTTTTCCTTTCATTTGCGAAACAATCTTCGTATGAAGGTCGCCGTCTTCTCGCAATCTTTCCTCATTTACCCCATAAATATAACTGATTTCTTCAGGGCTGTCAAGAGGAAAAAACAATTTTTCTTCATCTTTTTCGATATCATAGATTCCAAGTGTACAAATTTTACGAATCTTACTCGGAGGAGATAAAGATCCCATAACAGGCTCAGCGTTGTTGAAGATGTTAACCATATGCATCGTATATACAATTAAATCATTCAATTTCTTGTAGTAGCCCATAATCGGTACAGTACCTAAGATACTCTCTACTAACGTATTTGACACCAAATAAATCTTGTTAATTGCTGCTGAACGAGCATATTGTTGTAATACGTTATAAGTTACTTTTTCGTGGAGTCGCTTGGGCTCACTTAATAGCTGTGTGTCTGGGTGGACGTACAGTACATTTATAGCGCACGAATCCTTGATTTCTTCCATTATGCGAAGACACATACCAGATATGTCGCCAGAGCCACCAATGACGAAAATAGTCTCTCCCTCAATATCTTTAAAAAACTCTTTAAAAGAGGGAGCGTTCTTTTCATACTCCTCTGGTCCTCGCTGCTTTTCCACACCGTAGCAGGACGGACCCACGAGGCCAACATCAATCTTGAATATTTTATATTCTGGATATTCGCCGAATCTATCGGCAATAGCGCATCCAGCTTTTCCAAGTCCAATGACATTCATAGATTTAACGCCCTTAAGTTTCCGAAATCTTTCCCAGCCTTCACGTTTACCATAAATTTGCCCAAGGCCGTGTTGGAAAAGATTTCAATCATCTCTGGTATAATATACCTCTCTTCATCTGGAATGTCAAGTACAATATTATCGTGAATCGTAAAAGCGATGAAAGAACGTCGATCTTTTAAGAAATTATTTATTTTAATCACTTGCCTCAACACAAGGTCGGCAGTGGTGCTTTGGATGATATAGTTCAGGGCATGCTTGTCGTCGGCTTCAATTTCTCGACCAAACATTGTCTTGACAAGTCCATCGGCCCAATACATCCCTTTTACTTTATCGCGATCATATACGCGTGAAAGGGTAGGGTTAATTTTGTTCTCATCATACAGCCACGAGAAGAGCCTTTGCTTAGCCTCTACACGCGTTGTGCCTTTAGGGAACACGTTACCCGCATTCCACTCGTGGATGTCTTCTAGGGGTGTTGTAGAGCCTCCTAGAGCCATCAGCGTTCGCAGTTCCGCTGCGTTGAAATCAAGCTCAACAAACCAGTCCTGAGTCGGTTTCACGATGGAACGAAAGTCTTTATCCATTGTCATAATGGGAAAAGAGTCTTTTTGGGTCGTTAACCGCCCAGTTTTCGTTCCAACAATATTATAGCGACAATATGGCTCAATTTGAGCGTACTTTTTCATTGCCTGACGGAATTTAGGCAAGTGTGCCCGTTCTACCAGGGAAGATGTGTCAATATTTAGCTTCTGATATCGAATACGAGTCAAAACTTTTGTTAAATCAACCAAAAAGTCGTAATTTTGCGGTTTTTCATAGTTTTCAAACACATATTGAGTGATTTTATTACGAATTTCACAATAATCAATCAAAAATGACCTTGGAACAAGGTCAAAAAAACAATTCTCGTTCATATTGACCTTTGCCAACACAAACGAGCGATAAAATGCCTTTAATTTTGTCTCTACTACAATCCAATCGTCAATTAACGAGCTTGGACAAGCATCATTAAGGCTCCGATTTCCGCAGAGTATACTAGCGTACTCAACATCGTTTTTTTCAAGATACTCCGCATACTTCCACGTTTTTGTAATGTCTTCTGGGATGGACCCGAAACACAGTTTTCCATTTTTATAAACTCCTACACATTCGCCTTTGTCATCAAGCGTTTGAAAATACAATTTTCCCCCTAGAAAAAGATCTTTCTTGTTTTTTTGGCCTGACTAGTAATGTTTTCGTTTGTTTTATTCTCGCCCTCTGGCGAAATCCTTTGTCTTGCTTTTTCGTTAGCGTATGCCAACGAGCCCTCATAAAATGTAACGCCCGAAAACTTCTTCTTAATGTAACTCATCGCGGCTCGCGTGTCAAGGGTTTTTATTATATCTTTTGCAACTTCTGTTATTTTAGTGAGTGCAGGGGCAGAATAGTCTAAACCAGTTTCAATATTTCTGGCTTTTATAAAATATTCAACCCAGTAGGAATCATCATATGCATCATCAAACTGACTTCTAGACAGAAACGACCTAGCTTCTCTTGTCTTGGTGGTTCTGGCTGAAGAATGTGTAACTGTTATATTAATGGGATTGTCTTTTACAAATTGGTTATAGAGTCTAAAAATGTATGTTTTAAATACTTCCAGTTCTTTCGCGGCTGTTTGTATAAAAAATAGATTTGATATATCCAATGGACTGTTGACCGAAGGCTCATAGACTCTAGCGTAATTTATCATAACTTCCGAGTTTATATCCGCCATTAGGCGCCAAGGGATGTTTTTATCGATTACAAAACCGTGCTTAACTGCTAACTCAGTATAGCACGCAAAGTTGGGGCTGTCAATAAATTTCTTTTTTGCCTCGTCTTCGCTATATGGAAGATTTAATATATCAATACCTAAGCCACTAATTAACGGATCGCAAAATCTACTCATAATAAATCCGCTTTTTGTGTACGGAAACCCGCCGGAAGATTCAAATAAATAAAACATCTCTCTCATAAAATCGTCTAGATTTTGAATTTTGTGTTTGATATTGTTGATATTGATATGCGTTAAAAAAGAGTTATAGAAACTTTTTTGCATTTCATTATACATTCTATCGATTGACACATAGCCCTTTACCGGGACCATCTCCGATAGGTATGGATCATCGGTGGCTAACTTACCTGCGCGGACATTTAATATATAATCGTTCTGGAATCTTTGGAATGCATCCGACACAAAGTTAAGGACGTTGACTGATCCGGCTTTAGTCGGGATCGGCTTTAAGTATGGCAGATAAGGCTCGTGTGGCTCCAAAAAGTTATTTGCACTAACTCTTCCGTAGAATGTTATCTCATTCCACCAAAAGTCTTGAGTATTCGGAGGAAATAAAGCTACATTTGGGTCAGTTTGTTCAACGGTTTGTACTCCATAGGCATGATTTCTATAATAGAGTCGTTTATTAAACATTTCTCGTGCTTTTAAATTGTTTTTTCCTTTAAAATCGGCCATACAATTATAATCTCCCTACCCTATATTAGTCTGCTGTCAGTGTTGTTGGAGGGTCTTCTGGGCAATCTGTTACATTATCTTCATTGGCTGCCGTTATTCTACATCCATCGCCAGATGATTCGTACCGGGCCTTTACGACTGTCTTAAACATTCCAGATTCTATATAGCTCTCAACTCTTGTAATAATGTGATATCCGCCTAAACCCATAATATTAGATAGACTACTTTTTCTATGAGGCATGCCCAAGGCACCGTGAGATCCTAAACCAAAAGGATTTAAATATAAATAACTACCTGGATAGAAAAGAGTATTGCCTACCATATCGATTGATAGCTCATACACATCCGAAAGCTGTTGAATTGGGTCGAAGGTTCCTGCACCCTCTACTCGGGCCTCTCGTATATACGGGGCATCTGTTTTTGAAAAGTTTACCCTCTTAAGTACGCCGGTGCTGCTTCCAATATTTAAATGATGTATACCTCTTTCCCTGTCAACCTCGGACGGTTTTTGACCTTCTATATTAGAATTTGGTGCCATACCAGGATAATACAAGCCCGATGGGCCTTGAGCATAGATTACAATATATTGATAATAATTTTTTATAGATTTTTCATACGGCGTTTTTGCAAAAATTGGGTTTCGATATGAAACCGCATTTAAATTTAATCGTGCTGTCGTGCTTTGCTCAGCCTCCTCACCCTCTTCCAAGCCGGCGGTAACAGATTTATTTACGATTGGGTCTTTTCCATCCTCTGTTGCAGGGCCATCAATAAAAGCAGTCCTAACAATGGCTCTTTGTTTCTGAGTTTCGCCAAAACAATCTGCTCCCAAAGCAGCATAAACTAAGTCGTTAACCATATCTTTTATAAATGTTGCAAAATTATAAGTATCTTTCTGTTTTAAGATAACTTTTCTATGAAAAAAATCAACAAACAATCGAACGGATATTGGTACGTCTGCCAAGTTAGCTCTAACTGTGGCTTCTGTTTGAGGATCTTTATACTCAAAAGGCCCCAATAAAACTCTTAGATTTTCAACCTCCCCCTTCTTAAATGCATATTTGTCTTTAAGTGTTTGATTGTCGGAGTATTTTGAGTTTTCTGCCGTATTATTAAAAACATAACTCGCGATTATATCCACCAAATCACCCAAGTAAAAAAAGTTAATTAGCAGAGTAGATGGGTCACCAGGATCATATGAAGATAAAGATGTATAATCTTGCAACGAAGAAGCTACTTCACTAGCTTGCGCTGGTACTTGAGACGGTCCAAAGCCAATCTTTTCTAGCACACGAGGGGCATATTCAAGCCAACTATTTGCAGCTGCTGTTTTTTCTTGAGAATCTGTTATATAATTGTCTACCTCCCCTACAGGATCTCCCTCATATCTATTAATGTCCGACACGTTTACTAACCCTTCATCGCTAGCGGGGCGACGTGCATCGCTGAAAAGACTCAATTCTTCTTGGGTTATAGGCAATGAATGTATTAATTTTTTTCCTGCATTGACACCACCGGGTGTTGTAGTCGAGGTGCGATAGCCGGTAGTTACCTTTTCACTCTCAAAACCTTTATAAATTGTTTCTGGATTCAACAGGGTATCTAACAGGAGAGTACGAGACCTTATCCTCAATTGATCTTTTAAAAGAATCATTTTATCTTTGGTTTTTTTAATTGTTTCTTGCTTGTAAAAACTATCTTCGCATGAACCATTCTTTTTAAATTCATCTAATATATTTTGAAGCGCGGCAAGATCTTGAAAGGTCTGTGTATCAGCTGACCCCATTCCCCCGCCGGATAACAGAATATTTGACTTTGGACTTACTAAAATACCATCCATTCGACCTCTATATTCAATTGATAATTCAAAAGTTCCGTCCTCATTGATTGAAAACTCATGATTTTGTAAAGTCAAAAACAAAGGCACTTGATTAAATCTTAGTGAGTCTATTAAAGCCGGATCGGCGCCTCGGTAATCGGACCAGCCAACCACTGCTTTAATCTCATAAAATGACGAATCGTACTGACTACTACCGGGGCCACAAGTTTCTCCGTCCGGTTGATCCTGCTCAATATTGCCTGAGGCCTCTTTTAAGCCCCTATCGGAACGAAAATTGGGCGCCACAATTAAGTCTAAATAAGAATATGTTTCAGCTGTTTCGCCCAATATTGTTTGTCGATTTCTGATAAGCTCGTCCATACTTTGAAAGTACAACACTAGCTTGGCTGTAATATCATTTTCGATAGTGTCTGGATTTGTTGATATGTAGGCCCAATCGAATGATTTTATGCCGACTCCCATTCTTCCCTGGGCGCCCCCGGGTCTTACCTTTGGATCAAGTACGGAAGTATCGGAATCAGACGCCCAATCTCTATCGGCCTTCGCTTTAGTAATTGTATGATTATAAAATTTAAAAGGTATTTCTCCTTTAACTTCGCCTTCATCGTTATAAATAATTTTATATAGATTTAATTTCGGCACCAATTCGGCCAATTGGCTTGTTTTTATGTCTAAAAGGCTTTCCGTACCGGGTCTCATTTTTAATTTTGGGATGACTTCAGATGGGTTACCGTCGATTAAATGTGTTTTGTTATATGTAAATCGGGGAATAGGATTATTATCTCCAGCAATACTTGCAGGCACCATAGAATTTACATGCAGTGCAGCCAAGATAGTAAAGTTCCACATCAAATAACATTGCTCTGCCAATCTTGTTCTAGCTGCTAAAGCTTCTGGATCGTCTTGCTCATCTTGGCGATTTTCATCTTCACTGGCTTTGGCTTGCTGTCTTAGTGTTGCTTGCTTAACGGCCAAATCGTTTGCTTCATCTAAACTTTGATCTTCTAATATAACGCCTGCTGCTATATCTACACTAACAGCGGCCTGTTCGGAGCGCGTCAGAAGACCAAATCTTTCCCTGTCTAAAGGGTCATATCCTAACGTTTCGGCCACAGGAGCAAGCCCGGTGGATTCGGCAATAAAAGCGCCGGCGGCCTTTACATATTCACCCTCTCGATAATAATTGTCTGAGACCGAGGCCGAATCTAAAATTAACGCATCTGTTGATTCAACGGTAATCGCTTCGTTTACTTCTCTGGGCGTTTCTGATTTGTCTTCAGTGCCAGCGACAATATTTTCGTCCTCTTTTGCCATTTAAATATACCTTAATAATACCTTAGATATTCCAAAACAGTTTGTAGAGGTTTTGGTATAATAATTGTGTCTCCAGTACTCAGCATATTTTCAATCGGTTTTTGATTATACCACGCTATAATCCACCAATATTTTGCTTCACCATAGTGTTCCGAGGCTAGTTTCCAATAGCGATCTCCAGTTTTCCACGTATGTTTTGTACGAACTAAATTTGTGCGTTCTAAGGCAGCTGGGTGTCTTAGTCTGGGAGTTTTATATTGATCTATGTGTTTCCGGTCTCTTTTTTCTAGAAACTCTTTATAGATCTTTGAAAAGTTTCTTACTACTCTTCTACCTGTATATCTGGATGGCATACTATACTTCCTATACGCTACCTAAAGTGCTAAATTTATCGGCATTATCATCTGCATCGGTGGTTGTGGTGGCTGGTTCGGGAGCTTGATCATCATTAATTTTAGGTGTGGCATATGGCCAAGCATTGCCTGTGCCGTCTGACCATTGAAGTTCGTCTCCGTCTTCAACATCGGTCCAGCCCATCGTATGTTCGTGCAAAACATCAAAAGTAAAATTAATATTAATTGTTTTTGGGTACAAAGTGCCAGGAAGATCATAGAATCCGTCATCTAGGACTGGAGTGAAGCTAAACCCGTTCATCTTTCCTAGTAATCCGCCTCCTCCCGGGCCTCCGTTTCTTATTAGGTTTGCAAATCTAATTCTCAGCAAAGGAGCACGAGCAATTGTTAAAGCGTTGTCACTTTCATTACCAGCGTAATAAGGATATAGTTTTCTTGCTAAGATGTTTATTTTGGTCAAGTTGCAGCGAGCACAATCTAAATCAAATGCCGGTATTGAAAGCGCCACTGCAATTTGTCTGGTAGTGTTTTGAAAAGTATATATATCATCCATTCTGCCATAGACAGGTTCGCTATTCCAATTGGATGTAAAGCTGTCTGAATAATCCGTTAAGATGGCCTTAAATTTCCAGGTTAGACCGGATGGAAGGTGCTCAATATATAAATAATAGTCTTTAGCATTAGCATACGCTGTAGTCTGGTCCGTTGCTCCCTGGGTGGCTGAAGCTTTACGTGAGTTTGCAAACTGCGGAAAAAGATCTTCGTACTCTTCATCGACAGTACGCTCAACCGCTTCAGCGTTAAGAGCTTTTCCCGCTCCTACAGTCATTTAAACACCCTCCAAAATTAAATAGGTTAAAAAAATAAATATATCTTTATATATCAAAGGCTTTAAGCTTATTGTCGATCCTTTCATCAACATACTGGCCCATCTCTCTTCCATCAAGCAGAAACTTAATATTGTTGACAACTTTAACGTTTGATGCTTTAGTTTGACCAGTTGCTGTTGCTGTTGGTCCCAACGTGGCAGTACCTATTTGCGCGACAGACTCATATGCTGCTGCGGAATCAAACACTGTTTTTAACATAACGCTTTTGGCAACAGGTAACTCAGTTATAGCAGCTGCCAACTGGGAGACTCCAGAGCTGGCTTTTATAAATTGATCACCGGATAGTTCAGCCAAAGAACCAGTCAGGTCAGACATAGCATATACAAGAAGTGCTATAGCGCCAGTTGCAATCGCAACGCCTGCTCCAATTGCCAACATAACAACTGCTAGTGGTCCTAAGGCTGGTGCGGCCGCACCCAATGCGGTAAGCCCCGCTGCAAGGCCCCCACCACCAGCAGCTGCTGCACCAAGGCCAAGACCAGAAAATACTTTTACAAGTAACATTCCTGCTGCACCAAGACCTAACATTACTCCAATTGTTTTCCGAATTGGTTCGGGCAGGTTATTAACAAGGTCTAAAATAAACTTGAAACCTTGCACAACTGGTAGCATTGTTACCGCAAACGCCTTCATTGTTTGGTCTAGTTCTTCCATAACAGAATTAAATTCTCTATTTTGATTCGCTAAATCTAAATACTGCTGTTGATTCATTTCGGCCGAGCCGGCTAGGTGATCAAAATTTCCGGCCATCACAAGAGCCAGTTCGCCGGCGTCTTTAAGGCCCATTGCCGAAGCAATTGCTTGACGCTCATAATACTCCATATCATCAAAGCTTTTTCCAGCATCCAATACTGCACCTTGAAGCATTCGCATACGCTCAATAGGATCTGTTGTGGAAACCATCTCTATTGTATTTAAAAATGGTCCTCCCAGAAGGGCGTTTAGTTCACCAACAGATTTAGCTGCCGAATCAAACTGATCAAACTGTTCAATAATAGATATAAGTTGACCAAGTTCTATATTGCTTTTGTGAGCCGAGACTGCTAAATCTAGAAATACGTCAACCGACTGATCACCAAACTTCATCATTGTGCTGCGATGTTGTTCAAACTGCCCTAATATTTTTGAGGTTGGCAGGCCAGCATCCTGTAAAAAATTAAACATTCCGGCCTGGAGGTTGCTGGCTGCTTCGGCACTCATATTCATTCCAGCGGTCATTAAGCCCAAGTTTGCACTGAGGTCAAAAGCACCACCAGTAAATTTATCTAGAACCGCGTTTGTATTTGCTATAGATTCTTGCTGACTAGCACTTAAATCGGTAAATTGTCCAAAGTTATTGGCCAGATCAGTATAAGATTGGCCCACTTGTCCTACCGAAACCCCGAGGCCTCGCAGAGCGCTTTCACTGTTGGCCATCTGATCGGCAAATTTACTAGCCATTCCAGTTGATTTATTAAAAGCTACCGTGGCCTCATCTAAAGCCGTAGTAAGACTCAAGCTTGTTTGAATCATACTTGTCGTTAGGGAGCCAAGTGTATTGACGGCAACACCAGCTGCTGCACTACTTTTTTCTATTTTTCCTATGGCATCCGAATAAAGAGCAGCACCAACGGAACCCGATTTCCATTTCGAGCTAATACCAGTAAGAGCATCTGAGACTGCTTCTAAAGTGTCTAATAGGTCTGTATTGGCTTCTGAAACTTTATTAAGGGCTTCCTCTTGTGCTTTAAGCTCTTGATTAAGTCTAAAGCTGGCTTTAGCAAAATCTTCAGCCGACATCTCAGTTTCATCATAAGTTTCTTTAAGAAGTCGTAGCTCTTTTTGAATTTCTGCTATTCTAGCAAGTCGTTGGATTTCTTGTTCTTTTTTTGGTCCGTTAGCCATTTAAACTCTCCTATTTAAACGGCCATATGAGACCAGTAACTTTTTCAAAACTTTTAACTGCACTATCAAGTTTTGCTTTGTTTTTATAAGTTCTGGGATTGTCTAATCCATAATCTCTTGCTGTTTTAATATATTTGGCTTCGCTGCCCAAAGCATTTTGAAAAGATTTAATTTCTCTTGGTGTGCCACGAACTTTAAGATTCATAGAAATAAAATTTGTACCAAACATATTATCCAATACCAATTTAATTCTTGAACCAAAAGAAGACCAATAATCTTCATTAAGTTTATTTGACCTCAGATCTTCGAAATCAATTACTACTTCTTCTAGCTTATCTTCATTAAGGTTTTGCATTGTAACAGTTCCCCTATCATATGATAAATAGTTATCAAAAAGAAATAAGGCTGAAAGTCTTCACTTTCAGCCCTTAGCTACCACGTTGTGGTCCGGCCGGTGGGCCGTCGCCAACTTCGTATGTTTGACTGCCCTTGGAGGCTTTTTCCATTTGTTCTTTTTCTCTTGTTAGTTGGTCGGCCAATCTTTGCAAAAACCATCTTCGGATTGTAACTGGAAGATTATAGGCTTCTGTAAAACTCCACCCACCGTGATATTTTAATAAAAAGAACTCTTCATAAACGTTTGCTATGTATTCATTGCTTAGGCCAAAAAAAGTCCGCTGTAAACGGAACGGTCACCTCCTGCTCAAATCCACAAGAGCCGCAACTATATGTTTGCGTCATATCTACATTAGGAACAACTTTTTCATAAGCTGTCCTAAGGTATCTAGAATCTCTCGCTGGTAAGCCGTTAATGAATGTCTGGATGGACTTAGAGTCTGTATGACCGTTAACTGAAACAATTAACATTCTTAATTGATCTGTTAGGCTTGACTCTGGAAGACCTCTTTTCTTTTTATTGGCAAGATGCTTGGCCAAGTATATCTCATCTTTACTGGTTAGCAATCGCACTTCAACATCCACCTTGGTCTGTGGAAGTGTAATTAAAAACCGATCATCGGAATGCTTCTTGATGGCAAAGTCTTCCCACTCGTTGCCGGCATATACATTTAGCTTTGACAGATCATATGAAAAGTCTGAAGTTGTAGTGCAGGCTGGGCAGGTTGTTTTTGTCCTATATTCTTCGCCATATCCTGTAATGCGTGCAGCAACAAGGATTGCGTTTTTATCGCCGATATATAATGTATTTGTATCAATTGAACGATCAACAAATATATTTTGTAGAAAACGCTCAATCGCCAAACCTTTCTTTAAAAGTGTTTTGGACGAAAGAATGTCTTCATCTTTGGCAGTCATATACCGAATTTCAACTTGGCTTACGCCATGAAGTGGATGTCCTTCGGGATAATACTGACCACCAGTAGGCAATTCAACGAACTCTGTTGGCGTTGAAAAAGAAAAAGTAGCCTCCGATGGGCCGGTGGTAGGAACTGGATCAGCGGCTGGACGTGCGCTGAGGCGATCCTGATTATTTCTACTCAATGTTACCTCTAGTTTTTATAGAATTAAATTATCGCGGATTATCCGGTTGGATTAAGCTTGAAGAAGTCGTTTGTCGGGCCGGCAATACCGCTAGCTGGGTTCGCCGTAACACAATCAGCCCAATCGTATCGGAAAGTTAATGTAATTTCAACCAAACCATCTTGGTCGTATGCTAGGTCCGAATAGCTTACATTAGTAATAAAAGCTCCGTTAAGAGTCCAAGATTCTATGACTGCTCCATCAGACTGAATCATCTGAATCACAACACCGCCCAAAGCACTAACAGCGCTAGCTTTTGAGATAGTGGTGGTCTCTGTAAAGTTTCCAGGCGGTTTATAGCCAGCCCCCTGAATAATTGAAAGAGTGTTGGCTAATGCATCCGGAGAAACCGGGTCGACCATAGTAACATCCACTGTGTTCCAGGTGACACGTCCGGGATAGTAAAAAGTATGGTTTAAAAACGCATGCTCTGAATGGTTAATCTCAAAGCTAGGTTTTTGTGCGCTTTTTGCAAACCACTGGGCTCCATCTGGCAAGTTACCTATAGTGACTAGAAATCTATATTGTCTTTTCGGATCCTGTCCAGTTGAGTCAGTCCAGAATGGCATTAGTTGTTACTCCTTACTCTTAGCTATAATAAATAGTGGTGGAGATAGAAAACTACCTCCTTTTAATTAGTCGTCAAAAGAAGCGCCGGTGCGAGTAATCACAAAGTCAATCGCGATGTATTCGATAGCGCGGGCTGGTTTCAAGAAGATCTTGGCGTACAAGATATTTCTATCAATTAAATCTGGGGTTGTCGTTGTCTCGTCGAGAACAATCTTATACTCCGTTATTCCAAGTCTAGTCTGCACACTGGCCAAGAACGGGTCCACCTTGTTAATGAATCGAGTCCAAGTGGCCTGCACATTTTGGTCGAACAGGATCGTTGCAGCCATATAGGAAACTTCTTTCTTCAAGAAGATCATAAGGCGCCGAACATTAATTCTGTCTAGAGCCGATGGCGTAATCTGAAGTGTCTTCTGTCCGAAGACTACGATGCCTTCGGCCGGGAACTCGGCGATGGGGTTAATATTTGCTGTGTAGAGTCTATCACGGTCCTTTCTAATCACTCGCTCGGAGACGCGTGTGACCGGAAGTCCACCAGCGCCATCAGTCAAACCACCTCTTGTAAAGCCAGCAGGCGCAAACCAAACTTCTGATTTGGCTTCGGAGCTAGCATATGTTCCAAGCGCGATGACAGAGGGCGGTACCCAAAGAGTCTTAGCAGTATTAGGATCACGAACCTGAACCCAAGGATAGTACGTTGCAGCGTAGCTAGAGTTTAAGTCTCTGGTTCTCAAAGAATTAATAGCGCTAGTTACAGTACCCAGGTTGGCCTGAAATGATTTTGTGTTTTCCGTGAAGGGCTCATAGACATCTTCGATATCGATGACGGCCATAGCATCAGCGCGGGCCTCGCACGTATCAATAAGGTGCTTGGTGAGGTTCTTGGCAGTCAGACCAGGGATAGTCATCAAGTTAGTCTCAACAAACTCAGGATCGGCACAAGTATCAATTGCTCGCTTAACACTATTAAATGCATAGTTGTTATACTGAGTATCTGTGGAAACTATTCTAGTATTTCTAAAAGGCTCTGCTTCGAAGATGTCAAAGCCATCAAAACCACCATACAGAGGCGAGGTAAACCGGTCATAACCTTCAGTTAAAATCTGCTTATAAGAAGAACTCATAGCCGTAAGCGAGTCGCCATCTCTTCTAGAACCAGACTGAAAGAACGCAGACGGCGCGATATCGCCATCAATAACAGTTCTCACGTCGTCCAATGAAAAGACCCAAGAATACGCACGGTCAGTTGGTGGGCCGGCTAAAGTATCAACCTGTCCATAACCAGCTGGAAGGCGACGAAGATAGTCAGGATAGCCAGGATCGTAGTTCGCGTCTGTGTGCGACTTGCCTGTCTGAAGGCCAAAGTAGGCCTCCTTGGGGTCGCCCATAGTACCGTCAGAAGCTGAGATTCGGAATAAAGTTCTTGGAAACTCATAGGATGCCGTGTACTGTGAGCAGCCGGTGGCGCCTTGATCCGAATGGACAAAGCTCTGCGGTCCATGCCTATCGTTATGAGATGCAACAAAGTCCTTGTCAAAACAGACGAAAGAAGAGCCAAGCTGCACACCTGCATTAAAATCAGTATTATAAATCTGGGTGGCAGTTGCAACGGTTTTGTCTTGATTTCCAACATTTGTTTTGATTTGAATTCCGGTAGGTCGAATGGGTCCAAAGACGCCGAACGGAAGAAGCTCAGAATCAGACATTTGGCCCTGGGCAACAGCAGGGTTCATTTCAATTCTTACATACCTGGACTGGTTGACAAACTCACCATACTCACGAAGGCGATTTGTTGAATAATCAAAGGCCATATACATATCACCAACTTTTGCAGCAACATAGTCGGCTGAAGCCGGATTTAAACTACAGTTAGTAAATTGCTCTAAGATATCAAGTTTGTTGTCGCGATCTGATGCTTTTCTAATTTGTACTGTAAATGAACCAAACGGGTTAGATAAACTGGTCGGAGCCTTAATGTCAGCAATAGAAATCTTAATATTATTTTGCAACCACTCTCCGCTGTCCAAGCCGTGAAACTTAAACAACTTAGTCATACGCTCGGCGGCGTAGTGTGTATTATCGGTTGAAAGATCCTGTGAGAAGAACCAACCGGTTTCAGGATTCTTGAATCCCTCGCGGTGATCTTCATACCCGACAACGATACTACCGGATGAATTTTCAAAAGATCCACTTGACAGTGGCGCGATAAATCCATAAGATTCGCCAGAGGTACCGCAAACATTAAACAAGTGGCTTTCAAAAGTTTCACCAAGAAAGTAATTACCCCTGCCTTCCGTAACAGTCGTTGAATCAACAACACTAGTGTTGGTAAGGATTGGATCGGTGTTGAAAACCTTGCGAATGTAGTTTTCTGAGTTCCTATCAAAATTAAATTTTGTGGTATAAAGCGGGCTATATGACGTATCTAAAATTTGAGCCTGGAAGGTGTAGCTGGAGTCTTCGGAGTTAATCATAACAGCAGCGCCCGTAACAGCAGACACATCGGACTGGGGTTGTGAAGAAGCTTGCTTACCTTTAAGAACAATTGCTCCGTCTCGTATATACCAAACAGCTGCCAGAGAGCCAGTACCTAGTGAGACATCAGGACCAATATTGCCTGATGGGACAATAAATAAACCATAAGCACCACCATTATCGCTAAGTGTTTCCGATGGATTCTTAGCAGTTCCGGCGGCTGTTTCTGTTCCGGTTGTTGTTGTCCAGCCAGCTTGACCAGCGGTCGTGGCTTGATCGTGCTCATCACCAAGAAGACGAAAAATGTTTGCAGGAGCCACGCCGGCATTCAACCAAGCAAAAGCAGCGTAAGCAGCATACGTTGGACCGGTCTTATTTCCTTCACGCCAAGTATCACCAGAAGAAGCACCAGGGATTGGATTACCAAATGTCTCAACAAATTCAGCCAAAGAGCTAACCTTGTAAGGTCTCATCGCCGGACCTTGTGCATATCGTCCGATAATCGTTGGTCCCATAGCATCGGGAAGTCTTGGTAACTGTGAGTTATCAACTTCGCGAAGGAAGATGCCCGGGGATACGAATCTAAACTTTCTAGCTAATGATGATGACATTTATGGCTCTCCTGTTATCGTAGTCTAGCGATATAAAAATGATACTTATATTTGGCCTTTCTCAATATAAATAGTATTTTAAAAGGCGAAAGACCAAATTAGTCTTTATAAAAAGTCTTAACGCCTTTCTTGGAATTATGCTGTGGAACGTCACCCACAATTACACGTTCGCGGGGCATTCTAATCTGCACTGCATTCTCTCTAATGGCTATTTTTGGCCTCTCTTCATTAATGCCACCACCCAAGAGATATCCCAATATTTTAAACTGCATTTTTGCTTCATATGAACTCTCTTCTTCGCCAGTCACATCTAGAGACTGCTGAAACTCGTTTTGAATAAAACCCTCAAATCGATGACCTTCGTGATTAATAAAAAAGTTATTAATCTGTCCCGTAACTGTCATAAAGGGTGTTGTTATTTCATTTAACTGTTGTTGATAGTTTGTTCGAACAATAATATCATATGTAACCGATACATACACTGGCATTGGCATAGTAATAGTTTCATACACGACTTTACCAGGATTTGTAAATGGAAAGTTTTCTTGACCGTGACCAGTTGTAGCTGAACTGATTGTTCCAAACTTTCTTTTAGAATCTGCATTAACGAAGTTAGAAGTTTTTTCTTGATTGATTCTTCTTGCTACCGTTAAGGCTCCACCTCGTGGACCTCTTAGGCCATCATTCATATTTGGTATATGAGCGAAGGCCACGCCCTTAAATGCAGGATCTTTAACTATTTCTGTTCTGTTGACTATAAGTAGCGGAAGTTTAAGGACACCATTTGAATCTCTGAGGCTTTTATCGTTTTTAATTTGATAAGCTCTTTCGGCTGAGATCCAAATGACTGGGACTTTCTTAAACCCTTTGTTTGTTGTAGAGGATGGATTAATCACCTCATCCACCCAATTAAAGAAAGCTTGGTCGATTGTTTCAATCGTGGATGGCATAAAAATAATTTCTTTTAACTTACCTGATGCGTCTTTGACCTCTGTATAATCTCTACTGTAGTTTTTACGTGGCATCAAATAAACCCTCTCTGGCTCTTACACATTTGGCTGTAATTTCCATCTTATGATCAACTTGACCAAAGATCTGTCTTGGCTCCGATAAAGTAACTATCTCATAGTATATACTTCCATATAGTACAAAATCCCCTTCTCTAACAAATAGATCTTGATCTTCTGTTAAACGGCGCTTATGAAAGTGGACCGAAATTGATGCGTCTTTGTCTAATCCAATATTTGTGTCAAACTTAGTTTGTATTCCTTCATATTCAACAAGCGCATACACTCTTACCGGTGGGAGAAAAGTTTTATTGATTGCTTCTCCATATAAAGAATGATAATTTGTTTTTGCCAAGTCAATGGGATAATAAACAACTTGTTGGCCGATGACGCGCTCAATAAGTTCATCATTAACTTGTTTAACAAGATCTCGCTCTTTCTTCCCCAAAAACAAAGGAGGAGGAGGTTGATTTGGCTGTTTCCATTTCTTTTCGTTCTCGGACATTTATATTATCCTTGATAAATTGGAAGTGGTATTTCTTGGTAAACAGTATCAATAGCTGAGACCATTGCTGCATCTTGTTCAGCCAAAGCTTTATATGTCATTTGATCTAAGACTGTCTTAAGCTCATCCCTTAAAAGATCTTGTTCTGCTTTTGCTTGTGATAGAAGCTCACCAGCATTTAAAGTTACCGACTCTCCTGGGATGGGAATCGTGGCAAACTTTCCTCTTACTTGTCCGAGTATTTCTTTAGTCAATGCCAAAGCGTACCTACGAATCCACTGCTTTCCTATAGAGTTAATATACTTATATGGTACGTTGGGGAAGGGCAATGTATTCATATTATTAATGCCGGCAACACCAGTTTTACGGTCAGCATCTTCTTCCCAAGCATCACGATGCATTGTGAACGTAACCCACATTTTCGTTGGTATCTCGGCCTGAGGTATTGGAAATAATCTTAATTTATTATTATGGACCTCAAATGAGTAATGTGATAATCTAGTATACAGGTGATCTTCGAAAGCCATAGCTTGAAGTTTATTTTGCCAAGTAGGAATAATTTCAAATGTTGTATCATCAGCAAACTGACCATAGTAGTTTAAGTTTCCAACAACATTAAGACCACCATAATAACCATAGAATCTCCAGACTGAGGCTGGGGTTTTATAAAATACTTTACGAATCTTATAATTACGATTCATTCTGTCTTGCTGATTAACTGTTAGGTCCACACCAGACTTTTCAAGGCTACCAGTTCCGTATGGATTTGAATCGTTTGTTGAAGAACTGGATATGATGGTTTGCAAATCATAATCTTGTTGTCCGGCGACAATACTAAATGATGCCGAATATTCCGTCAGATTACCGCCAACTCCAGCTTCTTCGGCCAATCCATCAGCCACTCTTTGAGCATAGCTAAACTTATGTCTTGGATACTTAAGGTTAACCAAAGAGCCACTAACAGAATCAAGCTCAGAAGTTGTTGAGTGCTCACCTTTATGATCGAAGGCGCCTGTTGCCATACCCAGAAGTGATGACAGAACATTTTTGGCTTGATGAATATTAATTTGATAAGAATATTCTAAGCACGCTTCTTCATAAGCTGCATAGACATTATCAGCTTTAATCTCAATATCTAATACATCTCCACCAAGCTTTTTATACGTGTATGCTACCTGTGCAGCGGCGCCGGACTTGAAATCTTCATCGACATATACGCCAAATGGAAGAGCAGCTACAACATCACTTGTGCTGCCAGTAGCCGGCAATATAACAGCACTAGTGGTGCTGCTTGGAGTTAACTTGGGAGTTGACATGCATAAGGCCTCCTATTCATATGTAAATAGTTCCCAAAAAAACAAAACCCCCAACCAATAAAGGAAGGGGGCTTGATTAATAAATATGAGTAATTTATTAGCTTAGCGCGGCGTCACCGAATGAACTGTCAGTTGCATCCACGATACCACCGTGTGCCACGTATCGATCACCTAAGCACACAATTTTGACCATCTCACCAGAGGTTGCGGCGCCTTCGTCAAAACGAATAAAGTCGTTAGAAGTTCCGTTCCCGATTGATGCACCGCCGCCATCAGCAGCAGTCAAGATACCGGTGAAAAAACTACCATCAGCAGCGGTAATATTAACGTCCTTGTCAACTGTACCACCATCCTCTTCATCAATCATAACCTCGCACCACCAGCCAGCGCCAGCCGATGCTGGGGCGGGTAGAGTTAAGGTTGTGTCTGCTGTTGGGTTGATAACATACATCGTACCACACTCTGCTACTGCGGCTGTATGATCAGCTGTCAGCTCTCTAATTTTAATTCTATTGGCAGAATATCTTCCTAATTTAGCCATTTAATAATTCTCCTTTATTTTGACCAGTCTAGTTGGGGCATCTGCCCTTGAACTCATATATAAGTAGTTTGTTACGAATTCAAAAGAAAAAAAACCCCGCCTTTTTCAAGGCGGGGCTACAGTCTTACTAAAACTGTTTAGATATTAGCTAGCGCCGGCTTCGCCGACAAGGCCACGACAGATAACAAGACCGTACATGTCAGGACGCACCATCTTCTTAGCGTAGCGAGTCATGACGCCCTTACGCGGCACGAAGTCCTCGACACCAAAAATGGTCGGCGTGACCTGGAGCGGAACATACGGAGCGTAGACATAGCCCGACTCAAGGAAGCTACCACCCTTGCGACCAACGAGGATCACGTTACGCGGGAAGTAAGGATCGACGTACACGTCGAACTTCTTCGAAAGCGAACCGGTCTTAACAGCACCGATAGAACCAGCATCGGCATCAACAGTGACGGATGCACGGAAACCAGCGGTGAACTCAAGGATAGAAGCAACCTCAGGTGAACAAATCACGAAGTTAGCACCACCCCGCAGAGTCTTGCGGTGGATTCTCGCGGACACATCATTGATGGTCTCGATCAAGGTCTCATACCACTCTGAGACAGTACCGGTGAAATCCGGAGCGGCCGAAGACGCACCAATCTCAGCACCAGTCTCGCGGTTGACGAAAAGACCCGGCGAACGTGACCAGTAAAGAGTACCAGCAGTGGCACCCTGAATAAGGTCGTTCAGGATCTCGCGATCAATCTCAAGAGCAATCTGCTCAGAGAGAATTGACGTCAACTCAACCTCAGCGTCAAGGTTGTGGTAGGCGTTAAGGTCTTGCCCCAACTCCGGTGTCCACTTAGCCTTGAGCTTCTTGGTGACGGCGGTGACAGCAATACTGTCCACCTTGATGTCGATCTCGGGGATAAACGCTTCATCCTCAAGACCCCACTCCGACGCAGCAGCAACAACACCGACGTGATCCACCGAAGCGCGTCCAGCAGGATCGCCAGCGAAGTTATCAGCAAGCGGGAAGTGAATAGTCAAGTCCGCAGAAACTGCGGTACCGGCGTCGCCAACCACTGTAGATCCAAACGCGGCATCAACACCAACGTAGACCAAGTAAATACGAGTCTCTGTTCCATCCCAAGAAGATTCAGCAGGGTGATGGTCCTCGCTGCCGAGCGCAGTTAATCGACGAACCTGTGTAGCACTACCAGCCTCGATAATTGTCTCGCCATTGGACAACGTTCCAGAAACAGCAATAAGATTTCTCTTATTTAAGAACATTCCGCTAGAGGAAAGGTTCTCAAACTTAGACAGCTCGGTTGAAATAATGTAGGCAGAGTGTCCATCACCCAAGCCAAGAACATCAGGGTCATAACGAAGAACTTTCTTTGCATTTTCGCTAGGAGCATTCAGGTCAATTAATGCTGTACCTGTTCCACCACCGGGAGCGTAAGCATCAATATCCGCCTCGCCAATTGTAACAGAACCAGTCGGGGAAGAATAGCCGGTTGAAAGGTTGTAGAAACCAACATCGATATCGGCATCGGTAATCGTACCAGCCGCGTTAATTGATTTGGAACCCTCATAACCGAGGTTAACACCACCAGTGATTTCTTGTCCAACCACGCCACCACCGTAAACAGACTCGCCGGCGTCAACGCCGCTTCTTTGCCTATTGTGAGTGAAGTCGAGGAAAAAGATGAGGCCCGAGGGCAAGCTCATCGGCTGAACCGAGACAACATCGTTGGCCAACAGACCACCGAAAACTCGACGGACAAGGGGGAAAGCCACCGAGGCAAAACCCTCGACGTCTCCACCAGCCATTGTGGAAGCTTCTTTCAGAAGCTGTGACGCCTGATTCTCAAGCAGACGTGCCATGCCTTGACGAGTCACATCGTTGTCAAGGCCCTCAAGGAGACCAGTCTTTTCCCACTTGGAGAGAAGCGCAGTGCCTTCCTTCTTAAGATCGCGTGCGACGATCCCTTCAGTTAATTTATCTAATACTGACATTTTATATCACCTCCTTTATTAGTATGATTTTAGATTTATAATTTATCAGTTTTTGAAATACCAGCCAAGCGTTGGAAACGCTCTTTCAAAAGGACATCCTTTTGAGTTTTACGAGTCTTCTTTCTTGGCACAGATAATGAAGGTCTTCTGATAGCTTCGCTCAGTGATTGCGGACCTCTCGAAGAGGACTCCACTGTGCTTTGAAGGGTCTCAAAAATAACCTTCGCTTCTTCAACTGAATCAGTTTTTTGAATAGATTCGACAATCTTATTTTTTTGTCGCTCATTCAGGGAGGCATTATTCAATGTCCGATTCATGTAAAGTAATTTAGCATTTGAAAGATTCACTTCTTCAAGCTTCTCTTTCATCGTAATAAGCATTTGCTTATATTTGTCATTTGACTCAGCTAACTCTTGTATAGCTGATTCAAGCTGCTCTTTCTGCTCTTTGGCTTCCGTAGCAGCAAGTTTTGCGAGTCGAATCTCTTTCGCATACTCGATATCTGAACCGGGGCGTCCAGCCCAACCGGTCAGTTCGTCGCCTGCGAGATCGACGATTAATTCCTCAACCAAGCTATCAAGATCGATACCCTCGGGAAGCATTACCTCGTCTTCTTCGACTACTAATTCTTCTGTTTCAGAAATTTCTGTTCTTTCCTCTTCCTCAGAATCGGGGTACTCAAACAAAAGCTCCTCGTCAATTTCTATTTCCTCTTGCAATTCTAGAGGGATCTCAATATCCTCTTCCAGCATTGGAGACTCTTCATCACCTTCCTCAGCGCCAAAAACGGCTGCCAAGTCTTCTGCGCCTTCGGGGGCGACCTCTTCACCGGGCTCCAGTTCAGCAAGAGCATTTTCTAAGTCTTCTAAGTTGAACTCTAAGGTTACCACTTCTTTCTCATCCGGACAGGGACACGCGGTCTCGCCTTCAGTAGCGGCCAATGGTATTTCGTCCCCCATCATATCCTCTGTTAGTGGCGCAGCGTCGGACTCAACCTCCTCTTCTGCTTCCAATAAGCTGTTAATAGTGGTCTTTACCTCGGACGCATACTTCTCTAGTATGGCCGATTCGGCATTCTTAAGTGCTGCTTCTTTAAGCGCAGCGGCATCAATTAAAGCTTGTTCTAACATAGTTGACATATTTAACATTCCTTGCAAGAAAATATAGTTTTGTCTCACTATTAAGTAGTATCTTACAAAGACAAAATCCGGTTAATTTAAAAATGCTTATTAAAGGTCTTTCTTTTGATTATCTTTTTTAATTGCCCTGAGACGCCGAATCGCTTTTCTTCTTCTCTTAACAGATGGCTTAATATAGTAATCAGTTTTTTCTCTATAAGTTTCTATGATTTTTAACTTCTTGCATTTCTTAAGAAATCTTTTAACAGTCCTTTCAGGGTGTTCGTTGTTACGTGGGACAACGGTTAGGTTGCTAGGACTTTTACCACAAGATATTGGTGGATGCTTTTGTCGATCTCTATTGCTTCTGTTGTTTCTATAATTTCTATCGTTTCTGTGTTTCTTGTTTCTATTGTATGACATCAAATCTCCAAGTTATAATTAGTAAGCTAAACAACTTATATACTAAACACCATTAATTTTTTCTATGTCTGCTGTTGCAACACCATCAACCTTCCCTATGTTGGCTGATGCAACACCATTTACATTATTTCCGTAGCCAGCAGTACCCTCGGTATAATCAATATATGGACGACGCGAAGCGTTTGTATTAGCCAGACTATTCCAGCCTGGACCAGATTTTGTCGAGGCTGCTGTTCCGTCATCATTGTAGTCTGTTATTGTAACAATGGCTAATTTAAATTCGCTTAGAGATCTCATATCTGAAAGTGCAGTAGAATTTAAAGTAATTGAGTTAAATACATTTCTTTGCCATGTGGTAGTATTAATAGTAATTTCGGCAGAATATGCCGTACTCCAATCGATCTGATCAAAATCTCCATCAACAAAAGCGGCGCCCGAGGCACCGGTTGCACCAGCATTAACCTTCATAATAATAATATTATTATTCACATTAAAACCGGATCCGCGCATTTTTAAAGTTGCGCTAGCGGGTGTTATAGAAATTCCACTAGTATCGTAGGCCTGCATAGAGCGATATATATCATATGGCCCAGTTGCTGTGGCTATTTTTAAAACATGATTCGCCGTCGTAGATACAGTGGCAGAGGTAGCATCTCTGGCTGCATCCCAGCTAGCAGCATTGTCAACTTTAAAAATACCATCATTGCCTGGATTAATTGTTGGCATCTAATTCATTCACGGACAAGATTGTGCCGTGACCTCCTGATTCTAGTTCTTCTTCCTCGGTGAAAAAATATTCTAACAAAAATTCTCTTAGAGAATCGACACACTCAGTGGTTCTTAAAGAAATAGAATCTTGCATCAAAGTCAAAAATTCGTCCGCTGTTAGTGATCTTTGTCTCCAGTCGGGTCCAACCATATGAGGATAATACCAATGCTGGATATGGCCGTTGGCCCACTCAATTTGAACTTCGAAACGTCGCATCACTACGCAATCTCCACATGAGTTCCATCCGGATTAAAATAAATTAAAACATCGCCGCCATCGTCATCAATGGCGTATCCAACAACGCGAACAAAATCTCCGGATGCTGATGGTGCTGTAAAGTCTAAGTGACCAGCGGTAGTAGAAACGTAAATAGGTAGTCCATCGACGGCGCCCGAGCCAGGAACATTTAAAATTTCTGTTGATGGAATTCTTATAAATCCGCGAACAAACAATCCAATGCTCCTAGCATTTCCAATTCCAATTCCAAGTAGTTGTGTCGCCCCAGTTGCTACTGCGTCAGCATCTGTTGAATTCCAAGTACCGTCAGTATGCAAAAAGTATAATTGGCCTGCGGTTAAAGTTTCATCGGCGCCTGGAGAATATCTTAGTATTTCGCCATTGCCCTGGCCGTCTGCAAATATGTTTTCAAAAGTTGAAGCATTAAAATCACTAACCGCTGTAAGTCCGTGCTTTGGATACTCAAAGTTAATACCAACAGCATCTGTGCTAGCATCAACATAAATTTGATGAGTATTGTTGTCCGACTCGACGCGAAAGTCACAGTCTATGCCATCATCATTAACACACACTTCCGGTATGTCTGAGTTTGCTACATCTTCGCCACCAATTGAAAATAATGTATTTTGGCTAGCGCTCCCGGCTGTGCCGCCTGACTGAACCCTAAACTTTATCAAACCGCCTTCATCGCCGTTTGTAATGTCAGAAGCTTCTACTAGGATTGTAGCGTATACCAACTCGTTGTTACCAGAATCAACACCCTCAAATTGAATCCTGCCCAGATCCATATTATCTGCTTCTGCCGATGTATCGCTTCTTGTAAACTTTAATACAGCTTCGTTAGTAACCCCAGCATTTGTATTTTTTATTTCAACTATGGGGCCAGTATCGGCGGCGCTAGATTCAACTAGCAGAATAGGATTATCTGATGATATTGCATCACTTTTAAGATGCATAACTGTAGTTCCGGTCGCAGCAGTATTATCGTTAGTAACTTTAACAAGAGTTCTGGTGCTTGTATCTGACGAATCAGAAACTAAGTTTAAAATACCACCTGTTGTGAGAGCATCTGCGGACACGGACATCACGGCAGCGGTCGTTAATGCATCGGCTGTTACGCCTATAACGGCTGCATCAATGTTGGCAGCATTGATATCAAGGGCTATTTGATCTGTGTCATTTGAATTTAACTGAACAAGGGGAACGTTATATGCGCCGGCTGTCGCGTGATTCGTAACTTCTAAAGTTGCAGCGGGAGAATCTGTTGAATCCCCAACACTAACTCTATTTGTGCTACCCTCAACAAAAATCATATGCGTTTCGTCAACCGACTCAACGCGAAAATCATTATCATTTCCACTTTCATTAAAGGTGGCTGAATCATCAACTGAAAAAGTTGTTCCATCGTATGTTATATTGGCCTCACCGTCCAGCTCGGTGGTCGTTGAGCCAATAGTTACCATACGATTTTCGGCCTGATTGTTAAGGGCAGTAATGGTGCCGCTACCGCCAGACACAGTTTGCCAACTGCAAGTGCCATCACCGTCTTCTCTTAAAAATTTAGTTCCACCAGTTTCGCCGGTTGAAGCTATTTCAGTGCCTTCAATCGGACGATAGACAGCTAGTGCTTTGGCTATTCTGGGGGCAAATACGTTAAGAGAATTGATAAATAAGTTTCGAAATTCTTTAGACATCTGAATCCACTACCTGCCTATAAATAGTTAAAACTACCTATAGAAGCTTTATTTATCAATCTGCCCAGGGATCATTCGGGGTACCTGTGGTGATCAAGTGCCCTTCTACAAGCCACTTGTCGGTTCCCATAAGATAACAATGAATAACTGAACCTGCCATTCGGCCTTTATTGTTAGCATCCAGTACTATTTTATCATGAGAGGAACCATCTGCGGGAAACGCATCGGATTTTGCCGCGGCTGATATTGAATGCATGCAACCAAGGAACAGATCGTTGTCGGCTGCTGTTTGAATCGTAAGGGTACCTGTCTGGGTCGTGCCTATGAATATTGTGCAGAAAAAACCGCCGTTAGCGCCTGCGTCATCGGGCAGTGTTATGGTCATCCCAGAACTAAAGGCGTCAGCCACATGCACTATCAGCCCAGAGTGTTCGGGCTGAAGAGTGAGCGTGGTCCCACTATCGAGAATGTAACGAGGGCGGCGATGACCCCAGCCCCCCGTCGCGGTCGTGCCCACCATTGGATTCGTTCTTGCGTTTTCAAGTTCGGCGCCTGAATCGCCTTGTAACTTAGTCGTAACGATTATCGATGCGTTTTCGGAACCATCAGTAACGTTCATGGATTCGCATCTTATTCTGGACCATCGCAGTTCATCGTCATTACTATTTCTTCCATAAAAATCAATAGAACCTAAAACATCAGATGCCTCAACCCCCGTAGCTGGACCGAGAGAAGCGTGGACGGAACCAGAGGGGCTGGAAGAGTTTTTTGTAAACCTAAGGGAACCTGGGGTTTCATCTGCGTTTCTATTTACTATTTTTACAATTGGCTTATCAGACTTTGCTGAACGAATTGTGGCGCCACCGCGAATAGATGATTTAGAACTTTGAAACCTACCCATAGCTTACACTCCTAATATATTATGTTGGCTCGTGTGAATCAGTAATACCAGAGCCAGTCAAGTGGTACATTCTGCTTGTAGAAATATTAGTCAACTCGGCTAATACTTGATAAGTGCTGCTACCTGTTGAGTTTGAAATATAAAACTGTTTACATTTTACATCAAGCGTTATGCTTCCTTGTCCATCAGGTACCGTGATAAAGTGGTAACCAGATATTACATCAGCATCATCAGTAATTGCTTGCTCTCCCGTAAGACCAGGAGTCGTAAGAGCTGTAACCCCAGAACCACTTTGGAAATGTATACGAATATCTCCGGAGTCGGCGGCAGTCGTATTGATGACCGTAAAAGATTTACTTACGAACGGAAACTGAATCAAGTGTACTTTGTTGGCCGCTGAAAAAGTTGAACCCGTAATGAACGGGTGGCCCGAGACCTGATATGAACCAACATTTCTTAGGCCCGGTTCATTAAACGTGTGTGCATAACCCGGGGCAGTACCCTGACCGTGATTTGCAACGTAACCTGTTTTATCTCCCATAATCTACTCCTCTCTCTCTATAAATAGTTCAACCCATTAAAGCTTTCCAGTTTTTTCCACCTAAAGCAACAATTCCTGAAATATCTACGCCAGGATCTCCTGGGGCGGTTGTTGCCAACGGGCTTGCGGCTTGCATTTCAGATAATTCGGCAGCTGCTGGTTTAGTGCCTTCGAATAAATCAACGCCGTTAAAAGCATCTCTTCCAATTTCATCTAATAATTTTTGTCTTTGCTCTTTCAGTGCCTGTGACTTTGCTGCAACTATATTAGGTTGCTCCACAATTGGGGCGGCAACTTCTTTCTGCTCTGATATAACTTGACCTCCCAATCCTTTTGCAACTTCTGATACAATATTGGATAGGAGTCCGCTTTCAAGAAGAACTTCTTGTACACACTCTTTAACCATCGGTCTAATAATTTTTTTTAACTCTGCTCTTTTCATTTGTCTCTCAAGATATCGTTTAGTGCTCTAAAAATTTTATCTGACTTTGTAAAAATGTTTGGCTCTTTATGTTCTCGCATACCCGACTTGACTTTCATAAAGGCGCCTGGGGTAGAGGGCTCGGAAACAAAATCAAAACAAATAAGTTGGAAATCATCTTCCACAATTGTCTGGCCCATATGCTCCCTTACAGACCCCAAACCTCTAGAGGAGATGCCAAGCGTAACGCCTGAACTGGCCAGCTGTTTGAGAATGTTACCAGAAGGAGTATCAAGAATCTCGACTTTTCCCATCAGGGCTGGTCCGTCCCACCACATATCAATGACAAGATGGGATGCATTTTTAAGATTAATAACGGAGTCATCAGGATGATCTAACTCGCCTAGGGCACGTCGCTCTCTTACAAGTTTCCAATAGTTCTCCACCTCTCTTTGAAGAATGTCTTTGGAATAGACCCTACCATTACCATTGGGCGTGTCAAACTTCTGCATACAGCCTGTCATATAGAACTTCTTGCCAGAAGCCATATCACGCTTTTCTTGCTCTGATAGCAGGTCTTGGCACACCCCTCCATCACAAAGGGCATAATATTCTCGTAATAGTTGTTTTCCCATAATGATCTCCAAAACGACATATGCGGGCGCTACCCGCGTGAGTTAAGAACCGCTGCAACAGCGGCGAACTCTTGGAATATTTCTACGTCGCATTATTCTTCTCCTTTATTCTTTCTCTTCTTCCGCTTACTCTTTCTTTTCTTTTTTTGGAGCGCGGGCGGCTTGTCGGATCTTTCTAGAAATCGCCACAGGATCATCTTCGTCGCCGGGTGCCCCACCATATGATGGCTTGCTTAGTGGCTTTGAAGTGACCTCTGCGGCCTGAAGATGTCTAATTTGATCTTCTAAGTTTAGAACTGCTCTCTCTAGTTGTGTAAATGCATCGTCGCCAAGCCCTAAAATTGATGCATCTTTCTGCACTTTTTTCAATAACACGTCAAGTTGCTTGTAAAGTTTTACAATTTTTTTACCGTGAGTTTTAGCTAAAGATCTTTTTGCTTTTTCTAAAGCAGCTTTTTCTCTTTCGCCGGCCTTGGCTGTCATTTCACCAGCAGCTGTTTGAGCACCTAAGCCACTAGCAGCTTTGGCCCCAAGTCTTGACGCGGCAGCGCCAGCTTTAGAACCCAAACCAACTGCCCTAGCACGCAAACGATCAAGAACTCCTTCGCTTAACTTACCTTGTTCAGCTAAAAGAATTAACTCTTCTTTGATAATTTGCTCAAGTTGTGCTTTGGTGATTTTCACTGTGATGTTCCTTTAAGCGATTTTAAAGTGGGACTTGGGAACATATTCATAGTTTCCATGCCCGATGACTATTTTTGCCTTGCCATCTTCACCTATTTCGAGGGTTCTTGTATCCCCGGCCTTAATTGTATTTTCGCCACCGGGTGTATCATAAGTAAAGTCTTTCGTAAACTCGATCTTTTTCTTTCCTTCGGCCAGAACTCTTCCAAGCTCTTCTTTGATAATTTGTCTAAGTTGTGTCTTTGTGATTTTCATTGTGATGTTCCTTTATCAATTTTTATACCTTCATCTCCGACGATCATTGATAATAAATAAGAAGTTCCAGCTCCAACAAACCCGCAAATGAAAAAGTTTGCTATGGTGTAGTCAAAAGTAAATAGTTCTGTCCACTCGTTAATGGCAAATAAAAACCAACCTGAATGAAAACCAAAACATAGAGGGCAATGGAATAATTTTCCAAAGCCCCAAAGCCATTCTTTGCTTGGCCGTATTCTGTTAAAAATGCTTGCATATACGACAAGGAAAGTCAGGCCGTAACAAGCAAGTGTAAACCATAATAGTTCCATACTAAGTCCTACTCATAAGTATAGCTTTGATAATAAGGTCCATAATTGTAGCCTGGGCGTAGTGTGCCCTTGGAATCTTCGTGTGGCACTTCGCCTAGCTCGGTCGACTCCTCTTCGGTTGGATCTGTAAGCCTATCTGTGTTCATCTCTTCATACTCTTCTATGAACTCAAAATAAGGCCGCTCTTCATCAATCCACTTACCGATATTAAGAATAGCCAAGTTTATGTTATTAAACTCTTGAGAAGGTAGAAGCTCTGCCTCAAGAGACCCGTAAATGGAGCCTCCAACTATTGAATCGATTCTAATCAAGCCTTTTTTTCTAAGAAATTTGTAAAGTCTATTCTGTGCGCCATATACCACTTCAGACATCATATCTTTTGGAAAAGAAACAATTTTTTGCTTCTCCTTCATTACTATGATGTCAATGTCAGCGTGATCAAAAATCATCACGTCACCATCTAAAGTTCTTCTCATATTTAATTCAACTTTAGATACTGGCTTGGACTCTGCTTGTGATTTATCTGATCCTATCTTAATGGTAACGGACATTATTCATTCGCCTCCTTAATCAGGCTTTGAATTTTTAATACTTTACTTATTAAGTCATCATCTATTTTTTTTGCGCCGAACGATTCCAACAGATCTTGCAACTCTTTCATTCTGCTTACCATAACATCATCAGCGGCTACATCTTCTTTTAACATAAGATTTTCAAGTTCTTCCTTAAGAGAACTAACTTCTTCGTTCAAATACATTTTAAATTCTAATCCATTATTTGAAAAAGATAAAATATATTTATTTAATAATTTTTGTTGGTTCTCAAGTAGCACACCTGAATACTTGTTATTGTAGTTTTTTATAAAGCTACTTAGGGTTAAGTTATTTACGTGTGGCATCTTAGTCTCCACCAAGGGCTGCTTGGTGCCAACCATAGTGGACAACAACTTTCTTTCTAACAGAATTAATTCTTTCGTTGTGTTCTTGTTGAGAAAAATTTGATATATGGTAGCTAAGTTTTTATAGTTTGGAACAAAGTTATTAAAAGTTTCTTTTCCAATTGACTTGTTAATCTCGTTAATTAAGCTTGTCTGCTCATTAAAAACTTGACCTCGGTCCAACGCGTCAAAATCTTTCCTAGTCTCGTTAAGTAATCTTTCGGCTGTGTACAAATCAACGGCCACGGTTTCGTTAAGATCACGATATATCTTAAGCTCTTTTCCTAAGATCTTATTGGTGCTGAAATATTTTTTAATTGTTTCAACAATAAAGTCTTTTCTTTTTATATTAGATGAAACAACTGCTTTTGTCAACTCTTTGATTAGAACTTCATACAAAAAAGCGGTATTTCTTTTTTTATTATGTTTGAATTTCATTCTTGTTTAACTCCGAATTATCTAAGTCTTCTATAAGGCTGGCGACTTCTTGATTAATGCTAAGGATTTTACTTTCTTCTAACAAATCTTCTTTATCATAACTAGAATCTCGCTGCTCAAACATCCCTTTAGCCAAAGAATCTAAGCCACCATATCCTTTTTTCCCTGGAAATATTGTTCTTGGATCGACAGTTGCGCCGGCAACAGACTTTCTGTGACGTTTAACTGCTCCATTTTCGCGCTCATCCCTTTCAACTGGATAGTACACTTTTCCTTTTGCACCGGGAGTGGTGTATCCATCATCGCGACGTCCAGGTGGCGGGGTTTCAGGGGTAGCCAAAAGCATATCGTCTTCGCCTTCTGGTTCGGCGCCGGCAAGATCTTCGCCCCCTAACTCATCTCCTCCTAAATCACCACCCAGATCACCTAAGTCCTCATCGCCCAGGTCGCCAGTATCAAGACCAGCAAGGCCAGCAGCTTCTTCAGCAATAACTTCAGCGACAGCTGCCAGTTGAGCGTCGTACTTGCGATCATAGAAAAGCTCTCTTTGGTTTCTAAGGAACTCTTCATCTGACATACTAAACAAGTGCTCTGCGATCCAGCGCCGTGAGAAGAAGCCTTCTGTAGCAGAGGCTGCAACGGTAAACTTCTTATCCCAATGTTCTAGCTCTTGTAGCTCGGCAATCTTAGATGGATTGTTAAGAGCTAGCTTAAAGTTAACAAGATCGTCTCCCCTAAACCCTAAAGTGTAAAGGTGAATGATTCCAACTTTTTCTAGCTCTGAAATAGCCGATCTTTGAAGCCTTTGAATAGTTCTGGCAAATCTTATATCTTTTTGTGCCAAAGTAGTTTTATCTTCGTCTGCACCCTCACCACGCGACAGATAAGAAGCGGGAATTTTAAGTGCTGAGAATAGTTTATCTCTTAGATACTTAACATCGTCGATATCTCCAGTGAATGCACCACCGGGTAAAGTTTCGACTCTAGAGCTTGTTCCGCCTCTTTGTGGAATGTAAATGTCCTCTTCGATGCTAAGAGGATTATAACGCAAATCAACTCGCCCAGTGCTTTCATCAACAATAGAGTTTCTTTTCATTTGAGTCATAACTTTTTGCATATACTGCTCAACTTCATTGGGAGGAATACTTCCCACGTCGACGTAAAAGACTCTTCTTTCTGGAGAACGAACAATACGATATGCCATCATAGCATCTTCTAGTAAGATTAGTTGTCTCCATATTCTTCTAGCTGACTCCAATACAGAAGTGCCATACGGGGCGTGCTTATCGTTTCCTAGAATTCTAAAGTGTGCAATCTGCCAGCTTTCAAAAGTCATGCCGGCGGTGTTCCACTGAAACTGGACATAATCAGGATTTGTTTGGTCCTCTCCTTCCAATCTTTCAACTTCTTGAATTGGTAGACCAATACCACTTTTTATGCCGTGATTTTCGTCTAAGTCTAAGTATAAAAAGTAATCTCCGTACTTACACATTGAACGACACCAGCCAAAAAGATTAAATTCAATATTTAATACGTCGTGATACAAAGTGTCTAGTATAGCCTTAATTTCTTCGTTCGAACACTTAATAGTTAACATTGGCTGGAGGGCTGAATGTGTGGTCATTTCGTCTGCGTAGATATCTAGGGCTGAAGCAATTTCTGGCGTATACTCCATCTGGTCAAAATCAACATACCGCTCTGTTCTGTTGTGGCCAGAGACAATTGATGGCTGCATATTGCCAAGTACATTAAACCGACTTTTCTTAAACTCTTGGCCACTGGCAGAAAAAATACGATTTGAATACTTATCAAGTTGATGTCGCCGTAAACGACGGCCGGTTTGGCTTCTTCTATTAGTTAAAGGTCCAGATAAAAGCTTAGTTAAAGACTTAAATAACTCTGATCTTGGGTTCCTAGGATTTCTTGAATTCTTAGCCATCTATATTACCCTTTTAAAAGCCAAACAAAATCGCCGTATTGTTTTTTAATGTTTCTCTGCTCATTGGTCAATCCTTGATGCACCACTTTGGCGCCTGGATTGTTTGTTTGAAATGTTTTGTTTTCTATCATCATTGAGTTAACCATTGCTTTTTTGTATTCTACGTCTCTTTGATTGGCTGTAAGTGCCGTGTCCCGTACCCAACAAGCTATAGCCAAGGCCATAATTAAGTCATCGTGGTATGATCTCATAGCTTGCGCTTTGTTATTATACCATATAAAAGTTTTAAACTCGTTGATAACCCTTGAAGAATATATATTAATTAGTTTATTACGAATGAATTCTTCCAACTTAGCAATAATTAAAGGTCTAGTTTTGGTTGAAGTTGTAAAGCCGGGGACTGAATTTGATATTGATTCGGCCTGAACTTGCTCAATATATTCGTGAGTACCTTTTACAGAGTAGTATAAATTAGGATATTGCCTTTCTATTAACTTTTCTAAAATAGAAATTCCTAAACTATTATTTTCGACAACTGCCAAGCAGCCGCCGTACTCTCTTCCTGTGCTGTCAATAGTTGAAGCAAACTGCTCTAAAGTTGGCTTCCCTTGGTATTCTACTGCAATTTCCATAGTATTTAGATTTATAAGATGAAATACTGAAAAATCTGACCCATCGCCTCGGGCAACGTCAGCAACTAAAAAATATGTACACGATTCGTTATACTGTTCCCATATCCACAAATTTCTATCAAAGCCGGTTCTATATAGTGGATCCTTAATACTAGACACCAAATACTCTAAATCTTCAGAGTGGATGACCGTTTCACCAGACGAGTTAAAGTTGCACTCAAGCTCTTGTGCTATTTGTCGGCGAGACATATTTTTGGTTTCTTTTTCAAACCATTCTATATCTCTCTCTGGATGCACATCCCAAGGCAAGTTAACTGGATGGAAGTCATTTGTCTGTTGTTCGGCTTCGATATATGTTTTATGAAACCAGTTTCCAACGCCGTTTGGTGTTGATAAGGCAATACAGCGACCACCAGTTGACAATGTAGGATACAGGCCGGTCCATAGCTCTTCAAGGCCATCAACGTGGGCGGCCTCATCGATAACCAATAAAGACAACGCTTCAGAACGACCAGCATCACCGGATGTTGAAGCGGCCTTAACCTCAGAGCCATTTGTTAAAACAAATGAAGTTCTATTGTCAATTTTAATCTCTGCGATTCTTAGCCAAGGAGGAACATTTTGCATAATGTTCTTTACTTTCTTGACTAAGTTAGCCGCTGTCTGAAACTTTGTCGCTATAACTAAAACGTTCTTGTCACGATGAAACAGCATTAGCCAGACAATATAGGCAGCTGTAATAGTAGAAATACCTAATTGTCTAGCTTTTAATATAACAGTAAAGCGATAATCATTAAAATCATCCAGGAGGTCATCTTGATACGGATACGTCTTGAATGAAATTAAGCCCGAAAGAGGGTGCGAGATTTTTGTATAGTTGTTAATGAAGTAAGAAGGATCTTTACCGCATTTAACAATTTCCTTAATTGCTTCTTTTTTGGTGAGATGTCGGGACATTATTCCTTGCGCTTATCGTTATCTGGTCTAGAGCCCCAACCTCCCTGTCCTAAGAAGTCTTTAAACTTAGCATCAACACTATCTTTGCTGTCGCCGGCAATAACTTCAGTATCAGTGTCCACGCCACCAATATCATAATAGCATTTGGCTTGGACGAATACTCTTACCTTGGATGTATTTTGAACAATGGCGTCCACCTCGCCGGTCTTCTTAAGAGAAAGAGCACTGCCGGTTACTTTCTTATATTCCTTTTTGATAAAAGAAGCAACACTTTCTATCATCTGCTCCAAGTCACTTTCGAAGCCGTTAGCATAAACATCTTTAAGCTTAATCTCTGAGTGGTAGTGGATGCACAGTTGGGGACCGTGAAACGAAATTTTAAATCCGTCCATCACGCGTGAGTCTGTTATAGGGTTACCTTCTTCTCTTTTGAGGCCAACTTTAATTGGCTCCCCCTTATCATCCAAAGCTCCGTCATAGCTATTAGCCATAACTTGTGAAATGCCTCTAACGATCTCTAGTGTGGTTGCCATTTATTTATCTCCTGCTTGTTCAGGACGCCAGCCTGATCTCCAGCGCTCTTTACGTCCCTCGACCCATTGAATGTAGCAATTATAACAACAATCAAATTTTTTCATATAAATATCATCCTTTAAATCAAAAGAATAAGTTTTACATACGGGACAAGTTCTGTTTACATCTTCTCTAGTAAGTAGTTTTTTAGGTATTAAAACACCATTAACTTCTATTTTCTCATTCATTTCATCCAATGAATCTTGTTTTTTATATAATTTTTGGATTTGTTCTTGATAAATTGCTTCTTTTTCATCGTTCCAAGACCCTCTTGGATTAGTTATCGTCTCTTCACCATACTTTTCAGATATAGCTTTTTCTAGTTTAGCGACGTAATTTGGATCTTTATATTTTTTTACCATAGCTAGTCCACTACTTGTTTAATTGCATATGCTCCAGCAAAACCTAGAGCAATACCCCCAACAACACTAGCTACTATCACGACTGGCATATTAACTTTACGATCTTTTTTAATTATCTTTCTTAGATCTTCAAGCTCTTTATCTCGCGTGTCTACCTCAACTCGATGACGTGCCAATGTCTCTTCAAGGGATATCCGTAAATTTTGTAATTCTAAGTCATAATCTAAAGTAAGTTTTTCTTTTTCAAAGTCACACTTATGTGATAGCTCCTGGGCTAAAAATTCTTTCCAGGTTAAAAGTTTTGCCGTGGCCACGTCATCAAAACAAGTTGCTTCGAATGGAACTTGGCCTCCCTTTGGTACCAGCGTAAAACGACCATCTTGGCCATTAGCAACTGGACATATAATAAAACTTAAAACTAATAATTTAGTGATTTTACTTAACATGCTGAAACCCAAACTCTTCTTCGATCCTACCAATAAGTCTTTTTGGATTTTCTGTTCGAAGAATAACCAACTCATCGACGCGTTCTTGCTTAAGGATTTCTACATTTTGCTTGTATTCTTCGTATTCTTCTTCAAGAATTTTAAGCTTTTCCTGATACTCTTGCAGGGCTAGATTTTTTCTTTGCGTTTCACGGGCGTGGCTTTCATTTAACAACCTAATTCTATCCTCATAGCTTTTTACGGACGCGTCATATGCTTTAACAAGAGACCCGTGATCCTGCCACCAAAAAAAGCTAACTACAAATAGCAAAACAGCTAATGCAACTTCTTTCCAGTGTTTAATTAAAAAAGCTAAAACGGCTTCCATTAAGCACCCTTCAACTTAACAATAGCGTCTATAACAGATTGGCCACCTATATACAAAGCTGAGATCATTACCCAGTCGGCGCTATCAAGAAATCCTAGTCCGGCTAGTGCTGTCGCAGTTGCCCACACAAGAAGCTTGCGTGAAACAAGCTTTTCCATACCTTTATCTAATAATGCTTTTGCCATAGTCACATTACCTCCAATACTATAAATAGTTATTGGTTTATAAAAGCATAACCCTCTTTCTTTGAAATGTCAAGAGTAGTATCTACAACATCTTTCAAAGAATCTAGATGTGAAATAAGAAGGATCGTCTTAAAATATCCCTTAATCATATCTAATAGTTGTGTAAATGCTTGCAAGTGTTCTTCATCCAGTGCAGTCCCTGGCTCGTCCAAAACCATTATATCACTGGCTGGCAGATTAGATACCGCCAGGAATGCAAGTCGAATCGCCATGGCAGCCATTGTTTTTTCTGCTCCGGATGCCATAGATAGTGGACGTGGATCATATTCAGGGTGTTTAATAAAGATGTCTAGCCTATTTCCATTCTCTTCAAAGAAGACCTCAAAGGTTGTCAGGTTAGACAGCACTTTCGCAATCTCTTGATTGATAACTGGCAATTTCTTTTTAATCACATCATAAGCAATACCGTTAGGATGCATACAACGCATATAAAGGTCGTAGGCTGCAAACTGCTCACGAAGCTCAATGTATTCGTTTTTTTGTTCTTTAATATTTAAAACTTTCTGTTCCAGTGAGCCAACCATCCTGTGGTACTTTATAATTTTTTCTTGGCACTTTGTAAAAGATCTCTGAATGGTTTTAAGTTTACTATCTAGCTCACCTTTCTTTGCTAACAAAACTTCAAGATTTTCAATAGCTTCTTTATTGTCTTCATAAGCTGTTTCTTTGGCCCTAAGAGTTTCTAGTTCGCCAGTTAGACGATTAATGGTATTTTTGTTACGGGCAATTTGAAGCTCGGTTGCTGTGACCGTCCTAGTGGTTTCATCTTTCTTTTCTATTAGGGACTTATACTTGCGAATGTTTTCTGCCACTACATCCGAGTCCAATGCGGTTCTTTCCTGCTTCTTTTCTTCTAGCAGCTTTTCTAGTGTGGGAAGATGAGCAAGCGCTTTTTCTGCTTCGTGGAGACACTTGCACCCCTTAATAAAACCCGGGTCGTCAAGAGTATCAATTTTCTTTTGAATCTCATACATCCCGCGCTCAAAAGTTTCCACATCTTCTTGTATATCAACATACTTGTCCCACTTATTATTAAGTTCCGCAATGTCGTAATTTTCAAGGAACTCATCAATCTTTACAACAAGCGACTTTTTGTCTTTTAACTCTTTTTTATCTTCAGATAGCTTTGCTTGTGCTGTAGTTAAAACACTTTGTTTTAAACTAATGTTTGATTTAACTTGTGCAATGTCGATAACTTCTGCTGGAATGGATTCAATTTTCGTTTCGATTTCGGCGATCTCGGCAGTTAACTTTTCTATTTTAATCTTTAAGTCTTCACAAGCATCCTTTTGCTCTTCCAAACTTTGTTCACACTCGGCGTGTTCTTCTTCGGCCTGTTCAATTTCTACATCATATTCTATGCCTTCAAGGCGCTTAAGTGCGCCTTTTGTGTCGGCAGCATCTTCTTTTGCTAGCTTAAACTTCTTTTCAAAGATTTCCAAATCAAGAAACTTTGCAAGAATTTCTTTTCTTTTTGTGCTTCCTTCGCGAATAAATGAGAGGCTATCTAGCTGACTAGACATACTTGTAAGAAGAAAATCCTCGATTGTTCCAAACACTTTTCTAATATTCTTATCAGTATCATTCCTTGTTAAACCATTTAGGCTTATCTTTTCTCCGCTTTTATCGATCTTAAAAAATTCTAAATCGGTCTTAGCTTCAAGAGTTTCCTCTCCTTTTAGCCGGCGAACATATTTTGTTGAACTTCTTCTAATGTAATATTGGTCTTCTCCAATGGAGATTACCAGTTCCCCCGTTCCCTCTTCTCTATTCTGATTAATGATGTTGACATTTTTTCTTTCATTCTTAGAGGTAGTGTTAAAAATAGTAAAGAGCAGAGAGTCAATAATAGAAGATTTGCCTGAATAGTTTTTACCGAATATTCCAACTGTTCCATTTAGGCTGGAAAAATCAATGCGATTGCCCTCGCCATAATTAAATAAGTTGTCCCAACAGAGTTCTTTAACGTTCCATTTAATGTTTCTGGAGATCTCTTCGTTTTCTTCGGCTTTCTTGATATAAAGCGAATTCAAATCCAAGACTTTTTTCATTAAAGGTTCTTCGACTTGAAAATCTGTTAAGTACTCGCGTATTAATTCTTCTTGGATTGCCGGATCTCTCATATCATCCTGGCTAATACCATCGGTAAAGTCTTTTACATTTCCTCTTTCGCCGGCTGCACGGTTAAGAAAGGAAATAGTATCAGGCTTGAAACGATGACGTGCGACTTCTTTTGCCTTACGCATCGCTTCAAGAGACAGATTATTGTTAGACACTAATCGTAACCGTGAACCCTTTTTCACAGTCAAGCCTTTGGGCATACGCCCGGTGGGGGTTAGATTTATAGTTATAAAAGGCTTGGGGTTAGGGATTACAATGTGCTCACAAGTAAAGTCATCTTTACCCTGGATATTCCATAGTAAAAATCCTTTGTCGTCCGTCTCTCCAAAGTTTTGTTGAACTGTGGAGCCTGGATACCGAACTTTTCCTTCATCATCTAACTTTTGGTTTGTTTTGTGAATGTCACCAAGAAATGCATAATCAAACCCCTCAAAAATCTCAATGGGATGATCTCCGTGAGTCATTACCCAGCCCGTGTCAGTTTTAACACCGGATACGGATCCGTGGTAAAGAGCAATATTAATCTTGTTTGAATCTGTTGGCTTGGTCCAGTTATCTTCATCGAATACAGAAAGCACATTAAGTGCTAACTTGTTGTCAATGATAACTTCCCCGGCATTCTTTAGCAGATGAAGATTAGAATGATTAAGCGCTTTTGCTATAGGAGTAATTGCATCCTGCCTATGCTCGTTCTTAAGGTTTCCATCGTGGTTCCCAAGAATAATATAGGTAGGTGCAATATCCGCTAAGTTTTTTAAAAATGAAGTTGCTAGATCAAAGTATTCAGGAGAAAGTTGTGTTTTTGTATGCGCTAAATCACCACAATGAACAATACAATCAACTTTTTCTTTTCTTAACCTATCATAAATCTGATCGAAAATTGCTCGATACTCTTTATGATACTTATAGTTGCGAATATGAGTATCCGCAAGATGTGCTATTTTCAAGTTAACCCCTACTTGAATATATTATAATATAGCATATATTTAATAGCTTGTCAAGTATTATTTGCCAGCTTTGTGCTCTTCGGCTGCTTGAACGGCGACTGCCTTAACTTCGGCCGGATCCTTTAGGCCCACTGCTCTTTTAAGGGCGGCTAATGTAATTGTGCCCAAAACAACCGGCGTAAAGTTATAAGCTAATTGTCCTAGGGCCTGAAGGATAATACCTAATTTTTCTGCATCTGTCATCAAATCTACGTCAACCTCTTGAATGCTTTCAAGCTCTTCCTTGATAATCTGTTTAAGTTGTGTCTTTGTTAATTTCATTTTAACTCTCCTCGCTCTTCCATCGAATACGCGATGGCGGCTGCTTGTTCTTTGGATTTTCCCTCATCACCAATTAGCTTTGCAATTTTCTTGGAAACTCTTTCTTGACCGACTTTGCTTACCTTGGTCTTTTTTTCATCTTCGTCTAACTCATTCAGCAAATCTTCAACTTCTTCGCCAAACAGTTCACCCGCCTCTTCATTGGTAAGAACAACTTCTAACTCTTCTTTGATCAGTTTTTTAAGTTGTGCTTTGGTGATCTTCATTTTTAGTATTCTTCTCCATATTGTTCACGCTCACTGGGAGCACTCGTAAGACCCTTTTAGCGCCCCAGAGCAAGCACCTCAAGACGATACGCCGCAGCACCGAGATATCTATTCAATTCGCGATCATCAATGATTTCAGCTAATTTGTTCTTAATATCTCTAAGTTGTTTTAACAATTCTACTTTTGTTGTATCGCGCCCTGCCGATGCATCAGCCGGCTGCGGACCCTCGCTTATTTTTTCTAACTCTTCTTTGATGATCTGTTTAAGTTGTGCTTTTGTAATTTCCATTTTTTACTGATCCTTTTTGTAGTCGCCCAAAGCAAGAGCCAAGGCGCCGGCCAATGAATTAAGTTCAGCTGACCTCTCTTCACGCGGCATTCCACTAAGTGTATTAAGAAGCATCATCATAATTGCCCCGCCATCAGGTCTTATTTTATTTAGGGTCGCAACAAGATCATCAATCGATATATGCGTAGGATTTTCATCTTTTTGTTCTGGTGCGGCCGTCGAAGAAAATAGATCTGGAGTTCCACTAACCGCTGGGTCTCTACCTTGTGAAAAATCCAAAGGAGATAACGCTTCTTGAACCTCTTGTATAATCATTCGCTTGACGTCTTCCATTGTTATTTTCATTTGGTTATCTCCTAGATTGCCGAAAGCCTTTGCAGTAAATAGTTTTCTTTTTCAATAGGAGAAGCTTTTTTCTTTCTTAAATCGAACTCACTTTTTGTCATTTCGCCGACGTCTTCAAAATTAGACGTATCAACTTTATAAACCTCAACATTATAGGACAAAAAAAGATTTGCTATTTGTCTTTCTTTGTTTTCTGCATCATCGTCAAGAGCAAGATAAACCTTTTGGCCGCTTTTAACAATGGCCTCAAATAACTTACTGTTTGGCCTAAGAGTTGAACCAAGAAGTGGTATGGCATTTCCTGCCTTAATGGCGTCAAAAACACCCTCTACAATAATAATATCCTTGTTCCAATCAATATAAAGATCATTAAAAATAATATTACGGCTAGCTGGGGGATTCTTATACCTTGGCCATTCATTTCCATACGAACGCGCAATAAAATAATTTACATATCCATTAGAGTTGAAAGAAGGAATAACAACTCGACCAGCGTATTCTCCCTCCATACAATAGCCTATCTTCCACTTGAGAATGTCGGCTCTATCAATTCCTCTTTTTTTAAGATAGTTTAAAGCCCTCAAAGAAGCTCGTGACGGCTTCTTATCCGTTAGGCTAGCAAACCCCTGCGGAAGTTCAACGCGTTGCTCTATGGGCGCTTCAGGCTCCTTAAAAAGGAAGTCAAAGTCAGTGATCTCAACTTGGTCTTCAAACTTGGACCATTCGTCTCGATCTTGGCGTGTGCCAAACTTTCGGACGATATAGCCTAAATTTCGTCCGGACTTATCGCAAATCCAACATTTAAAGACGCTTTTATCAACATTTACAGAAAGCTTCTTTTTGTGATGATCGCAGAATGGACAGTGAAAAAGATACTCACCACCTGACGCGTAGCCAGATCCGAGAACGTTTTTTATGATTTTAAGCTTTTCTGCTCGCATATTACCCCCGCCTTAGCAATCACAAGTGAGTCTGCTCTATCATAAGACTCAGGCTTTGGATTGCCGTGACGAGTATAATCTATCACGAAACTGGGTTCGTTGTCAAGTAAAAACTTCAAAACAACTGGTTTCGCTTTTTCGCCCCTAGGGATCTTGATGCCGCATAGTTTTCGAGCAGACGTTGCCGCGATATACTCTGGCTTAATCTTAAAGTTATCAAAAACAAGCCAAGATATAATACCGTTAAAGCGAGACAGAGTTGAAAGAGTTTTTGCAGATGAAAAACCTGAACGGAACGATTGTAACGATTGTTCAATATAGACTGCGACAATTTGCTTCCCATATTGCTTATGGATGTCTTCCAGGCCAGATTTAACATACATTACCTTTTCAAAAAAATCTTTATACTTTCTTGTATCCCAAGCACCGTTGAGGATTATTTTGTCTCCATCAAGGAGTGTATAGCCAGTTATACTGGTCGAAATGTCTAAACCTAAAATCATATATACTATATATCAAGCTTAAGTTTAAATGTCAAGTCTCTATCTTCAGTTTTCTTAACTGGGGTGGCGACAGTGGCAATACCAATCACATTTTTATATTGATCATAGATGGCGACTTTACTAATATAAGTAATTTTTTGGAAACTAGCCGTTGGTTCATTATACGAAGCACTCACGGTGTTTTTAATAATTGCGTCGCGCTCCACGTACTGATACGTACCGGTCATAGGGTTAGCAAACGAAGCGCTACTTTCCTGATCAATAAAAGTTGGATTATTCGAATAGTTTAGTTCACCTCGGGGGGCGTGAGCCATCATTGTAACATTTGGAACATAGTGAGTTCCGGAGAAAGCCATATAAAAACTAGCTGATGCTCTTGTTTGTGTTGAGGCTGTTTCACCTGACGAGCCGGTAACACCATCGTTGGCACCGACACCAAAGTGAATCCATTTGGCAGAATCGACAGTTGTTCCGCCGGTATACTTTAATTGTCGATCATTAATCGCCCAAGCTCCTGTTAAACACAAGAACCCTTCATTATAAAGTGCAACACCAGCAACTGAACCAGAATTTGGGGCGCCGTATGGGGCAACTTGTATAAGCTCTCCGTTTCTATTTACATCTCTTAACTGCCCAACCATTGTACCGGTTACATAAAATCTTAAATCAATGCTTCCTTTTTTAATAGAGGAGCCATAAAAGATTGATGGAATCTCAACTAAGCCAAGTGCTTGAGAAGCCTTGTTGCCCATAGATGAAGAAAATTGATAATGCTTGCTGAGGGGTGTATAATGGTTTAATGTATTCTTTAACGCGTCGACGTGTTTTCTTGTTGCGCTGGCAGCATAATAGCTTTTCTTGATTGATGCCGTTAGAGGATAGGAGCCGGTTATTTTTGCTCCATAAGAAAACTGTGTCCTGTAATCGGAGTCTGATATGGTGCCTTTAGCACCACGAGCTATTACCTCAACTTCTCCACCCTTTGTTATTAAAGGGTATACCAGACCAGTATCGCCCGAAAGGCGATCAACATTTAGCTCATATAAGTTTATAAACCCAGGGCTTACGTTTGGTACACTTGGAGTAAATGAGCCTGACTTAAGAGAACGGTTGTTAAAATAGACTACAGAATCATAAATAAAAAATTCGTATTGTGGATGAGTCTTGAGACGATTATAAAACAAATCATCCGAAGCGAATTTGTATAAATTCGTGGGCATGCCCCACTCCTCCCTTTAGTAGTCCAGTCTAACGCGCAATGTAAGTTCGTTTGAAGGAGTTTTCTTAAGGGGCTCGGACAATTTGGCAACGGCTAACAATTCTTTATCAGCGGAATACAGTCCAATCGTTGTTATGTATGCAACCGGCTGATCTCTAGAAACCTCTTTTACTCTGATCTTACTTCCACTTAAATAAGTCGGATTTGAACTATAGTTAAAATCACCGTGGTTAGCACGGCAGAAGTAGATTGTACTATTAAGTTCTGTTGTATTGTTGAACTCAATGTTAATCAGTCGTGTTCGGAAACCATCAGCAGAGGCTGAAATAGCTGTACCTGACATCACCGTATTAATATTTCTTGTGTCGGCTGATGTCGCCGAAGAGCCAAAGCTTGATCCGAAGTCGTTAGCGGCTGATGAGGTAAAAACTGATGCGGTGAGTACGCAGATTCCCGCTTGGTAATAAAGCAGCCCAACGCCAGACTCTTCATTTGGGGTTGCAGAACTTGTATATAAAATTCCATATTCGCCAGCAGGTGAGTTGACCTTGTAAGAGGTATCCGCACCATAATCGCCAACGGTCATAGAATTTAAGAAACGAGAGTTCCCTGCCGTACCACCAGTAGCAAATGACATTCTAAAAGTATTTTTTTGAATCTCATCTTTGGTAAGAAGACGCGCAAAAGATAAGAAAAAAGCTTCTTTAATTTTGTTGCCGCCTGTCAAGTCTCCATCACGATCAAACTGTCGGACAGCACCAGTATGGTCAAATCCGACAAGCATCTGAGCCATCTGATTGTAGATGTTAATTTTTTTGGATTGCATCTGTTGAGCCAATGGAGATGAATTGGACATAGCAGAGTCGGCGGGGTACCCAACCGTAATATCAAAAATATGGTTGGCTGAGGAACTTAAGTAAGGATAATCATAAACCGATTGAAACATACCATGGCTATAGTTTTTAATATTTGTTTCATTGGTTGTACCTTCGACGTAAGTACCAGAGACAATTGATCCAGTAATCGGAATCACCTCGTGCAGAAGTGTTCGCGTTGTTGCTAAATCATTATTGCTAAAAGTTTTATATGTAGATGCCATTACTTACCTTCCTATACCTTTTTAATAAATCTGACGGGAATATCAACTCTATACCCAGTTCTTTGACCGGTCACTCTTACAAACGTGTCGATTATATTACATGACACAGTTTCAATTGTTTTTGTAGAACCCAACTTAGTAAACAAATAAGTGCTTGATTCTAAATCAATTGAAGCTTTAATTTTGAATTGCAACATAGACCCTCTTGCACCAGCAATTACCTGCTGTGCTGTAACAACAGAAGTGTCTGGATTTGTTCGTACAAACCCGGGATTGCTATCAAGAGTAAGAAAATAACTGGCAATATTATCGTCGTCAATAAAAGAAACAGCAGCAGGCGATGTTCCATCTGCCGAATAAATTGTTCCCAAGCGATTATCAATCTCAATAATATATTGGGTCTCTAACAAGGAGCCGGCCAATGTTCTGTTGGCCGGTACAGCACTATTATCAATACCTTGATCTAATCTAAATCTTTTAGAATCAGCTAAATTTTCACCGTTGAAAATTCCAACGACATTATTTAAATTAGAATCATCTCTAGCTGTATTTTTGTCGACGGCGACTACAAATATATTATCTGTAGCGTAGCGCTTGCTATCGTTAGAAAATGATTCATTGAGCTTAACAACCGGCAAGTATAGAAGGCTTGGATTTGGAATTGTAATCAGCTTAGACTTCATAGAAGAAGCATTATTTGTAAAAGCCTCTAAGACCGGCGTTTGTAAAATCGATAAATCCTCATATCCACTAGAGGTAACCGCCGTATAGTTTGAGTAATCAATCTCGTCGTCACCTAAAGCAAAAGAAACAATTCTAAAACTACCGTCACCCTTTGCTAATCTCATCCTTCCTGTGTCAGTTAATACAGCGTCCAGTATGATGTCGCCGCTATTATCTAAAAAAGCCATAGTATTCTCCTGTATATAAATAGTTCTTTCAATATCTAAATAGTCAAGTTAAATAATTTATTTATGAATATCCGCCGCCGCGGGACGGTGAGCCACTAAGTCTACGCTCTTGAGCAGTTGGCTGTGTGCCCTCAGCTCTTTCAAAACCCTGCTCGGTTAGGTTTGGCCCCGCTTTAGCTTCTGTGCCCCTTTGATTTTGAAGGCGACGGCTTCGGCCAATCTCTCCTAGGGCACGATTAAATCCTAATTCTTCTAGAACTCCTGTTTTTGGAATTACTAAACCTTCATTTTCTTTTGGCTCTTGAAAATTAGTAACTTCTGGTGAGCAAAGCACCTCGGGGTTTTCTAGATGTTCGGTCTTAAAGTTAAGGTTTATATCTACCATTCTTTTTGTTTTGCTAGATGTTAAGCGAAGTTTAAATTTCTTGCCCCACAGTTTTTGATCTCTAGCACCCAGTTTAATATCTCCGTCAGCAGCCGTTGCGCTAAAAGCCTCAGTTAAGTTAGAGCTTTTTGTATCGACAATCGACTGCAAATATTCTGGTCTGACCTGAATTAAACGCTCGGCTGATTTATCTAAATCAACTGGCATTGGTTCGTCCGGCTCGTATATATTTACTAATGGGTACACTGCCCCGTCTGAGTCGACCACCTCCACTTCATATATAGGAGTAGGGTTGGAAACGTGTCCATGGACATCAACAGATCTAAAAATGTAATAATATTTTGTATTCGGAAGCACTTTCTCCACAAATGAAATAGCATCAACTTGTTGGCCTGGACGATCTTTAACCCGGGCAAGAATAGTTTTTACCGATGCATTTGCAAAATCTGTATACCTCTTCGGTCTTCTAGTGAGTGTTCGGACTTCAAATTGTTGGACTGGATCGTCAGAAGAAAATTTAATTGTGCCGTCTTTTGATTTTTGTGCTCGCATTAGCGCGCTAAAAGACCTTGTATCTTGTGGTGTAATAGGTACTGGACGGTCATAATAATCACCGAGGCCGGCGCCGACCAGAAATAATAATTCGTTATTAACTGCTCTATATGGTGCTATTTCTACATCTGGCCCAACAGGATGAGTATCTACTGCTTTGCCGGACCACATCATGTAAGGTATTTGATGAACCTTTAACGATGGAATAGTTGTTGCCAAAAACGTTTCTCTACAAGGCTCTGGGGGTGGGCACTCACACATTATTTCTGGTGTTTCACGGCCCAAGTAAACTGCCTCTAGAGACGAATTGGCAAACTTAACTTTATCTCCCATAGTGCGAGTCGTTTGACTATAAGTTTTGCCTTGTTCCCAATGGTCTGGGCAGCTTTGAATGCCGAATCGACCAACTTTAAAATTTGTTTTATTTGTAGACGGCAACTGTATATTAGCTTTTTTTAATTTTGCTTTGAAAAGAGCACTAGAGCGACCGGGAACAACTTGTGCCTCCAGATCTTTTCTCAAACGCGCAAAGACAGTACAGGCTTTAGTCTTATCGGGTGGTGTTGATGGCGGGGGTACATTTTCAAAAACTTCTTCAACCGTCCAGACAGTAGAAGGAGGAAGGTAATGATCGCAATAAGATATAAATACAAATTCATACTCGCGAGTTGTTTGAACTTGTGGATTCAGCATTGCAGGAGAATTTGGATCTGGGCTGGTTCCGGGTGGACACACCTCAACGGTACCGGTAGTATTAGGTTCTTCTATTATAACTCGCCTAGATCTTTGAGCTATAATTATACCAGTGCCCTGCGTTTTAAAAGAGGGATCAAAGCGCTTTACATACTGGGCGACGCGTTGATATTTTTCATAATCTGATAGATTTTGATTTTGTATAATGCCGCCAATTGGCCTAACTTCATCTAGCGTATAAGGCCCAGACATGTCTACATTTCCAGGCTCAACAAGATCACAAGGCACTGGTTCTGGTTTTTTACTAAACTGTGAATAGAAGTACTCTGTTCCAACAGAAAGTTCATAGGCAGTTACTAAATATGTGTATTCTTTATTATACTTAATCTGAGTGTCAACATATTCCACTATGTCAATTGTATTAGAGTTTGGAATCCAAACATTTTGTATTGGTTGAATATTTTCTTGCTCAATAATATTAAACATTTCCTCTAAATTAATTGAAACATCAGATACATCAACTGGAGTTTCGCTTAGATTAGAACTGCCAGGTGATCGTGTTCTAAGATTATGCCCAGTCGAATTAAAAGTCTCAGTTGCTTGAAGATTGGACCCTATTGACCGAGATGTTGTTGCACCGGTAGTGGTATCATTTTGCTGGTCTAGTGTGCTTCTAGTATCAATTACAGATCTAATATCACTAGTAGAATACTTAGATATTCTATACGCAATTGTTTCTGAATGGGGCGTGTCGCCTCTCATCATCTCTTGATAAGAACGTAAGTGTAGCTTAGATATGTTATTTAATTTTCCAGATAATATTAAATAATTGGCCAAAAGAGACATTTTTTGCTGGTATAGATTACCTCGCAAAGCAACATCTATTGAATCATTTGTGTTTCCTAAGAATATATGATCACCAGGAAGTGGAACGACCGAAGGTGGTATATCTGGCAAGCTCATTAGCCACTGATACAGATCAAATGTAACTAAGTTTCTAGAATATGGTCCAGACGGAACAGACTGCTCTGTATCAATTGTCGATTGAAGTCTTTTTGCAAATCTAAAATTTAATGGTGCTTGGCCTTCTTCGCGAGGAATTCTTGTATCTTTAAGTGTTGACTCTGTGTAAGCTCTAGAAGATGTATTGCCCTCAGGCGGGGTAACCAAAACTTGACCCTCTGAGAGTCTTCTAAGCATCATAGCTTCCATCTTGGAATCTTCCAAGGAGTCGGCTACAAAAGTATTTCTATCAGTACCAAAAGAAAGCTTGGCATCCATCGGAAACGAGGTTGCGTATATATTTTGGTTTTGCATAAATGGTAGCTGCCTAGCAGATATTAAATAATCTTTATAGCTTCTTTGCAAAAACAGTTTGGAAAATTCTTTAAATCTACATTTAACATTATTTTGTAAATACACTACGTAGGGCACGGTACCGTCTTGGGCAGACGTAAAGTATAGATTTGGAATTTTTACTTCTGGCACCTTTGGGCTTAGAAGCCTTTCGTACTCTTCCATAAAAAAGTTATAATTAAATGATAAATCCGACTGTAAAGCTTTTTCTTTCCCTTCAAGTTGCTGGCTTTCTATTTCTGACAGAGGGGCGGCAACTTGAAACCAGATATCTCTAAAAAGTCTAATTCCACCTGGCACAGGAGGACGTTGAATCATATAAATACTGTCTTCGGCGGCAGAATTATTGTCTACCTGACCTATTAAAGATAATAGGCCGCTGGATGCCATCATGCTATCTAAGTTTTGTTCTGATACTGCGCCTTGGCCCCCGCAGGAAGATCTTGCAAAAAATGGATCTCTTAATTGCTTTATAGCGCCGCTAAATAAAGCTTTTTTATAGTTTTTAACGCGACGATCTGAGATTTTTTTCAATACTTCTGTTGGGCTACCTACACTAAAATGGTCGGTAAAATATCTTTCTAGATATGAATCCCAATCAACACAATCTCCCTCGGAACTTGCTGATTCGCCAGATGGTGGTGTTGGCATAACAGGAGAGTTAGGGTCCGGATTGGAAGTAGCGCCGTCAAGAGTTATATATTCACTGCCGGCTGAGGCGGCGGGAACTATCGGAAACGCACCCTTATTGGCAGTAATAGATACTACTTGAGTTTTAACTGGTAGTGAAATACCATGAAAATAATCTTGCTCCCATTCTATAATAGGACCATAAGCCATATTAAATGGCTTTGGGTTAACTTCGTAACCATACTGTAGGCCCATATTTCTGCTCTCAACCCAAGCTCGGCCTTGTGTATTTCGAAAATTATCAGCGGTTAATGATTCACTGCATTGATGTACATAGATATATTTTTTTGATAAGCTCATCTATTTGGCCTTAACAACTTTCATTTACATTTGTAGTAATTTGTGATAGGTCTGTAAATTGTAAACGATTCATTTCGGTATTAATATAATTAGTTAGCTGCGCCTCTCTATCTACTACTTCTGTAGTAAAAGTTGTTTGCACAGTTGCTGGAGTGGGGCCGGCGGTCGGTGTTGGGGCGATAGACGGCGTTATTAGAAAGTTTTGATTATAAACTTCTGTCGTATCTCCCAAATCAGTTCCAATAGCAAACGTTGGATTAGTTATCGGCTGAATTCTGGCCAGTAATGGCTCACCTTCGGGGATTGACTCTAAGACCTCCAAAGTTAACGGTTCATATATCTCCATTCCACTAGAGGCGACGGTGGTTGTAGCGCCGTAGCCGACAAAATACTCTATTTGTGCTGTTTTTCCTTGATTAAAACGATAAATATTTCTTAAATCTGAGTCTTTCAACAAGTCTCTATCGTGATCCAACCAGTTTCTTGCACCACCATCTCTACTATCAAACAGAGCACGGACACCGGTTGGAATATTATCTATTTCTCTTTTCGATAAACCTGCTAATATATTGTCTTCTTTTTCTAAATCAAAGTTTTGTATCGATAAAGTAGAAGATAAATCACTATAGTTGTCTTTTACAGGTATTTCTTGATCACTATTAAAGGCGCTATCTTGAACTATGAGGCCCAAATCTAATGCACTATCACTAATTGATGTTGCTATATTTGTGATTGTGCTAGCCACAAAAGGGTCGCTAGTATCAATTCCGCCCTCTTCGGCCAAATCAAAAGAATCTGATATATTCCTACGATTAAAATTATTATTTCCAAATACTCCAGTAGTATCGTCAGTATAACTCTGTATTGGTTCGGACTCGTGCTCTTCATAGTAAACACTCAATCCCATATCGGCCAATAACTCTTCGGACATATCATCGACGCTAACAGCCTCACTGTGGGCTTCGTCTTTTGTCATACTAGCCTGCACAATTTTTAATTTTATTTCATTATACTTTTCAATATTGTCTATTTCGGTATCTGCTCCAATAAGTTTCATAGAAGTTGGGCCGGCTTTTATCATAGCCGGCGTCATGAAGCTGTAGTCTCTGCCTGATGGTCGGGGTCTTCGGCGCTGATTTTGTCGCGTATTAGGCTTAGCCGAGGTGGCATCGCGAGCATAGAATTTTAATTTTTCTTCTCTAATTCTTTCTTCATACTCGGAAGCGTTAATACTTGGAAAAGATAATGTTTTTTTGGCACCAACATAATCATACCCAACATTATCTTTCTTATTACGATTTACAAGAAAATTAAAATTCTTTTTGAACGTCAATACGCCAGAAGACGATCTTGATTTGCTTGAGATTTTTGATTTTGCATCGGCCTTAGCGCCGTGGTAAGAATCAATATTTAAGTTTCCTTCTAAAACTTTTAATAATTTTTGCTCTATTGATTCCATTATATTTACCAAGGATTCTAGGCCTTCTATGCTGCCACTTTGAAGACTAGCGATAGACATAAGGTAATAAACTGTTTTTCTTTTTTTCTTACCCTTAACAAGCTCTATAATATCGATTATTTTCATAATTGCATCGCGTATTACTTTTAAGTGTTCCATACCCTTTTTGCTTCTATAGGAATCCCTAAATCTTTTGTTAACACGATCATAGCTTTTATTACTAATATTATAGGACACTAACTCCTCTAGCTTATCTTTTGCTCGACAAAAACTCATTAGTTTTTGGTTCATATAATCGATAGTGGGATCTTTTACTTCTATTTCAACCGAATAATTAAACTTGCCACTAGTAAATTTTGAAATTTCTTCGTCTGTAACGGAAAATACTCTACGATTTTTCAAATTAGCAATAGACACCTCTTCCATCGAGCCAACTGGTTCCTCGGGTACCCCATCGAAATTTTTATCTATTCTTCTGTTGTTTTTTCTTAGCTTTCCTTTAGAAGTGCGCGGTGATGACATGTTTTTTGTGCCAGAACTTCTATCAGTTCCTGTATCTGATGAAAATACCACCAATTCTCTTTCAGCAGGCTGATTTTCTAACGTATCGTTGCTTACCTTGCTTGTTCCAAATCTAGATTTACTTTTGGTATCTGTGCCTCTTTGTCTAAAAATTTGTATACTTTTGATTAATCCAGACTCATATATTGACCGGTCGCGAAGACCAGGAAATCTACTCTGAGATTTTATTAAATTTTCAGTATCGATGTGGAATAAAAATCTTGTTTTACCATCTGCGTCTTTAGATTCAATTGGTTCAGAAATATATGTAGCCGCTACATTTTCAGGCGCAGCTGTTGTAAACAGATTATTGACTAAACTTGCTTGCCTGTTGACAGTAATGGGTGCCAAATTTAAATTAAGTATTTCTTTTTTTATTGCATGATTTTTTATTTTAAGGTTTGGAACAGATTGCTTGACTAACCTAGCGTGGGAAAAAGGAGTATGCTTTGCGCCAGCCATCCAACCCATTTCCGGGTGGTAATGTACTGGTCCGTCCCAGGTAGAGCCGTCGACGACCGAACGAAAAATGTTTGATTCAATTACAGGCATACCATTCTCTATTATTTTTTCTGAGCTGGTTTTCATACTAAATAATTCTGTTCTCATACTGTTGTACAGGCTCGTCGGCATTTCAAAATCAAAATCCGATTTCATTCTTTCTATATCTAAATCCATATATTCTACAACTTCTAAATAATTTAAATTAGAGCCTTTAACTGGAACTGTTATGTTGTAATTAAACTTTCGAACTTGAGAGCCATCATTTTTTGTTACGACTCTGGTATTATCTAAAGTTTTTGCAGAATGATTTCTGGGATCTATCGTATGTACTGTGGCATGTTGGTGGCGAACTGCTTCTTCTACAATGTCAGCAATATTTGCACAATCTTCTTTTATTCGTCTTGAATACTGAGGGCTTGTAAAAGTTACTACTTTAATTTGCATATAGTTTATAGCACGATCTGTAATCGGATAGCAACACTCATCACAGTCATCAGAGTACCAACTAGGAGGCACCCTAGGAGGGGGTGGTTGGGGCGTCGATATCGCCGGTGGTTGGTTATTTAAAATTTCTTGAAGATTGGTTTCGAGAGTTTCATCCATCGTGTTCAAGGAAGATTGAATTGTATTTCCTATAAGGCCTCCTAAACCGGACGGTCCTGATGTTGCAGGTGGAACAAGATCTGGATCATTATAGCATACTAATTCTGTAACTTCGCCGCCGGCCGTTTCCTCTGTTGTGCGCTCTGAGGATCCAGGGCCGCCACCGGTACCGGCGGCAGCGGACATCATTCCGCCAGACATTGCAGCATCTTTTATATCACTAATTAAAACAGCCTGAAGAGTTGTTTCAAGAGTTTCCCCCATAGTTTCAACAGATGTTGAAACAGCTGCCTCGATTAATCCACCAGCACCCAAAGGTGTTAAGCCGGTATCGTCTTCTTGTGACAATACAATTTCAAGGGTAGTCTCAAGAGTTTCGTCCATATTTTCGGCGGCGCCGGTGATTGAACTTCCTATAAGGTTTCCGAACCCAGACAGTCCTTGTTGTTCTTCTGCAACTTCTTGTAAAATTTCCGGGTTTTCTTCTTCTGCCTGTTCAATTAATGCACGAGCTTCATCATAAGCGTCTAATGCAGCTTGAGCAGCAGCAACGGCCGCCTCAAAGTTCTCCAGGCTTTGATCAAAAGTTTCACCGCGAATGGAAAAGTCGCCGGCGATCAACCCTTCCAGGCTTTCCTGTGCGGCTTCAAGTTCTGCCAGCAGTTGATCGCGTTCGCTATAAGATGTATCATATGAAACTGATTCAACGGGCATTTTATTCTTGTTCCTCGCACTTTTCAGTACCGGCTTTATCCTTGTGTGTAATAGTTGTTACAGGGCCAGTATAAATATCATAACGCGTTGAACGTCTTGTGTCCGGACAGTTAACATCCAATCCAACGCGTAATCTTTTCTTCTCAAACGTTGACTGTGCCTCGCATAAATCTGCTACATCTATTTCGTCGTCGACCAATACATTAAAATAATAATCTACCATTTTATCGTCCAAGTTAATTAAAGGCTCTGCCGGCAACTCATCTCTATCAAATAAAATATTGTTCTTTACTAAATTAGTCTTTTTCTTAAAAAATAATGGCTTAAGATTTTCTTTAATACTTCTATTTCCTGCTAAACCAGAACGAGCAGAAATCATATCTTCTTCTACTATTTCAAATATTTCCACCTCGACATTACTCTTATCGTGTTCAGTGTTTTCCTCTATAACTTCTAACAATAAGTGATCCGGGTCAACGACAACATACGTTCCATCAGCGTAAACTTCACTGTTAAGAGCAGGATCTGGTACAATGGCTAGCTCATTTGTTGCCACTTGAGTATTAAATATGGATGTTTTATGCACTAAATCAACGTCAATTTGTGGAATCCTAAGTGTTTGATAGCTCGCTGTTAAGTGTGTGACTGAACCGCTTATTTCGCCGTTTAATACTTTAATTGACCATTTTGGAGCAGCATCTGTTTCTGGTGAGCATGTCCCAAGCGGCTCGGTTGCTAAGAAAAGTTTCTGCTCGTGAGCCTGTTCAACTGTTGCCAACATTTGAGCTTTATCTGTGTAGGCTCCCAAAGAAATAGCCGGTTGATATATTTTTTTTAAATTATATTCACGACCAACACGAGTGGTTACTGTTTTAAGCTGAGGGGTATTGTGTTGAATTCTGTCTTCTATGTCTTTAGAATATTCGGTTACATTAGCATAGTCACCATCGTAAAGAATATTACTATCGTGAAAAGAATAATATACTGGACGTAGCTTGCCAATAGATAGCAAATATCTTCCGTGAGGCGTTAGTTGTATATCTAAGACTTCTTCTTTTTTGTTTGCAAAAAGCATATACTATTTCCTTGGCGGCAATTTAGATCTTTTTTTCGAGGGGCTCGCTTTTTTTTGAACTCCTTCCGCAACCTTTTCTTCATCCGACTTAATAACTAGTTTAGAATCAATATCTTTATCGATAGGTGAAAATTTAATTTCTGACTCTAGTTTTATAAGCTCTATTAATGAAAAGAAGTCATATGGCCAGTTATAACTAAAACTTGTTTCAGCTGTTGCTTCTTTACTAGAGCGGCCGGCTTGAGACCTAAATCGATATCTTGGATCAGCATCCGTATCAAATCCTGCCACTTTAGAATAATAGTTGTTATTTGCTTTCTGCTTAACTTTGAAAACCATCCATTTAAGTTTATCATTTATTGGCTCATTTGTTCTTTCGGCCACATTTCCAAATATTTCGTTTAATAATAGTTTGTGACTTATTTTGGTCTCAGCCATTTTTACTATCTTGCCGGTAGGGGGCATTAAGTTTTGCCACATATGTACTAAATCATTTTGTGTAAACTCGTATTCAAATTCAAAAATATACATAGAAATTGGATCTACTTTGTCTGGGAACGAAAGGAAGTCCATTGTCGGAGGAATAACAAATTTTTGCATAGAGTTAACTAAGCTTTTAACGGACTCTCCGACTAAATCAGTGTCCGGATTTTTAACAACTGCGTTAACGAGCCTTTTATCGATATTAAAAAACTTTCTAGTACCGGCCTTCTCAATAAATGGAACAGCAACTATTCCCTCTCGTACTACTTTCTTATTGGCTGTTTGTCCGAGTTTAATTGATTTTTCTTCAAAAGTAATCACATCAAGTAATGAATTAATTCCGCCGCCGGCACCATAATAGCTATTATAGTTTCTGTGATCGTAAGCAGATGCGTTTTGATCAATTGTGTGGTTAGAGTCGCCGGCTGAAGATACATAAAGCGGTACTCGACCCTCAATAAACTCTGATGGAATTTCTGTAACTTCTAAAAAGATTCCCCTGGATGGATCCGTTGGAATTACGCCAAATTGATGCCACATGCCTCTGGAGACAGATTCAGAGTTGTTTGATGGATATGTTAAAGTTCCTACACTATTTTTAATCGGATGGACTCCAGTGTCTGAAAAATTATACATTGGTGTCTCAAACTTAGGCTGAATCACCCAGCTTGAATTTTCTGCGCCTCCGGGTCGAACGGCTTTTGGATTTCCATTTTCATCAAATTCGGCAACTGGTTCAATAACCTTTTGGAAGAGGTTAAAAGATGAACTTAGCTGCATAGCAAATCTATTAATATTCATTTCACCATATGGATGTGTATTATTTGCTAATGAAAGGCCACCAGCAGAATGATCAAAGCGCCAATATATTTTTCTAGAAGTTGACAATATATCATCCAATGTCACGAAACTTGAACTAGGACTAAACAAAACATCACACCAAGCTTCACCATCATAATATGGAGGGGTAAATCCTGGATTTACTCCCCTTAAGGAGTCGACTACTTTAACTCTATTATAGTAGTTGGCGGCGCCAATATCTTTTCCTCTTCCAGATACCGGTGGCCCGAAAGCTGATGGGCGACTATACATTGTAAATGTTTCGCGCAGATCTCTTATGCTATAATCTAAAAGAGTATCTTGAGGAACAAAATATTTCCCAATTCGACTTCGCTGGCGTGCAATATTGTAAGATTTACGAATTTTAATTCTCATACCATAAATTTCACCTTCCTTGAAGGCTTTAAATTGTTTTTCTGGTTTAGATTTAAGAGTGGTAAATTCTCCATTTGGTAAAAAGAATTCTGGTACCTCGGCTAAAAAGTTACTGGCCATCATCTTGTATAGATTATCGCCGCGACCATCCCAAGAGCTTGTTAATCGCATTGAGGCTGATGGATGAGGTTCCATATCAACAAACTGTACATATGGAATATGATCTTCCGGTCTCACCAGTGTCTCGAATGGCACACGATAATCCCAACCAGATAGCTTTCCACCAGAGTCTTTCGGTGCATTGGAACTAGTTGCCAACAGGTAGTAATCTGTAGTTTCCCCGTCTACATCTTTAGGTCGGTTAACTCTATAGGAAGAAGTAAATACTGGATAATCTACGGCGATACCTGATTTAATTGTGTTAAATAGAATGCCCGGGGCAAACAATGGTGCGATTAAAGGCCTAAGGCGCGCATTTGCAAACCCTTCATCGTTTGCACTACCCGGGGATGGGTTTGTTGTAAACGCAGCGTATGATTTGGAAAATTGCGTTGCTATCTCTACAGTTCTTTCTGCTGGATAAAATCCATTATAAGGTAGAAATTTCATTGCCGCTTTACAAGTTAGTATCAACTCGGTGGGATTTGCAATTTCCTTATGATCTTTTCGTAGAGAAGCAAAGTGCTTTAAGAAGTCAGAAGTAGAATATACTGAATAAAAACTATCTTCTGAACTGTTTTGTGGCACACTTGAGCCAGTGGGGGATCCCTCGATTGATAATAATTTAGGATTCTTAGCTAAGAAGTTACCTTGCTGCTGCTTCATATAAAAATCAATATGCTCGCTGATTCTAAACTCTGGCACTATTGAATAATCTTTGGCCATAACTCGCAAGTCTTCAGCATAGTCATCGTAACTATCGTAAAATGGAGCAGCTGATGCGCTTACAAAAACCCCGTCGGCGTTAATCTTACCTGCTTGTTCGCCGGCTTCCCACTTAGTAATTCCACCATAAATTTTCATTCTTCCCATAGGATGGCCGCCAATTGGCGACACTGATGAAGTTGCTGCTAAATGAGGCCCTGTCAAAGAGCGCACAGAAGAAGTAGTTTGAATTAAATGTGGTCTTGCGTATATGCAAGAAGCTGTTACTGTAGTCTTATTGCCATGATGGATAAAGCTTGATATATCTTGTAAAATGCCCACCGAACCAGTATCTGCCAAAACAGCTTTAACGCTATCGGAGGAAGCCGTAACGTAAGATCCCTCTCTCATACCATCCAGGTTCCAAGAACTTCTCTTAGATCCTGGACCTACTATCGCCGCATCTGTGGCCGGGTCATTGCTATCAGCAGTTATACCGTGCCAACTTAGTTTTGATTGTCCCAAAGCTCTTCTATCGACTTCTGACGTTCTCCAAAAGTTGTTTGTATACGAGTTTCTTTTCCTTGCTTTGTAAATATAAGTGTTTGACTCTCTCGGATAAACACACTCTTTGTAAGAAAAATTAATAAAACTTTCAATAGGAGTGGAAGGGCTCTCTAATCCGCCTCTTAAATAATATTCTGAGACTGTTTTATATCCAGCGGGAGGAGACTTGGTAAATCCTCTGTCTCTGTCAAGTTTCTTATCGGTAAAGAACACAAGATCATTTCCATACGTTGAATTAATATTAATCGGACGGGTTGCTGTTACTTCCTTGCCACGCTCTTTAAAAGTAGTTCTAGTGCCTAATCTAAATCTAGTAGGATAATATTTAGACGATACAGGAGGCTCTGTAAAAGTCCTTAAGGCGCCAAATCTTTCAACTTTTTCTTGCCTTCCTCTTCCCATATCCTCTGTAACAAGATGACGGCCGGGAGTTTCATTATAGGAAATAATATTATTTCTTCTTAAGTAACGACCAATACGAGTTTCACCAGTACGAATCTGTTTCCAAGTAGGATATCCGTATGGGCCATTTCTATTAAGGGTAAGAGAGTTTAAGACCGTAGCATCAATTCCTGGATTTCCACTAATCCCTAATGGCGTTGAAATAACCTCACCGGTTGATGAGCCAGCAAGAGTGTTGCCATACAAGAACACAGCCCTGTCTGTTTTGCCAGATTGTGAACTACCAGTTAAAGTCAGAGTATTTGTATCGATGACTTGGCGTATATTTAAATTTAAACCTACAAAGTCAGTATTAAGGAATCCCGTACCATAAGTTCCGTCATTAACAGATTTATCAAAAGTATTGGCATTACCCCAAACTCTCAAACCATTACTATCAACCTTTGTAACATAATCACTAGCGCTTACAAAGTTATAAGCGGGTATAAATCCGGGACCAATAGAAACACCATCACGATACGTAAAAGAGACTGAACTAGAGTGCATACCATCTGGATGGGGGTGTCCCAAAACAACGGTACGCTGACTTGGCTCATTATCAACTAAAGAAGCTGTAATCCAAGCATACTGTGTATCTGATTGCGGAATTTCGTGTGATATGTAATAGTTATCGCGGACGGCTTCTCTTACAGTTGTTTCAGACACTGTTCTAGAACTTGACAACTTGTATCTTAACGCAGAGTTTCTATTTGTCTTATGGAAAGCAGCAATTCCAGTATAATCGTCGCTGCTAACAGATGACCCTGAAGCAAATCCAAACTGACCGGCGTGTTCTCTTAAAAGTATTTTTAAGGGAATCCTAACAGTTAAGTTTCTATAGTTTATACTATTGTAGGGTGAATATTGAGCCGAAGCGTAGTCTAAGGCTGGTCCACCATTTGCATCACCGGCTGTTTCAGGGCCGCCGGGTGCAGAAAATCTTTCTACAAAAATATAATCTGTTCTTCCAACCGAGCTGGACTGGATAGAAAAGTCTGGCTTGGCCACATCGGCAAACTCACCTAACTTACCAGCTGGGTTAGCTGAGGAATATCCTCTTGCGCTTTCTGCCCCGTCGCCTCCAGGATTAAATTTGCCCGTACCTTGATGTTTGATAAACGCTCTCTTGTTAGTATCGCGATCCGTAACTTGCACAATTTCATAGTGTTTTGTAAAGTTACCAATACTGTTTAGCTTGCCGGAACCAGTTAATTGTTGAATATTTCTAATATTAACAGGTCTTTTGGCCTTAACATTTCTATAAAAATCTCCTCTAGGCTTATCTGTATCTTGGCTAAGCACTTTGATACTGGTGCTTGAAACAGAAAGCTTCCAGCCCTCCAATCGGCTAGCTAGGGAGTCTAAATCGGTATTTAAGTCGACGTGACGATGAGGCAACCCACCAACGTATTTTTCTGTAAATGGCCCCTGCATTGATGCTTCGCCAGTTTCAACGACATCTTGATGCAAGTTATTGATTTCTAAAGTTCCAGCAGTAGAAAGACCTCCAATACTAACACTACTAAGGGTTGAAGCATAGCCTGTAGCTACACTTGATTTATATAGCGTAAAGGGAGCTATGCCCCCCTTAGAGGTTACTGCGGAGGCGTCAGTAGCCTGAAATATAAGTGGTGTTTTGTTGTTCGGAAGAGTTGGGTATGTTCCGGCTAAGGGCAGATGACGACTTTGAACACAGCTTTGTTCATCTTTAATGTTTGAAATTTCTATAAACTTAGATGCATCTCCCGGTGTTGTCGAATTTCTCCAATACGTATACTTAGAATTTGGCCCACCTGCTGGGTTATGACCGGCGCCAATTTGACCATTCCAGGCGCCAATAATAGAGCGACTGCTCATTCCAATGCCCATAAATAATCGATAAACTCTAGAAAATCTATTATTAGGATAATAAGAGCCTGTATAAATCGGAATGTTATTTACACCAACTTTTGTTACGCCGGCTGTGCCTTGAAGCGCGGTGTGCTGTGGAACAGAAGCGGATATAAAAGAGTAGCCTTTTTTCTTATATATTTCTCTTTGCTCATCAATAATCGCCACCTGCGCTGCACTTCTATCTACAGATGCCTTATCAGAAGTAAGCGAAGCTCCTTGTCTTTCAGCTCTTTGCTTCCACCAAAGACAATTTTTGCCTTGGGGCTGTGGATGCACAACTTTGGTACCAGGATTATTTAATGGTGCGTGACCAATACGCCAGTTATACGTATGCTCGTAAAGTCCCTTAATTTGACCTTCTATTTCTGTCTTGGGAGTCCGAAGAGTTGGTAATTTATGACGATACTTATTTCTAGTTAATACAGTATCCTCTACCATATTTCGTATATCGTCAGAAAATCTAGATGAACCTGGGACCAACTGCTGGAGCATTTGTCCTAAGGCTGTATCGAGCCATTGATAGTATGAAAGATACTTGTCTAAGTCTGGAATATTTTCGACTCTTTCGTAGAATATCTGCCTCAGCTTAGACATGTCTTTATATTCATGCCTATACCTGTTGATTGGCTCACCAATAAGATTATTAAACTCTTCAATTCCAGCAAACATATTTAACATTTCTTCTGAGATAGCTTGATACATACTCTTTTCAAATGTAAAATAATGCTTTATCGGTCTGGTTTCTCTGGTAAAAAGAAGATCGTCATCGGTTCTAATTTCAACCATATCGTGACTATTCATTTCTTCCGGAAGTTGGTATCTAGCGGAGCTAATGTAATTTGTATCAACCGCAGCAGTGGTATTTGTTTTGAAAAAATAACCACGAGCATTATATTGATTGTTAACTATGGGATCCATATCCGGGTCACGAAATCTTCTTTTCGTTAGTGACCCAGAGGAAAAATCCTGTACAATAAACTCTCCGTCTGCATCTGAACCAGTGACGTTAGAAAAGTCCCAGTTAAGGGCTAGAGTTTCATATTCCGGGATCCACACACCAGTTAGCGCATTTTCTAATAAATACGCACTTCTTAGAGGATGACGGGCGCCATAGTTTTCGGTATCACGGGCATGTGCTTGTATAACTTTGTTGTCCAGATACATTTGCCAGTGTCGAAGGTAACCAACTTTAACACTAGAATACTCATTAATTGTTCCGCCGGTAACATTAGTTCTACGAGCACCAACATAATATCTTCTAGGTACTGTAATGTCAGAGTGAATCGCATTACCACTTAAAGCAAACTCTTCTACAACTTGATCGTATACTGTATGTACGCCGTAAAGACTAACTTCTACATGAGTACTAGGGCCGGTATCTCCTGGGCCGCCGGTTAAATAGGTACCTATATGACCGTGAGTTGAAGATGGATCGGCTGGGGTGATGGATGAAGTTAAAACATTTCTAGTTCTTAGTGCAAAGGTCCAGCGTTGATCGTCGTATACATCCATATACATACTAGAAGTTGCTATTGTTACGTTATTTGATCGATCAATTAAATAGAAACTAGCGTGTTTAGATTCAGAATCTGGTCGAACAGCAAGGACTTGATATCCTGAACCGCCCGAAGGTTTAATAAAGTCATCTGGGTCTGGATCAGCTTGGTCCCAACCAAATATAGAAGAGGACACAAAAGTTAACTCGACATATCCAATATCAGCTGGTGATTTAATCCGTGGAAAAATAACTTCCGATTCTGCTGTAGTAGATATATCCTTATGAGAAGCTGAGATATAAGTTACGCCAATCGAATCAGAGTTTTTGGCCCCACCAGCCTGACTAGATGTCTGGTGTGTTACAACGGCATCTTGATTATCTGTTTGGTGAAAATCAATAAAATTCTTTTTTACAGCTTTTGGTCTGAAATTATTTCTCAGTAGTTGTGTCGTATTATCCGCGTAGAGGTTAATTCTTATGAGATCTTCATCTACACCAAAGCAACGTATTAAGTTACGAAATGATTTTTCAGTTCCCTTTGATTTAAAAATATAAACTAAGTTGTTGTAGATATTCTTATAGATTAAATTCTTAATCTTATGCAGATCTTCGCTATACTCTCTTTTTGAGTCTAAGTTTCGAATTGCAGATATTACATCAGCGTTGGCAAATATCTCTGAATTTATGAAACCTTTGGATTCCAAGAGACGATTTGCAAACGGCAGTGGTTTTCCACTTGAAGTTTGATACGTGGTAGAATGTAGTGATGGTATTGCCTCTATCTGAAGATAAAGCGTATCAAAGTAATTACCAATAATCTGGGTTAGGTTTTTAAGCTGGCCGCCGGACTCTGTATCTTCATCAATAATCCAACTTGGAAGAGAATGATAAATAGAATTGCTATTTCTAATATCGTGATAGCTAGCTGAGGCCGCAAGATTATTTCTCAGTGTTTGTATATCTGGATGCGTATGGTATACTACAGGATCTTTGTACTCTGATTTATTAGAGCCGCTGGACTCTATGATAGCCGAGCCCGTGCTTCTTGCATCGGATGCATAACCAACCCAAATACCGTTTGACGTGCGACCAGAGTAGTCCAACACAACGGAGTCTAAAGTAGAATCAGTTGTAATCCCTTCGTTGAATTTATAATATACGCCCAGCTCAGCGTTTGATATGTCTGTATTTGTTCCGCCGCGAACTTGTGTAAAATAATTGTCTCTAATTTGTTTACTAGTTCTTTGCACTTTCCAATATCTAAACTCATCGATAGAGCCAGATAACTTGCCCCAGCCAACCATATTGTCGGATGGAGTAGTTGTAGACACTGGCAGATTAGGATGCGTCTGAAGGGCGCCGATAAATCCAATCAAAGAGCCTGTAACTTCGCCAGTTGTAGAGCCGGTGGCTACTGTATTGACAAGTTGGCCGTCGCGATAAAACTTAACGACGTTATTGGAGGCACCTTTTACAATTGAAAAAGCATAATGGTGCCATTTATTATCGGCCACTTTTGAAGTAGTTATAGTTGCGCCACCTAGCGGCAGGTTTTGGAAGCCAGCACCTGCACCGGTTGCAATTGCCCCGGAAACAAAAGTAAGGCGAAAAGGGTTCTCATTAGATTCGGCAGGACCGGAAGCGGTAAGCTCAATTCTTAAACGGCCGTGCCTAGCATCCGAAGAAGTGACTTGGTTCCATAGATCAAAAATAACTTCCTTTTGTGTTTTGCTAGCGATAAAAGATTCTTTTTTAAGCCAAAATTCGACCGTGATACCATCGTCAAGGTTCATACGAAGGTTTGATTCATAAGTGCCGTCGCGGCCCGCTGGAGACGCCTTAGCGGCGCTGTAAATGTCTGTACTGTAATAGTTTGAACCAGTAAATGAAACTCCGAGCGAACCTGAGGGCATACCATACGATGCGGTATGAGGGCCACCACGAACTTCAATATACTCTTTATTTGTGGGCTCACCATAGTATTGGTTTGCTGCTGCTGGAGATGTATCATTTGCACCCCAGCCGCCATTATCATCGGAAGTATCGTGAGGTGAGAAAGTAATATATCCTGTTGTTCTAGGATATAAGTTGTCAAATATATACCTATCAATATAATTTGACTCATTGTGGTATTCGTTTATTTCAGCTTCTGAACCATCGTAAGGATAAGATCTAAGAATCCTATCAACAGCATCTACATAATACTTCTCTGCTAATCCGAATCTGGCAAAGTTCTCAGGATTTGAAAAATCAACTTGAGGGATATAACGGTCGATATCGATAAATCTTTGTTTTATGTTTCTTTCTGATTCAGCGCCAGCATCTAGGCTCTGGAGGTCAGTAGACGTAACAACTTTATCGGTCTTACCCTTGTCAAAAAGTTTCTTAATAGCCATTTATTAACTTATTCCACTCTAAATTTAAATGTTTCCGGTTGCTCATCCCAAGACCCAACGGAGCCATTATAGTAAGCCACTTTGATAGCATATGCGTATCCTGGTTCAAACAATCGCATATCAACGTCAAAATAGTTTCCTGAAACGTCGTATGACATTTGTGTGTGTAGCAAACTACCGGTGCCGTGTGGAATAACTTCAAGCTCATCTATGACTCTGTAAAATCTATAAGACCCACTATCAATAATATATGGAGTTGCCTCAACAGTGGCTTTAGTGTAAATAGTTGGGCACCAATCTTTTTGTCTGACATATAATCTAAAACGAGCTTGTTCATTCGTGGAATATATTGATTTTAAATTCGTAATGCTAGAAGCATAAGTTGTAGATGGATTTAAAGCAGGAGTATCAAACTTCTTGGGCCTAAATGATGAAGTTAAAAATTCTATTCTGCCGGTTTGATTATGAACGCCTGTGTTTGCCCAAACAGCGTATACTTTCGTTATGTCAACTGTTGAGGAAGTAATTGCAAAAGATGCAGAGTATATTCCTGTTGAAACATAACCACCTGTAATCACTGTGTTGCCAGCCGCTTGAACGCCGCCACCTTGAGGAAGCAAAATTGATGATGTTGATGGAGATGTATTTCCTATAGATCCTGAATAGAGTTCTACAAAAAGAGGTCCAGTGCCGATGTCTGGAATATTTCTTAGTTGCCCTCTAACGTAGTTATACATATAAATTGTATTTAAGTTTTCTGCTTGCGGGGCCAACGAGCTACTAAAAAATATGTTGCCAGTGTCGTCTTTAGTAGCGCTATTCCATCGAGCCTCAAGGCAGGGACGCTTAAAGAAAAACTCAGTTCCCCTTGCAAAAAACTTCTTTGTATAGAACGAAGTAGTTGACCCAGTAAGATTATTTAAGTTTCCATCGTGGTCTGTTCCGGATGGATTTCCTTGAAAGTAGGCCTCTTGTGATCCTGTTAGGCGAACTATAAAGCCATGATTCTTTTTTGTGCCGTCAAGCCATTGTTCGACTAACGTTGTCACGTTAATTTTTAAATCCGCGGTTGGGCCGCTACCAGTTACTCCTGATACACCTGCACCAAAAGATGCCGTATATGTAGGAGACTGGTGGAAATTTCCACCTTGCCTATCCCACGCAACCCGAACTCCATTGTCACCATCTTCGGCATAAACCCAGTTACAACCACCATCTCCATTAGTTAGATCTGTATAGCCTTCCATATCTAGGCCTTTGCCTTCGGACCAATCTTTTTGTAGTGCCTCGATCACTAAAATTGCATTTTTTGGAAGAGTCTGACTATGTTCAGCGTTATACAATCTTAAATAAAAATCTACTTGGTTTGCAGCAGGTAAATCACCATTGTTTCTATCGACTTTAATGGTATTTGCGGCGCCGGACAAATCAAACTTGATTAGGGCTCGCGCAAGCTCTTGAGACCCGGATGATTCTTGCCCATAGATAGAAAATACTTCTAGTATATCAGATAAACCCATATTAGCACCAGTAGCTCGGGTTGTTAGATTACTTTGAAAAGCGTTTGTTATTGTGTTGTCTGCACTGGCATAATATCTCTTAATAGCCATTATTCAATCGTTCCTTTGATATCAGCATCAGGATATTTAAGTTCCATACACACATTGTCTGGCACACTTACAAATCTACCGTCCGCTGATAACTGCTGATTAAAATTCATAGATGTGCTTGAGTAAGCACCCGTGGTGCGAGGCATTATTTTTACGTTTTTAACATCGATGATTCCAGGCACGTCTTTATTTAAAATATTGTATATATCAGTAATATATAATCTTTCTCCCATGTATAGAGGCTGAGCATACATCGCGGCAATTGCATTCTGGGCGGCTGCCAACACTTGAAATTTATTAAAACTTGGGTCTGCTACGGCATGAAACTCAATTGCAAAATTAACTATTTTTCCGTCTAAAATATCAATCGTATCGTGAATCATTTTGTAGTTGTTTAACCACATTTTTAAATTTTCTTTCAATGTGTTATTAGCTTGAACAAGATAACGATTCTGATTTTCGGCTAAAACATACATATTTAAGTTTCTTTTGAAAGAGTCTGGGTCTTGTACCACCCGAATTCTTTTAATTGTTCCAAATTTTGGCGGCATAGCGTATGAAATAGCCTCAAAATCCTGTAGTGTAACAGCGCGATTTTGTGTTGCGAAATGATCATAAGCTCTTCGCTTGATTTCATCAGCCGTTGGGAAAGACACACTACCAACAATTGGCTCTTCGTTATATACTTCTATAGACTCTCTAATTGTTCTTTGGGTTGCGGTGGGCACCTTGTCAGGACTGTTGTAAGTTACAATGGCATTATCTACCTTATCTACAGCACCAATTCTAGCATTTGTATTTCTAGTTGTATTTTCTCTATAGGTAATCGTTAATATTGTATTAGATGGACCGACGCCAAACTTGTCGGTTTCTAATAGTTTTGCGGGATCAAAACTTGTATCACTAATAAACTCTCTACCGTGCATTTTTAATGCTATATTTGTTGGCTCCGCAACTGTTGTGGTTTTTAGCTCTGAGTCCGAACCATATCCAAATTGAAGATAATACTTTCCGTCTTCTCTTTCTACCACAAATCTTCTAGCGGCAACAAAAGGTTTCATAATTGCCGGGGTCGAATCTCCGTCAGTGCCTCTATTCGTTACGGATTTATAGATTACATTTTGTGATAAATAGTCAACCTCGTGATATTCGTGCCCCTCTTCATCGACAACTGATACTATTTCTGTCAACTGTCGCGAAGACAATGGAATTTTTCTAAATTTTATAAAGTCTCCAATGGTTATTCGCTCTCTGCTGAACCCACCGGATATTATTTTACCATAAGCTTTTATAGCGTATGACGTAGGTATACCGGTTGAGTCGTTAACTCGTGCGGCCACAACTTCATTAAATGCATTATCAAATCGAACGTCTTCATCCAATATGTATTTATTACCGGTTTGAGACGAGACTGTTGTACCTCTTTTTAAAATAGGCTTATATGTACTATTCGGACCAAGACCAACATCATTAGCTGGTACAATACAGAAAAATGCTGCGACACCCACAGCCGATGGAACGCCCCGATATTTAAATCCGAGTTGTTTCGATAATCTAACAACATTTGTAAACTCTGCTGTTGAGTCAAGAAATGATTCATTAACCTGATAGTCTAGATAAAAAGACATAATGTCGCCAACGTAAGCAACTGTATCTAATATTAAAGACCCAAATGAAGCTTGATTAAAATCTTTATATACTTCTGGATAATAACGCTTGGCATACTGTACCAGATCACTCTTGATAGTGTCGAATTCTCTGTTTGTGTATTTAATGGGTGTTTTTAAATTAGCCATTCATTTCTTCCTTTCTTTTAATAAATAGTTTTCTAAGAAGAAACAGATAACTCTAAAACGTCTCTTTCGTTAAAAGGTACTATTTTGTACTCAATTCTTAATCCCATAAAATTTTCAGGCAGGTCTGGATTGTTCAAAGGAGAATTGATGTATAATTTTTCTATTTTAACATATGGCAGATAAGTTGCCAATTGTTCTTTTATTCTACCTTTTAAATCATTATATGTTATTTGAGTGTTTTGCCTAAATAAATATCTTTTTATTCCCACTCCAAAATTAATATCCATTATACGTTCACCAGGATTAGTAAAGATTAGCATCTTTATATTTTGGGCGGCGACTTGCTTAATATCCTGTAATAGTTCATATGGACCATCTTCTAAAGAAGTATTTAAAGGTAATCTTGCTCCTAAACCTGGCATTTTATTTCTCCTCTGTCTTAACTATTAGTCTTCCGTAAAATCATCTTCTGGATCATAACATAAGTTTCCATCTTTATCGTATGGCCTATCAACTTTCTTTTGCCAAAGGCGCACATTAAATTTTGGCCAGGGCGGGGCCGTATCTTGCCTGAGCATTTCTTCCATCTCTGTGCTTGTCAATGACTCACTAATATATAGTGGGTTTTCTAAATTATATAGGTCCATAAAATTGTGTGCAACTATTCTTTTTGTTCTACTAAACGCGTTTTTAAATTCCCATCTCTTAAAATTAACGGCAAATGGAGACAGGTTTAATCCTCCACCATAATATTCACTAGGGGCAAATGGACCACTGGGTTTATACCAACCGTCGTTATCTTCGCCTTGGCCGGGGCGGCCATGAGTATCGACCCACGCGCCGGGAAATTCATATGGGCCTTCCATTGTTCCATCAGCACCCTCAGCCCCTGCCTTGCCAATAGAGGGCGGAAATGCGTTAATAATGTATACTGCTATGACTGACATAATTCTTGGCATATTAAAACAATATCTAAAAAGCATCTTGTACTCTGGACCACATACCAAGCCCTGTATTAACGGGGCCATACCACCTATACCATCATATGAATCATACCAACTTGCATCAGCTAAATCTGTACCCATCGGCATAACTAACTCACTTTTTACTAGTGGTATGCTCATTGGATTTTCGTCTACATTAGAAGTACCTATGGAAAAAGCTTTATTATTTTGTCGTGTAGCAGCCGGATAATAAGAAGTTACTGTGCTGAGTAATTCTTTTAGATTAGAAGATTTTGGCAGTATGGATTCCGTACTTTTATTTGGTGGAACAAAAACAATTCTTAACCCATAGGACCAGGATTGCCATAAATCAACTTTTTGAAGATTTAAAGGTTCAAAAATTGATGCCTTTGATGCTAACCAAGCTTGCCACTCTGAGGCCTTTACCACTCCGAATAAATGTGGGTCGCGACTCTGGACATGTTGCCGCCAAACTTTTGGTATTCCACTGGACTCAAGATCGCCATACTTAGACCTTAAACTACTAAGAACAGCCGTTGTATTTGCTGCGCCGGCGACAAGATTTACAAAATATTGCTCGTCGTAGTCCTCCACGTAAATATAACTCTCTAATACAAAAGGTGAATAACGATTTTTACTTTCATTGGAAGGTTCAAGAGCGCTTGGAGACATAGGATTTAAGCGCTCTTCGGCGTCGGGATTTGAGTATTTTTCAAAAAAGATATTAGAATCTCCCGCATAGCCCGATATCTTGGGGTTGACCGCGTTATGCACAACGGCAAAAGGATTTGCTAAACTAGATGGTTTTGCAAAAGTATTAAAATCAATATTACCATAACACCCATATGTTGAATCACCCAAGAAAGCTTCATATAAAGTTTTGTACTCTGGTGGGATTCTTTTTGAAAACTCTCCGGAAATATAAGCCAACTCTTCTTTAATATATCTAGATAATATTATTTCTGCGTAGGGCTCCACTTCTCTCATAAAGTAGTCCCACGATCTTTCTTTTAATTTTCTAGCTTCTTCAATACTAAGAGCATTGTCATTATTTAGTGGATTTAAAAATCCTTTTGATATATTTGCCAAGTGCTCACGAAATATACTAGGTGGCATTACTCTTTTTAGTTTTTCGCCGGTATTAGCATATGGCTTATCGCTTGTAAGTGTAGGATCTTTTTTCCATATACCTTGCAGACCGTTAATGATATCAACTGCTTCTTGTTCTTCTGTAGTGGCCTCGACCAAACCAGCGTCCAGCTTGCGACCAAAGTTTTGTACCGCTTGCTCTAAAAACTGAAAATAATACTCATCATTTTTTCTTCTGCCAAAACCCTTAACTGAGTATTGTAGAAATCCGTCTTTTAATGTCTGAGTTATATATCGAGCCAAAAGACTATCATAAACTTCATTAAAGTCGGCCTTAAACTTAACAAAACTTGGCATGCCTTTGAGGACAGCTTCAGTAATATAGATTCTTATTGTTGATTTAATCAAGCCCTCTATCATTGAAGCTGTCGATCTTCTCATTACTTTGCCGCAGGGAGGCTCCAAAACACAATGAGAACTTTGATTTATTCTTGGATCGTCAGCTATTTTTTTGTGAAACTCCATCACTTGCTTACCGATTTGTTTAAAATCAACAATATTTTTTCTTTTTGGGTCGCATGCATCAACTTCGGGTATCATTTTATCTGCTATTCCACACCATCCATTTCTATTTTGTGGCGGCTGCATATAGAATGATGGAAAAACATCGTTTCCTCCAAATGCTATAGGGTCGATTGGTTCTGGAAGACCAGTTACTGGATGTCGATGTGTCTTGTCTAGATTGATTTTTCTAGGGGCATATCTTACTGGATCATTTCCGCTGAAGGTGCTTCCACCTTCACCATAAAGAAATGCTGTATTGTTATGTCCTATCATACTAGCTAATGAATTAAAAAGACTAGTATTAATATAGCCATACATTTCTGTTGCACATATTTCTGCAATATTACTAAAAGATTGAGCGATTGCAGCACCTTCCATGATTGGGGTCGCTGCGGGCCACTCGTCTCTTAAGATTTTTTCTATGTATTTACCAAATACAACTCCTTGAGCCGATAGCCCAGCAGAACTAGCTATAGTATTATTTTTAATTTGATTAATTGTTTCTTTGACAGTTTTTATTACTTCGTCAATTGAAGTCTGTAGTTCGTCGCGAACATTTTGAAGTTCAGTTCGATCATAAGTTTGACCGCCAAATTGACCGGTATCTGGGGTTATTATTTGCTCTACATCTATTTCCCTAAGGGCAGGAAGTAGACCATTTTCTAAATGAGCATATTCATTTGATGGTGCATTTGAAATATTTACTGAATGCAAATCTAAAGTTAAATTAGTTGCATCAACATAAACTTTGTTTGAGTTGTAAATCTGTGAGGCCTCACGTATTTCAACCCTTAAATTGTATATTGCAGCTTCAATATCTGGATTTCCAGTTGTTTGAGTACTGGGTACCGTTGAACTATAGGGAAAGCCCGCAGTCATGACGCTTTCAATATCTAAGCCTAATTCATCTTCAATGTATTCTACTATATCTAATGGTATGCCTGGGTCTGTGTCGATTACTACTGTTTCTTTGCCCTTTTCAACTTCTTCGTCTTCTGGTGGAAGAGCGTCAAAAGAATATTTAAAACTTTCAACTAGTTCCATTCTGTATCTGTTGTTAAGTGTTGTAGCATTATAATCTGAGGCAGTGTACTTAATCTTGAAAGAATACCAGTCTCTGTTCTTCTTAGGATAGTAGTTGCTATAAGAGAGAATTAAATCCGGGTTACCATTAGCTATAAATTGACGATTCATAAATTTATAACCTGCGTCGTGGTGGGCTTCTCCTGGATTTTTTAAGATATATTCTAAATATTTTGCTACTGTTTCTGGTAGCAACATTTCACGGGTATTTTCTCTTGGACTAAAAATACCAAATATTGCCTGAAATGCTATAAATGCGTGATGGGAGGTTAAACTACGACCATCCCTATCGGATAAAATCATATTTAAAAATCCGGCTGGTCCCATAAGATCCTGAATATATACTTGCTCAAGTATGGAATACATACCTTCAATGGCTCCAGCGGGACCAGAAGCCACAGCAATTGGGCCTGTAGGAAGCATTTCGGGCGAAGGATCGCGAGGTAGTATTCCAGGAACTGGACATGACGGATCCGAATAATCATCTAATATTGGAGGCATATCCGCAAAAAGACCATTTTGTGCAATATTTGCTAAATCTTCTATGTCAGAGATTGCACGACATTTTAAAGATTTTATTTGAGAGTCTACCAGCGCTGGATCTAAATTTTTATTGGTTAATAGCATTCTTCTTAAATTATCAACTTCTTCCGCGCCAGAAACATCTGAACAAACTTCTGGAAAAACTGGTAGACCTGGAGAGGTTCTTGTTCTAAATGCCGGATCGATCATCGCGCCCAATGACATAAAGAAGGCTTCTATTGCAGCATTATTTGGAAATATGCATAAAAATGATCTATGCCTTAAATTAACCAAATGACCAATAGCGTCATACACTTCCTTTGCGGCTATTCCCTCAGTTAAATCAATAAATTCACCCTGTGTTAATACTAATCCGATTTCGTTTAGAAAAGCAGCCGATTCTTCAGCAGATGGTAAACTTTCGGCATCTGTACACGCTCTGCTAAAAGAACCAAATAAATCTGCTGCTGCCTTATTAATTGTCTCGTCATCAGCTAATGGTAGTGGAATTCCCAGCGAAGATAAGCCAGTGTCACTAAGAGTGTCTTTGATTGAATTGGCAAAATTATTTGAAGGGATATTCTCGAACAACCCAGAAGCCAAATCTCCCAAAAGACCTAGCAGGTTGCATATACCATTTAAAAGTATTTTTAAAATCATATCTAATATGACTACAATGACTTTAACTGCTATTTGTATAATGGCTTCTAAAAGTCCATCCATCATCGATTTCATATTATCTGTTGTGGAAAACTTTGGTATTTCCGGCATTTCAATTGCCGCATTACCTCTATTAAAATCCAAATCTAAAGTCTTCATAAAAGAATCTAGCGGTGGATTAAATATTGGAGGAGGTGGACATTCACTCTTAATGAGTATTTTAGCTATTAATTCAGCTCCTGGAAACTTTTCTATTTCGGATAAAAGATAGTCAGTATCAACATTTTCTAATATACAATCAACATATAGGCCCATATCGGCGTTCATCATATTGCTAGAGGCTGTACCTATTGTGCCAACATTGGCCGTCTGAGCCTCTGGTCTAAACTGTGCTGTTTGGCTAGCTACTGTTGCATTCTCATCGCCAACATTTAAATCAGCAACATTGTAGTTGTAGCTACCGGTTCTATAGCCAGATTCCCAAGGAGGTTGGGGGGCGCCACCTTTTTCAGTTACACAATTTTTAATTCTAGTTTGCATTTCAGGGGACAAGCCAGTAAATATTTTTTCAATATAGGCTGAGTCCATCGCCTTCATTGCGGCACTAACAACTGCGTCTTGAGTATCGGCTAAACTAACCCCTTTCGTAAGGCACTCAAAAGCAGTATTTATTAAGTCTAGGAGGCCGCCTTGACCTAACTTATTAAGTATATTTTGAGATAATTCGTCTAAATTACTTGATTGCTCTAAAAGTTCTGGTAGCTTTAAAAATATGTTGTCGCCAAGCTGTAAACTAGAATTAGCAGAATTCTGAGCACGAGAAAGCATTCCTCCTAGATCACCAAGCTCGTTAAGATAATCAAGTTGTGAAGAAGAATCCCGACATACCTGAGATGAAAATTTTGCTGTTATTGCATCTGGTAGGCTAACAATCTTGTCAACAACGGCCTGTGCTGCCATATGCAGTGGATCATCCGATACTCCAGTAGATCCCAACGGGCTGTTAACTTCATTAATAGTTATTTCTGGAAATGTATACTTGACGAAAAACTTATCCCATGCCATTGGCTTTCTTGCACCGGCGTCAGCAACTATGTCAGGCAAAGCAGCTATATATGCCATTGTGCGCGGATCATTGATTGGTTCTAAATCTTTAAACCCTCCAAGATTATCCCCTTCTTTTTTCCATAACAGCTCAACTGGCTCACAATATGGTTCATTAGCTTGACCATATATTACTTGGTATTCTTCATTAAATCTAAACTCTACTCTTTCAGCTGCCCCAGGACCATTTAATTTAAAGCCGTTTCTATTCATTAAAGATACCAGAACAGGAACAAATTTCTTTAATTTTCTGATTTCTTCATTAGGATCAAAATTAGGTATTACTTGGCCGGTTTCATATGACCACAGTGCATACTGATGGCCGTAATATCTAAATGCTTCGCACACTTGACGAATCATAAGGCGAATCTTTGGAGCCTCTAACACAACGCCTACAGGACCAGCGGGTGGTTCCTCTATTGACTCGTCAACAGTAGGACTAAACTGTATTGACTCTATTAGTGCAACCGGAACGCACACTAAAGTTTTAATTGGCATTAAGTTCCTTAAAGGAACATCATATTCTTTTGCGGCTGCTTCATTTAAAACAGTTTGTCTAGTGGACGCGTCAAGAGGAGTTTTTTCAAAATTTTCTAATATTAATTCAACACCCGAAACTTTTTGTGCCTCAAGAAACGCTTCTCTGCTAGTGATATCATTCAATATTGATATGTTTGTTTCGTTTGATACTACAGTTACGCAGTACTCACAAGTTTTTCTATTTAAAAATACCTCTCCGTGCCCATTGGTTCTCCAATTTGGCACTGGAGCGCTAGCATTTGGGATACATACCGGGCATTCTTCTGGAACAAAAGGCGCCTCGGATGTTGCACAAGGCCCAACTGCATTGCCGGCAGCTAAGTTTGCTTGATATTCCTCTTCTGATAAGCCAAATGTGCCGGCTGGTGCCGCACTATCTTCAAATGTATTTACTTCAAATTCATATTCTTCACCGGTGCCGCGTGCAATACCCGAACCCGGTGGGGCGACACCTCGCTGTCCCGACACCAGTCCTGGACGATGATCTGCTATATGCTCCGCTACTTGAATTAAATATCCTAGCTCGCCGCGGCGATTCCCAACGTGTTCAAATTGATATTTGTTTCCATATTGATCAACGCCGCCCGGAGCCCTGCTGTCAGGGTCTCCAAGAAGAGCAAACTTTGGTCCTTGATGATCATTTTGGGACCACTCATGGACAGTATATTTTTCTACATCTTTAAGATAATTTATAAGATCTTGGTCGGAAGCATAGGACACATAATTTGGCAATACAGTATCTTTTAAATACCTTACCATTCCCTCCGGATCGCCCCAAATATAAAAATCACAGTCTGAGCCTCCGGGTTTAGCCCATTCAGTTTCGTCGCAGTTATCATATTGATCCTTAAGAGAGGTTGGACTACCTGTCGATATATTCCAAACTGCGTAATGAGTATTATACCCTCGATCAACGGCGTACTGCGCTATAAATAATAATCTTTCAAGACCTTTTTTAAAATATTCTAAGGCCTGTGTCTCATCATCGATTCTAATAGATTCGCGAAGACCTGGATCTACTGCATTATAGCCATGCACATCTGAGGAATCACCGTATATAGGGTCGATTGGATAATCAACTAAAACAAAAGGGTAAGGCATTTAATATATTCCGACTCTATAATTAGTTTGTATTATTATATTTACTATTGAATTGCTTCGAACCAATTGCCTCAAGGTTATTGGCTCTAAAGGTTGTAGTATTTGTTCTATAGAGATACATTTCCATGACTCCCTGAGCGTATAACTTGCCGATTGATTGTATCGCACTAGCCATAAGATCAAAAGATGGCGTGGTTGGGGTACCAGGGTATGGCCCCATAGAGTTGTGAGTATGGCTTGCTAAAGCTTGATTAATTGTTATTAGTTCATTTTCAAGCGTTGATACTTGAGCGGCTAAGTCATCTATTAAGTCCATCATAGCTTTTAAAGTGTTTTTAAGATCTGTTCCTCTGGGGATTGGCTGTAATTTTTCATCATCATTACCAGCTATTAAATCGACACCTACAGTAGTTTTTATCTCTTCGCCGTGTGAATTCACGGCTCCACGACCTTCGGTAACAATTTTAATTCCATTTCGACCAACTACTCTTACTTCATCAGCTTTAACGCCAATGGCCGAACGGGCTTCATTCGCGCCGACGTTTCCCTCTGCTAAATTAAAGTTTTTATCAATATCAGTTAACTGGGAAACATAAATTCTTGCGGCGTCGGAAATTAAATTAGGATCGGCAAATACTTCTGGGTCTTTAGGGCCTAGGCCAGCAACAATATCAATAGTGCTGGCACCGGTTGAACCCTGGCCACCGTAACCACTAACTAGTGAACTTGGCCTATCTCTTCCTTGGCGAATCATAGAAGCACCGTTTGCTATAATTCTTTCGCTTGAGGCGGCTGTAAAGTTAGCAATTGGTTCTGTAATTACACCATTATTTAAACCAGCGAATGACACCCCAGCATCCTGATCTGAAGATCGTGAGGCGCCATCTTTTACAACTTGTGGGTTTTTATCTAAATCTTGATTATTGCCGCCGGATTGTTTTTCTTGATTTTTAAAATAATCTGCCATTTGCTTTATCCCTTAGCCTGTAGCTGACTCACTTGATTCTAAATGCAGGCCTGCTTGCATTTCACTCGTGGACCATTTTGAATACTGAATATGAATTGGGTCATAGGGTTTTTGCCAATTTCCGCCCCACTCTAATCCAAGCGTTGAAGCAATCTCTGGGATTCCTGATTGAAGCCACATACTTTTTGGTGAAGTAGATAGTATTACTGTACCGTTGGCCAACTTAGGATTAAAATCTATGGCCATTCCAAAATTATGATAACTTGTACTATTTGATGGACGTGGACCACATGTGCCACGACCATTGTGTGTGCAGTCAGACCACTCTGAATACAACTGATCTTGTTCTTCTTCTGAACGAAACCCGCTATTTAGAGTAATTGCAATTCCTTTTTGGTCCCAGCAAGTACAAATAAATTTTTTAACCAATTTTTTAAATTCTGGATGCAAATTATTTAAAACTGGGGCATGTGCGTTTTTATTTGGTATTTCCATATTTTCGTCATAACAGGTCACATCTCCATCATCTTCAAAAAAACTAGCTGCGTAGCTAATGGCTTCGCTAGCAAAAGCGCCAATGGCAGAAGCTGTAGAACGATTTCTATCTGGTGGACTAAATTTAGACCTTTCTTCTACGCTTACAATAATTCCTTCTTTATCTACTAATACAATGTCTCCAGCATTTAATGCTCCTTCTGTCCATACTTTATCTGGACTAGTATAGTACGTACCGTGCATACTTAATAGCATTTTATCTCTAGGAGTTATGTCTCCGTTAGCCACCCTGTTAATATCTGGCTTTTCTATGCTAGCGTGGATCTCTGGGATTCTACAGATTGCAAAAAATCTTTGAGTATTCCACCCTATTCTATCTAAAAAAGTTGGGGCGGCGCCGGGGCCGGCTGATGATACTTGTCTGGATAGTAAAACTTCTGCACGCATCAGCTTATCGTTGAATGTAGAAGTTCTTTCGTATGCCCTATTAAGCGCTTGTTTTAGTAGATCTGCGCCCGATGCTCCATCAGAAATTAAAAGATCATCAGGCCTAAATCCTAAACTATTAAGCTCACCGATTTTAAAATCTCTATAGTCTGGACCGTCACCGTTAGCCATCTTCGGATACCTCTTCCGAGTCGCCCGATTCCTGAAGTAGGTTAAAAATATCTGCTTTATCTGCGTCGGTTAGGCCAGTTTCGCCACTCTGTTGTTTGTGAATTAGAGTTGATATTTTTACTAATTGCTCATTAGATCTCTGAAGAGTTTCAACATATTTAGCGGCCACTAAACCAACTTGTCGATGATTTTCTTCATTCTTGCCCAAAAAACGAATGACATCATCAAGAAGCTCCCGGGTAACCTCTCGATCATCTTCTATGTTTGTTATGGCTTTTTCAAGATAGTGATCTAAATTTTTCATATATCCCCAGAATTCCACTTAATTCGAAAAGTTCTATACTTGACTCTCATTTTATTTAGATTGTTAACCACCTGTTTAGTATTGAGGCCAGTTATTTCTCTCAGGTATAAATAAATAGCTTTCTTATTAAAAATTTCTATGTCATCACAGCTTTCCATAAGAATTTTAACAGCTGAAAGAACCTTTCTTTCATTTTCTTTCATCTTGTCGTGTTCCCAAGAGTTAACCTCTTGTTCAAGAAAATGCCAAAATTCTTTTGATATACGATCTTTAAAATAAGGATTACTGGTTGAGATGTGCTTTAACTCCAGCTCTTTGGGTAATCCAGATATTTCTATTTCTTGCCTATTTTGTTTAGCTTTTCTTTTAACTTTATGAATAAACCAGTTTTTTGTGATGACACTAAAATAAGAAAAAGCCTTTGAGCCTTTGTTGACATCGTATTTATCAAGAATAGTTATTAGCCAAATTTTACACTCGTCTCGCAATGAGTCAATATTTGGTAATGTAGTAAACTTATAAGTAAATACGATTTTATCAACCATTTCGTCAAAGGCTGGGCCGATATAATTTCTATACAGTTCCGTTCTTAATCTTATATCATCTGTCGCCACATACTTTAATATAGCGTCTTCATGAACTTGAGTAAAATATTGTCTAGATTTGGAACCGGATCTGCGCCGGGATCTTTTTTTCTTCGGCGGATCCTTCTGGGGTGGGTTCGGGTTCTTGTCCATTCACGTCATCCTCTTCTATGTCTTCTTCTGTGAGATATATAATGTCTTCAAATTTTTCTAATTGCTGAACAACACTTTCACCGTGTTGCATTAAATTATGCAAAGTTACATCGCCATAAAATGTTTCTAGTTCGTATACTGACTTGATATGTGATGTAAAATTTTCAATAATATCAAGCAAATCGTTTAAGTTTTCAGAAAAAAACATAAGTTTTTTTGTAAGATTCGACAAATACCAAAGAAAAAAAACATTAATCAATATAGAAAATAATAATATTACGCTTAGAATCAATATTAAAACGTTACTCATTAAAATACTCTTTTGTTAAATTTTCTTTTTCTTGTTTTACTTCTTCTTTCGTCCGCTCTATAAAATCATTTGTGATTTGGCCTACGGGAAGATTGTCTTGTTTTTTTACTGTACTAGTATTAAATGGTGTAGAATAATCTCTTTGAAGTGAATTTTTTACTCCACACAACTTACAATCCGAAACAACCTCTGAGAAAGAATGAAATATACTCATTGTTTCCGAACAAGAGGCACATTTATATACATAAGTAGGCATTAACTAGTATTCTTCTATATTTTCTTCATTTGGAATTCTCACAACAGGTGGATTTAAAATCTTTAAGCCATCCGTCGAGCTAATAAACTCAAAATCTTTAAGCACCGGAACAATATCAGATTGCTCCAAAAGTGACTTCTGTAAAGCCATCATTAAGGCGCCTAGGGCCTGATCTGATAAATTATATGTTTCTGTCTCACTCATTTGTACTCTCCTTAATAATTGCTCTTCCGAGCAGTTTTTCCCAGTCTTTCTCTGGTCTAACATTTAGATTAGTTTTCCAAGCTCCATCTAGCACAGATGGTTCAACACCAATAGATCGAGCGTGACTCATCATTGCTTGGATATCCTTTGGAAAACAGCTTCCCCCAAAACCAAACTTGCCATCTGGTCCGGGTACAGATACGTGTGAGTGTCCTATGCGGCCATCACGCACAAATCCGTCTACTGCAACATTCCAATCAACATTGCTTTTATCTGCTATCAGTCTCATTTCGTTCATAAACGAAACCTTGGTCGCAAAATAACAGTTATTCATATACTTAATAAACTCTGCTGTTTCAAAGTTTGTTTGTATAGTTGGTGTAGAGCCTCCGAATCTAATGCGAAAAAGCTCAGCCACCTTACTTGTATTTTTTGATTCTCCACCAAGAATAAATCTGGCTTGATTAATAAAATCAAACTTTGCCGATCTTTCTGTTAAGAATTCCGGATTGAACACAAGAGTTATATTGCTATATTTTCCCTGAAATGCTCTTGTTGTTCCTGGTATGACTGTTGAACGCACCAGGACGACACTACCATCTTTTGTCCCGTGCGCGTCTACTTCGCCAAGAACACTTTCTAAGATCGAAAGGTTGATGGAGCCATCAACATTTGATGGGGTAGGCACAGACAAGAAAATAAAATCTGACTCATCCAATACTTCGTCTAGACTGTGCGTTGACTTGGCTGGATTTTTATCAAAGATTCTTAACTTAGCCTGATCAAATCCAGTCTGTGGTGAAAACCCATAAGCAACTGAGGATCCGACAAAACCAAAACCAATGATCCCAATATTAATCATTGTAGTTTTTCCTTAAGCTGTTTAAAACAATTCGAAATACCTTCTTTAACATTAATTTTTGGTTCGAACCCTAATTTTTTTAATGGACTCATATTAGCTTTTGTAAATAATACATCACCTTTTCTTTTTTCTACATAATCAAACTGCACATCTGGGAAGTATTCGTTAACGATATCTTTCATTTCATTGAGTGAAATATTGCTACCCGTACCAACATCATAGTGACGACCATTAAATGCTCCTTCGTATTCCATAGCAAAAATATTAGCTGAGACAACATCACTTTTATGAGCCATATCTCTACGTTGCTTGCCGTTACCAGTAATAAAAGGATTTTTACCTTCGCGGATATATCGCATCCAGTTAGCTACAGCTGTAGCATATGGACTATCTGCTTTTTGGTCAAAACTATATACATTAAAATAACGTAGCGTTACCGTATCAAGATCATACAAATCTGAATATAATTTAGTTTCTAGTTCGGACGTTAGTTTTTGTAATGCGTATGGACTTGCGGGGCCGTCGCCATTACCCACAACAGATGAGGATCCAGAATAAATAAATCTTTTAACATTTTTTCTTTTGGCAAAGTCTAACATTATACTTGTTGATAAAACATTATTCATCATAGTATGAATTGGCTGCTCTACACTATATGCAACGCGTGGAATACATGCTAGATGAAAAACATAATCAAAATCATATTGTTCCAGTTTTTCTAAGCCATTTAAAATATCCCATTCGCTATTGTCCTTGTAATCAATTCCTACAACATTGTGTCCCATTGACACAAGTCTCCAATACAAGGTGCTTCCTATGTAGCCGCGATGGCCAGTTACTAAACAATTAGCCATTATTTATCTCCTTTTAATTTCTTATCATAACTTTGAACCTGCTCAGAATCTTTAGTCCTGTTCGATTCGTGAATCCTATACTTATAAAGGGGTAGGGGTAAATTGTATACCTTATACTTTTCTTTAAATCTTCGGATCATTTCGTGCCCCTCCCTCATCTTATAATCCTCATCATAAAAACCAACGTCACATAAAGACTCATATGTAAACATAATGCCACACGCAACAAACTCTTTTTCTGCGCTATGACGACTCATAAGTTGACCCGTATTGTCAACTTTAAAATAATCGCAAGCAACGGCCTGACAGTTCATTTCTGAATTCATAATTCTAGGGCCGGAGTTCATATCAAGAAATGTGGACAGCATATAGAGAAAGTGGCGCGAGACATAATCATCGGAATCAATCCTAACAAAATACTGTCCTAAACTATTTTGCAGTATTTTGTTTAGAGACGATGGTAGTCCCAAATTCTTTTCGTTATTAATCAATCGAATATTAAGGTGGTCTGAAAAAATATTACATACATCTTCCAGTCTTTCTTCCGGATCATCGTTGACTAAAATAATTTCAAACTTATCTTTTCCTATCGTTTGGTTAACAAGGCTTCGTAAACATCGATGAAGCCATCTTTTTTGTTTATAACAGCTGATCCCTACTGTAATTTTATACATAACTCTAGTATGCCTTTCAAAGCCTTTGTTTGGCTTTCTACCGTTGCCCCCGCAACGTGAGGCGTAATTACTATATTGTCTCTTTTAAGATTAAAAAGTTTAGACTGCCTAAGGTCTTCAATATTTTGTTCATTACACAAAACATCACAAGAATAAAAAATCTTATCTTCTATAATAAGGTCATAAATGTAGTCTTCGTCTACAGTTTCGCCCCTCGATGTATTGACGACAATTAAATTTTCTTTAAAATTATCTAATACACCGTTGCTTATTATTCCTTTAGTTTCATCTGTAAGATAACAACTTATACATAATATATCAACTTTTTGTAGGTTTGTCAAGGAAAAAACTCTTTTATATTGATAACTTCCGACATATGGGTCGTAGTACTCAACATTCATCCCAAAAGCCTTAGCATATTTGGCTATTTTTCTTCCTATCCTTCCGAGTCCAATAATCCCTATATTTTTGCCGGCCAGCTCATTTGACCGCAAAAATCTTTCATTTTCATCATCTCTCCATTTATCAACATTGTTTACGGCCGGCACAAACTTTCGAAAGGCATTCATAATGTGCAACCAAGTAAACTCTGCGGAGGCGTGAATATTTTCAAGAATATCTCGATTATCCAAAAGGCATTTTACAGGAATATTCCTTAGGCCCAAATAATGCATATCTAGGTGGTTCACTCCTGTTGACGGAGTGCCAACTACTTTAAGGCTTGGATATTTAGCGAAATGATTCTTATCTAAAAATACATCGGTACCTGGGTTTACAATAATGCATTCTGGATCATGACTATCTAATGTATAACCCAGCGAATCAATAATTGAATTAAAATCTTGTATCTGTAAAAAATTAATTGGACATTCAATTTTAACGCGCACTTCTTTCCTCAAGTAAAATTTCTGCTAATCTAAAATCCATAAATGTATCGATATTGACAGAGCAGTCTTCTGGCATTAAATATGGACGGCAATCATTACCATGCCTTGAGAACCAATCTACAATACATTCTCTTGTCATTGCAAAAATAGCTCCGTTTCTTATATAACAAGGCTCTAAGTCCTGCCTTCGTGAGCCTTCCCCCTCTGGGAATTCTGTGGTAAAGTCTCTAATTTGATCTTCTATAATCCTTTTCATCCTGACTGGATGTTTATCCTGGACCGAGGTTAGAGACGTTACGCTGTCGGCTCCGGTAGCAATTAATTTATCTACAGCTTCTACAATGTGTTTTGACGTCCTTAGAGGGGCCACACAAGGCAGTTCAACCACATAATCATATGTTACCCCGTAATGTTTCTCCGAAGCCAGTACGGCGTGCTTAAGAGCGTCCCTAGACCATATATGATCTTGGGCCAACTCGTCTGGCCTCATAAACGGAACATCAGCGCCGAGATCTTTAGCAATTGAAGCAATTTCTTTGCAATCTGTACTAACAACAAGGTGTGTAAATCTTTTACTGGCTAGCGCTGCCTCAATAGTCCAAGCAATAAGTGGCTTGCCGTGAATCATTTTTATGTTTTTTCTTGGGACTCCTTTGGAGCCACCGCGAGCTAAAATTACTGCTATTGTGTTCATTATAGATCCTTCACTAAATTATTAATTTCATCTGCTAAGTTATTCATTATTAAAGTATAACGTTCTTTTTTTTCATTTATGCTAAGCCCTAAAACATCTAAAGATGCATATTCTTGAAGAATTTTATTTAAAACCGAATCTAAAACAACTTTTTTATTAGTATGTTTTATAACATCAATTAGCATCAATATTTCAAGCAAACCATTATGCTTTTCTACGATAGTTTTATTGTGACTGACGGGTTTATTTTTTTGCAACATATGGCCGCCGCCGTGATACATTGTAAATCCAGTTATGTATACTTCTTTTGCATCAGAAGCTATCGACTCCATAATGGCGTTAAAACCAAGCTGGGGCCAAACATTATAAGGAGATTTAGAATTTATATTAGCCACTCTATTTTTACCATAACCATTCTCTGTGGCATAATCTTTTAAAATATATGCATACTGCTCGGAAGTATAGGACGTTGCTGAAATACCGTGATACATTTTATTTTCTAGCTTAGTTCCTAGTTTGCATTCAGGGTGTCTGGTAAATTTAATGCTAGTCTTTGCCAACACATCATAATCTGCCTGATGGTTAACCACCGAACTGTACATAACGTGCGTTTCGTCCCCAACAAAATCTTTATATGTATTAAACCCTTTCATTGGTAACCACTTAAGTCGAATTACGACGTCATATTCATCGATTTTAGAACCATTTGTTTCCAACAAAATGTGCTTCGATGGTCCAACAATCGCAACTCGTTTTCCCTTTAAATAATTATTATATTGTTCTTCGGGCTTAATAGCGTTTAAAAAACTTTCTACTCTTTCTGGGGTCACTTAGCCACCTTAGAAATATTATTAAACTGCTGGCCGTACTCTCTAATCATTTTTAACTCTGACAAATCCATTGAGCCAATATGATCGTTCCCTTCCATTCCCTTATTTAAAGTAAAGTGTTTTTCTATTACTTGTGCGCCGTGGGCTACATTGTATAGTGCGTATGCTGGCCCGTAGGAGTGATCACTGAACCCTACTATTTTATCGTTGTAATAAAACTTTTGAAGATCCAAGAAACTTGTTGGATATTTAGAGATGCAATTAAAATATTTAACGTTATTATACTCAAATGGCAACCACTCATTTCTCCACATACCCAATGAAATATATGTTAACTTATTAGTTGAAATAACCTTTTCACATAATGCCGGCTCTTTTACGATTGTTCTGCTGGCAATCTTATACAGTTTAACGCCCAGAGTTTCACACCAATCAATTTTTTCTTCATCAAATACAGATGCAAAAAATTCTATACCGTGCGCTTCACATATATCTTTAATTTGCTTTACCTGACAAAAAGTAAACTCATTGCGTTTTCTTGACTCGTCTCCAAAAACTCTTACTGAATCATACAGCTGAAATTTTGCGTAATCGGCGCCTCCGACAGCAGACTGTCGAATTAGCTCTTCTATTTTACGAAAGTCTCCGTTATGATTGATTCCGATCTCTGATATAATCTTCACTTGATTCCCCTTAAATTTTCAAAAATTTCAATTGTCTCTGTATATTCATATTGCTCTAAATATGGTTTGCACATCTGATAAATAACTTTTAAAATGTTTGCGGCTCCGGAGGCCAATTTTTGATCCTCTAGACTTGGCAAGATGGTCGATTTATATTTTAATACCTCTGACTTAGGTGGCGTTGGTATTTTTAATTTACCCGATATCTGTAAAATATCTTGCAGTAACTCTATTTCTTCTTTGTTTTGCATTACAATTTTTTCAAATCTTATCGCGTGAACATTTTTAATTTTATGATTTTGTATGTCTAAATTTAGTCTATCTTGAATCATTGTCCACCGTAAGACATATAACAAATTCCACAAAACAGGCCTTACCCGAGTATTAACTTGCCATCCAGTTTCAGACGTTGGTTGCATTTTCCATCTTAGATCACCAAGAGCAGTAAACAAATATCCAATAGCGTCGACCAAATCAATACTATTTGCATTATTTTGGTAATTTGCCCTATCCTGCATAAGAAGTCTTAAAAAATAATTATCTGATTCATACATTGCGACATCTATAGGATCCCTAACAACGTTAATAATTGATGACTCCGGAAAAGCACTGTTTATTAGCGGCGTCATTAAACAAAAAGTAGATAGTTTACAGCAATTATGTTTAGGGCCGTGTGGAGATCTAGATTGAATTATTCTGTCTCGAAAACTATCACTATCTTTTTGAGCGACCTCATCAAACGGCCACTTAGTTTCTAGTATATCTTGAAGACTACCGGGACTATAGTTGCCATCCATAGAATAAAAAGGCCCTGTTTTCCAAGCAAAAACATTATCATTTCTTGAGTTTAATCTTCGACCAAGATCATAGCCGTTAATACTAGCTATATCTGCTATATAATAGGCCCCTGACCACCATACTCCTGATATGAAGATTTGCTCATGCACCGATAATCTCCAAGTTTTTTAACGTTGGCAAATCTGCATTGGTAATCATCTTGAAATTAACATCGGGATTGCGCTTCACCACGTCAATAAAGTGCTCAACCATATTTGTTCTATCCATTTTGGCCTTTTGCTGCTTCAATGGGGCCTGCCAAGGACGTCGGAAAAGATAGTCATTCTGGTAGAAATCAAGTCCAACAACCCACAAATTCTTGGGTTTCAGCATATGAGCAGCGTAAATAATGGCCAAAACACCAGTATTTGGATGTTTTTTAGCGTAATTGCCCACCCCTTGAAAGAAATCGTTGTATCCAAGCAGCTCTTCTGGTAGCATATGGCATTTAAGATTATAGCTTTCATAAAGACGTTTCATACCCAATATCATATGATCTAATTCACATTTGGTAAATTGAATATTTTGAATGTTAAGCTCTTTGTAATGTTCAGGTAGCAATGGGGCCGTATCTAGACGGTTTACAAAGTGAACTATTTCTTTACCTTTTAGTTCCGGTGCAACAATAGAGTACTCTGAGTCTTCGTTGTTTATGTTTCTATCAAAGTTGTTGACCATATAACAGTGATTAAACTTGTCGGATACTTGTGGTAGTCTGGCTACACTTGCACCTTTTAAAATGACACCAAAGTCATTTAAGTTTTTTGGAAAGTACACTGTTACCTCGTAATCATAAAACTGCGAACGATTTTACGACTGCCTGAATCCATATGTTCGTGACAAGCAAACTTAGCTAAATGATCATTGCTTACATTATTATACAACCCTCGATGAAACCCATCTGTGTGTATCGTGCGAACCGGTTCATACCCTGCCATTTTGAACAGCTGTGGTTGTGGAACTGGCGTTGCAATAACCCACTTGCTGTTGAACCCAATCTTAAAATACTCTCGAAGAATCTTTTCAAAATCATTGTCATTGTCATAGGTGTTTGGATGGACTTCAAGAAGAATATTAGTGTGCCCTTCGTTCTTAGAAAAATAGTTTAGGCCACCTTCAAAAATCTTGACTTCGTGTCCTTCAACATCCATTTTTATGAAATTAGGATAACGACGGTCTTGCAGAAACGTCTCAAGCGAGTAGCAAGGTATATTTTTCTTGTTAACACTATATTTGTTCCTCTTAACACTGCTTAAGTTAGGTTTTGAGGCTTCCCAAAACTCTACTACACCATCGTGTCCAGAAATGGCACACTTAGTAACTTCACACCTATCGTTATAATCATTATCTTCTACATTTTTACGCAATATATCAATACTCTGAGAGTCTGGTTCTACGGCGTATACAAAGCCTTCAGGGCCTACGTTTCGTAGCATAGGCAAAGTAGTGTATCCAATGTTACCACCCAAGTCTAGGCACACCATACCCTCCTTAACGGTCTCATTAAGCAGAGACATAAAAGCCTTTTCGCGGCCGCCTTGATAGTACAAGACACTAGAGATGCCTCCGTCATTAATGTTTAGATTCATTTTAAAATCGTCAATCTGTTTTTGTACAAGCATTTAGTGTCTCCTCTAGAAAAGTTGCATATCTTTCAGATACATCAACCATATCAATATTACTATTATAACCGTTTGTTATAACTTTGTCAAACTTCATTTCAGGTAAATTTGTAGTACTAGCTGGGCTATAGTCCCACGGCTCTTCATATATTACAATCGCATCGGGTCCAGCTATCTCTTTAGTGCCAGCTATCGATGAACAAATAACTTGACACCCAGCGGCTCTTGCATCCACCACTGTGTTTGGACAAGAATCATATCTTGCTAAATGTATAAAATATTTAGATCTCTTGTATAGGGCATATAAGTTTTGGATATCAATATCACCAACAAAAAATATTCTATCGTGTATAATAGTGTCTTTGACGTCAACGTGACCAGCAACAACTAAACAATCGTTAGGCCCGGAATGTTCTAAGAAATATTTTATATTTTCTTTTAATCTTTTCCATCTGCGCCAAGTTGCGGCGGAACACCATATGGTCTCAAACTTATCAAGAATTGGGTGACCCAAGGGCGCTATAGAGTTCATATACTCTATGTCAGCACCGTTGTTGACTACGGTATAGTTTGGGTGCTCTCCAAAATATTTAAATGAAATATCTCTATTAAACTCTGATTGGAAGATTACGCCGTCAGCTTGGCTATAGGAGCGCAATATATTACTATTACGCAATTCATAGTTTTGATCCGGGTCAAAATAAATACCGTCTAGTCTTAATACTAGTGGTTCTGTTTTGACTATTTGTCGAGTTTCAATAAATGACAGCTTGATATCGGCACCATCCTGCGGAGGGACCAAGCATCGATGACCTAGACGATCTAGATATTTAATAAGCTTTGTCCCAAAATGATTTGGGCCTGAGCGCGACATTATGTTAACGTTATCAAATAATACGTTCATTTTATTTTGGTGTTGCAATAATAACTTGACACTCTTTTTGCATTGGTGTCATAAAGTGTTTTTCGATATTAAAATGTTGTGAGATATAATTTCCAAACTCTCTAAATGACCACTCCCTAACATGCATAGTGTTGTGTGGTGGCCCATTAACTTTTACATCCCAACCAAAACTTTTCTGTAGAGCCTGTATAACATCTCTATCGGGAGTCGAAATAACAAGGTGCTTAAAGTTTATATTTCCAATAAACGCTAGAAGCTCATCTGGATCTAAAACGTGTTCCACAACATCCGAACATATAATCAAATCAAATGGCTCTTCCGGGGGACTATTGAAGTCTGATTTTCTAAAATCGTAAAGAGGGTATTTGTCTTTAATAAAGGACAAATTGGGCTCTAGATCTAGACCGACAAACTTTTTATCTCTAAAATACTTTATGAGCTTGTAGGCTGAACCGCAACCAATATCTAGTACTGTTTTATATTTGTTTTCAACGCATAACTTGCGAGCAGCTTGATACACTTCATCTTGAAACTGATCTGTATGCGACATTTGTTCGCAAGTTACGAACTCTGTTCGATGCGTATACCCTTCATAAATGCAGTAATCTTTCATAGGGCCTCTTAAAACGTATTTGTTGTTCTATTCTAAGCTGATCTTTACGATGGATCCTATCAACAGAAATAGGATTTTTTCTATTGTATACATACATAATCTGCTTAATCTCACGAAAATGTTCTGGGCCGGACATTTCGGCCATCGGGTACATCATTGCTTGATCAAATGTAAACTTATAAAAGTCGCCGTCTTCATCTTTTAAATCATCAAGTTTAATTTTTAAAAACAACTCTCTCCTAAAAGTTCTAAGATGTGATATGGTCCACGGCTTCATACGAATGTTGCCTTGCCAGTATCTATCAACAATACTCGGACAGCTTATCATACCGGCCATATTATCGATATATGAACCAGCAGTCATCCAAACATCGCCAGAGTTATATACATCATTAAGCTTACTTAAAATGCTGTCAGACGGAAACCAATCATCTCCGTCAAGCGTAACAATAATAGAATTTTCTTTGGCGCCTTGAATATGGTGGTATAGATTGTATAAAGCTTTTTGATTTGTTTTGTTGTTTACAATCTTGACCTTTGCAGCAGTCTCTGCTTCATCAAGTACTTGTTGTACAACTGTGGCTGTTTCATCTGTTGAACAATCATTAATGTATACTATATCATAGTTATTGTAGTCTTGCCCCAGCGCTGAGCCTAGGCACTTTTGTACCCAGGACTCATTGTTGTACGATGGTATAATTATAGTAAAATGATTATCCATTAAAAGCATTCATCCAAAAATAATCTTTTCTAGTTTTTAGATACTTTATAATTTCTTCATTTGGCTGATTAAACCACTCTTCATTACGATGCTGAACATACTCGTTTGTATGTAGCTGGCATCCTAATAGCTTGGCTTCAATGGCTAACCTGGGGCAAGTATCGTAGCCAGCTGGCAAAGCACAGAGGCCTTTGGCCTGCGCTAACCTTTTAAGAAACTGGTTGTATTCCATTCCAAAAATAACTTCGTGTTCAACATTGTTTTCTTTACACCAATTTTCTGACTGCGTGGCGCCCTTAACCCAACTATTTGATCCAAGAACAATCCATTTATTATCGCGAGGCTCATTTTCATACTTTCGATTTAAAAGATCAATTCTTTCAAAGAACTGATCATCAAACAAGGAGGACAATACATATGTATTTTTTCCATTAACGCTAGGTAACGTATCTTGGTATATCTTTCGCTGCTCTTCGGACATAAAAAATGTTGACTTAGAGTTGGTAACAAACTCTTCTATAATAGCACCACGCTCTGTTGCTTTGTAATCACAACTTTCGCCTTCAATGTAATCATATAAAATTGGATTTCTATGCTTACAAAATTTATAATCAAACTCTACAAATGAATACTGTATTTTACTATCGATAATATAACGAATAACTTCCGAGCTTAGGCCGGCTATATTTCCAAATACCCATTTACTCTCTTTGCAAAAATCCACAAATTCTTCGTCAACCATAGAAGAGTTAACCAGCGTAGTCGAACCAGGACTTGATTCAAATAATGTCTTAAGGCTCAACTCTGCCCCGCCTGCATATTGCTGGTGGAATAGATCTGACACAAATACATACTCTGTGGCCTCTAGCTTTGCATCGCCAACAACGTGGTTAGTAAATTGATCGTACAGCTTGTCTTTTGTAAAATTTTCTAAAATATGCTCTTGTAATGCTTGCGCCATTTTTAAAGCTTTATCATATCTTTTTCTTATCTTACGAAGCTCCATCTTGTAGCTTCCCTGGTGTGGAAAGCACCACATTGAGCCCTCTTCTATAACACCTTGCCATAGCGCTTCTTTTTGAACAGGGCGCATATCGTAAGTTACATTATTAAAAAGCGCTCGGACTTTTTTCTTCTTACCGCCACTGGGGCCAGTGGCCATAGCATACAAGAAATCTGTTTGACCGCTCCAGCCTGGGGCGATAATTGGCAAGCCGTTGTATGCTGCCTCAAATAAAGGTAAGCCATACCCTTCACCGTGAGTAAGCGAAATCATACACTTAACTTTAGGGTGTTGATACAAAGCTGTCAACTCTTCAGGAGACATATCTCCGTGCAACAAATAAACCTTACATTTTCTATCTGGGTAGGCCTTCAGCAATGGTTTAAGTCTTTCTTCTAAGGTAAACTCTTTATCAATCTTGCAATTAGCTTGTGAGTTGGTCTTAATTATTAGTCCGACCTCTTCATCGATATTCTCTTCAATAAACCATTTAATAGAGTTTTCTATATTTTTTCGCGTTGACCATTGCGCCATTAAAAGATAGTTAAAATCATACTCTAAGTCTAAATTAAAATTTGCATCTGGCTCAAACTCTCTGACCGGGTAGTTAACTACTTCGATGGGTGTTTTGACTTGTAAATTAATTTTTTCACCGGTTTGTTTATTGTACGCTTCATAGGCTGAGTTAACGAACACATCTTTGGAGTGATTCGAGACAACAATAATCTTGTCCATCATATTGGCTTTCTCAATCCAAACCGGTGCTACTCGGGTAGTTTCGATGCCGGCGGTGTAACCAATATTGACATCGGCCATTTTTTCCCACTCATTAGGAATGGTAATTTGGAGGGATAGATCAAAATGAGGATTTTCTTCTGACTGTAGATACATAGCAGTGCGTCGAATGTGGTTATCCATCCATTGACGCTCTTCATTATCATCATTAATCCAATTGGTATTTCCCCAAGGTATTGGAACTACATAAATGTCAAATTTATCTTCGTGCTTCCTAAGCGATCTTAGGGCAAACCTGCTCTGCTCACCATAGCCAGACATAGATAAGACTGGTCCTCTTACGATAATTTTAAACTTCATGCTACCTCCTCAAAAGTCCACGGCCTATACTCTTTACGAGTTGACCAAGAACCATATTTTTCGTGAATGTGATCCATCAAATCAACCCACTTTTGTCCAAAATCAGCAAAATTGTAATTTTTAAGAACGTGCTCGCGTCCGGCAGCTCCTAATTTTTGTCGCTCTTCTTTTGGCATATTATACATTGTTCGAAGTGCATTTAAAAAATCTTCTTTATTTAACCTATCTTCGTAGATATAAGGCACCTCTTGAGAGCCAATAATAGTTTTTGACGCAGGAGTCAATCCAATGCCAAACCAGTTTTCTCCATCGGTAACTTGTTCTTGAAGGCCGCCTGTCATATTAACTATAATAGGTACTCCACTTGAGAGAGATTCTAAAGTTGCCAACCCAAAACCTTCAGCATCAGAAATATTGATTGTACAATCTGAAATGTTATACATCTTGGCTAACTGATCTGGAGCAACCTTTTGATCTGAAATCAATATACGATTATCAGTAGCCCCAATATTTTTCATAATAGCTACTAAATCTTGACCGTGTTGATCGGTAGGATCTGTATGCATAATTAAACGAACATTTTCTGGACCGACTTCATCGGCAAACTCATTAAACCAGTGAATTAGTGTGCCACTTTGTTTACGTCGTGCATTTCTGTTGTTCCAAAAAAACGTAAACCTGTCGTCAAAGTCAGGAAACATATGTTCCATAAAATGTTCTTTTTCTTCATCAGTCCGAGGCTTAAAGATGTCGGCGTCGACTGCATGAGGCATATAATGATTTTCAACATCTGGGGCAACGTTGTTAACAATATCGTATGTTACCTTTGAGATACTAGCAATTACATCATTTGAGTCATAAAACTTCTTATTAAACATAGGGAGCGGATAATTGTCCCAAACATGATAATAAATCATAGGGACATTTTTACGAATCTCATTTTCGATTTGCCACAGCCAACCATAAAACCTAGGATCCGTCATAAACCATACCATATCTGGCTTTTCATTCCAGATTACAGAACGAACCATTTCAACTGTTCCGTATCCATCTACAGGCTGAATAATCCAGTCGTCGCCGAAGCCTTCTACCTTTTGTGGTTTATAGTCTGGGTGCTTAATCGCACCGCCGAAACATATAAACTTATATCTACCAGTCTTGATTAACGCCTCAATAATGTACTTTGTCTGTGTGCCAACACCAGATGGAGCCATCGGGTGATCTGATATCACAAAAACTTTAATTTTTTCGCTCATTTAAAACCTCTATCTACAGTGCGCTGTTTTATAAAATGCACAGCCTTTGCAGGATAATCTATTTTTAAAAGAAAGGTTTCTTTTAATGTTTATTACTGCTTTTTCTAAAAATCCTAAAGCATTTTTAATTTTTCTTGGGCCGCTGGTCACTCTAAAAATTTCTGTATTATTTTTTTTGGCAGTCCTTTTAAGAAGACCAAAGTGAGTTTCAATATTTTCTAATGGAATATTATGCTTTTTAGCCCAAAAATACTTATACAATGTTAACTGATAGTTAACAATTTTATCTGATTTTCTTTTAGAGTCCCAACCCCAGCTGGTTGTCTTCCAGTCAAGAATATGATATTTTCCATCTGGGGTCTTTACGACTAAATCTATATAACCTTTAAAGTTTAGATCGTGCTCTTCCATAGTTTCGTAAAGCTTTTCTTCGGTTGATACTACTTCACAGTTACCGAAATAGTTATCAAGCTCATCTCTGAAAGAAGAAATAATAGGCCGATACTGGATCATCATCTGTTCTTTGAGTGACTTGTCAATCTCGACCTCTTTGTCTTCGAGGGAGATAATTTCTTTAGCGAACTCTTCAAGAAAATGCTTTTCTCTATCTAAATTTTCGTCTAATAGCCCCTGCTCACAAACACTATGTATAGCAGTTCCAAATGCAGTATGCAGATTGCCTTTAAATCCATCAATTTTATCAATATATTGTAGTTTGTGTTTAAATGGGCATTCGTGCCATAATTTTATTTCCGAATAGGAAACATGCATTTATTCCTCAGTTGTACTCTTTTTAGCTGAAGCTCTAGTGCGTCGAGTACGCTTAGGTTTTGGTTGAGCTATTTCTTCTTTATCTAATATAACATTTTTTGTAGGTTTGTCAAGCACTTTTTTCTTAAAAGTCCAAGTTCCTTCAGTAATATCATTTGCATTATTTAGATAAGCTGTTTCGACGGCCTCACCCAACTCATAACCTAATTTTTTAGCCTCAAGCACTACTTGACTAGTATTAACAATAGTCTTTCTCTTAATGCGTGTATTATAGGGTGATATACTTACGCAGACGCAATATAGATCGTCTTTTTCTTCAATTTTAATATCCATTTATTAGTTCCTCTATTTTTTCTACTAGCTTCGGACTTAGTATTTTTAAATATCTTCTATCTTCACCATCAAGTAAATACTTTTCTAAACCACTGGAAAAATATTCACTGAGAGAGGTTGCGGCGTAGGGATTTAAAAATAAACCGTTAATTAAATAATTTAGATTTTCATAACCGATTTCACGATATAAAAAATTATCAATATCTTCTTGAAACTCTGTATCTAAATAGTTTAGATTACTAATATTATAATTTTCAGCTTGAATTTTATAAAATAGCCTTTGACGTTTTCCCAAAAATTCTCTTTCTATTTTTTTATCACCGTATATTTGAAGGCCACTGTTTTGTTCTAGAGAGTGACCAGCCTCGTGAATTATATTCTCTACATAATCTAAATTATTATTTAAAATATTGGTTATATAAATTGCTCCACTTTCGTACAGTGCTTCTAACTCTCGCTCTATTAAATCTAAAAACTGCCCAACATAAATTAAGTCTATTCCATCAAATAAGTGTGATGGAACAAACTCCTCTATTTGTTCTATAATTAATTCAAAATCAACCATATCACTAATGATAGGATCTTGTATATAAATAAATACACGACCAAAGAGCAAATATTCTTTTTGTTGTTTTTTGCTTCTGTTGACAGAATTTTCAATTATTTTATGAATCTTCTGTTGCATTTTCAGTCGCTTTCTTTTTTAACTCTTCTTCGTAGAGTCTCTTGCCCTCTTCCATATCATAAATGGCCTGATGATAACCACGCACCCAATTTTCTTCTGCTAAAGCCAAAAGAAATTCTGGAAACTCTTTTGCCATCACCTCAATAACCATAGCAAGAGTAACTTCATCGTTTTCTGGATTGTGTTGGTTGCCTACATAGTTAACCAACCACTCTTTAAGGGGGCTGTCTTTTTCTAATCCTTTTGCTAAGTCTGGATTGATCTCTCCATCTTTTAAATCGACTTTTGATTCAACAATATTTTGTTCCATTATTGTCTCCTTTTATACTTTATTATAACCAAATATTGAGTACTTGTCAAGTATTTTATAAATATTTTGCTGCCATTGTTGCTACCTTAGATCTTTCGCCTTTTCGTAGAGTGACGTGACCTGACAGATCAAGCGCTTTAAATTTTTCAACAGCGTGAACCAAGCCTGATGAAGTCTCATTTATATAGATGTTATCTATTTGCTCTATATCGCCTGTTAGAACGATTTTAGTCCCTTCCCCTACCCTAGTAAGGATTGTCTTGATCTCGTGTGCTGTGAGGTTCTGAGCCTCATCTATGACGATGTATGCATTGGCTATAGAGCGACCTCGAATATAGGTAAGCGCTTCCATCTCAATAATACCTCGATCTAAATACTCATCTAAAGTTGTTTGATCGTCGCCAGTCAAAAACTTTAAATTATCTTGAATTGGCGCTAACCAAGGAGCCATTTTATCTTGCATAGAGCCTGGAAGGTACCCAATATCTTTGCCCATAGGCATTACAGGTCTTGACACGACAAGTTTTTTATACAATGAACTTTCAGTTGTAGAGTGCTTCTTACTTGAAGAGCCAAGCTTATTAGATAAGCGATCTACCGGATAATTTGGCATAACCTGCTCTAAGCCGGCCGCAATGGCCAATAGTGTCTTGCCTGATCCGGCTTTTCCGACTAAAGATATTACCTGAATGTCTGGATCCATTAAAAGATCTAGGGCGAACGCTTGTTCTTTATTTTTGGCTTTGACACCCCATAGGCCGGTTTTAAATTCACAGACTCGTAGAAGACTAGACCTATAATTTAAAAACCTACAGAGTGCTGTTTTCTTGTCGTTTGAACTTGAAACAAGCATAATAAACTGATTTGGGTGCAGACCAGGGTGTTCCTCTTCATCGATTATTATAATTTCGTCATCATAAAAGTGATCGATGGTTTGATCATCCACTAATATTTCTGTAAAACCAGTGTATAGATCAGAGTCTTTTTTAATTATTTGATTTTCTGTGTAGTCTTCGCTTACTAGGCCAAGAGAATCACAAATGACACGCATATTAATATCGCGAGACACAACAATAGTTTTTCTGTTTCCATTTTCTTGGTTTTCTGCTAATGCGGTGGCAATAATTATGTGGTCAGAAATGTTAGGATCTAAATCTGGTGGGCACTGAATATTAGCAGAACGTACCTTAAGTATGCCCTTTCCTTTTCCGATTCTTACGCCTTGTTGTAAGTTGCCTTTGGCTCTTAGTTCATCAAAAGTACGAATAATTGTTCGTGCATTAGAGCCAACACCATCTTGTCTTTTTTTGTGTTTATCAATTTCTTCTAAAACTTTTAAGGGTATTATAATATCATTATTTGAATAACTGTATATACAATTTGCATCTGATAAGCAAGCACTAGTGTCTAAGACGTAGGTTTTTTTGGCCATTTATATTTCCTTATTTTGCCTAATTTCCCCACTTATAAGTAGTTATAAACAAAAGAACCCACCTCAAAAGAAGTGGGTACCGGCAAAGAGCCAACTATCAGATTCGAACTGATGACCTGCTGATTACAAATCAGCTGCTCTAAACCAACTGAGCTAAGTTGGCGAAATGAGGCACCTGTTTAAAAACGCACAATGGTTTTAGTTTGTTTTAACCCCGTGCCTCCCTGCGGGTGGGGGGAATCTATTCTAATGCTACTTGTTTAATATATTTTTCGCGATCTAATACTCTTTTAGTAGTAGTGGCTGTATTGACTAAATTTGAACTACTGCGAACTTTATTTCCACCAACATTGTATACCATCTCTATTCCTAATTCTTTACAAATTTTAGATTCCGGAGTATTAGTAGAAACTCTATCTCCACCATTTGCAAAAATATCTGGTTTTAAAACTTTAAGTGATTCACAAACTGTCTTGTCGTCGTCTAAAGCCTCAACAACATTGTCAACGCATTCGAACGCAGAAATAATTTCTGCTCGCTCTTCCCAGGTCATAAAAACATAACCTTTTTTTCTCTTAAGCCAATTATCAGAGTTAATAATAACTGTTAAACTACCTAATTTTGCTGCTTCTTGAAGCATTCTTAAGTGACCTACATGAATCGGGTCAAAGCCGCCTGATACAGCGACTGTCTTTTTACTCATCTACAACCTCTAATTTTTGTATTAAACAATCTTGAATTCCTAATATTTTAGATTGTTCAATATTTCCATACATAATTTGAAATGTTGTGAAACTAACTACTGTTGCAATTGTTGCTCCAAATATTGTTCCTAAGCAAAACATAACATTTTTTTTAACAAAACTATTAATTATTTTCATTTGCAAGCCTTCCCTACTCTATACTGTAAATAGTGTAGTAACAAGCATTAATTAATAATATTTTATGGTACGCCCTGTAGGATTCGAACCTACGACCTACGGCTTAGAAGGCCGTTGCTCTATCCAGCTGAGCTAAGGGCGCTTAATTTTTAATTAACATCCCTATGGGCCTTCGCTCTTCGTCTTCAAAGAAAAATTCAGTTTTGCTTTTTCCATTTGGGGCAATATATTTGTGTCCTATGTATTTTTTTGCATATTTTATTGCATTTTCTTTTTTCTTGTATTTTTTAAGAAATTTTCCTCGAATGTGTTGACCGTTCCAGGCCCATACTTCCCACATCTTTTATCCTTTAATAGGCCCGGTGAGAATTGAACTCACGGCCTCCCGCTTATAAGACGGATGCTCTAACCTCTGAGCTACGGGCCTTTAATTTTAGCATATGCTAAAGGCTCGTATTTGTATAAAAATATACACCAGAGTGTTAATCATACTAATAATATAGCATCAATCTTGTCCTCTGTCAAGCTTTAAATAAAACTAAGTCTTTTAAAGCTTCTAAACAAATATATTTTTTTCCATTAATAATCCACTGAACATACACATAGCCTTCAAGCTTTAGTGGGCCGCCTGGAATTTTACAGTTATTTGGATTTCCAATTTTTGCTGGGTCTCTTGACCATATGAGACCATACGTATTTGTTTTTTGATTTTTATATTTTACTCTTTGGCCTTGTTTAAAAGAGCTTTTCTTTTTTCTTTTTCTAATTGCCAATTTTTAAGTCTTATTATGTCGTTTTCAATAGTAACATATGATTGATGTTCGACCCAATCACCCGTATTGACATAGGTTTTAATATCTTCATCTTTGTCAACCCAGATAAGCACTTCCGGAGTGTGGACATGACCCATTATAAATACATCGGCGTCTTTGTTCCACTCAATAATATCCCAAATTCTTTTTGCTTTTCTTAGACGTAAATTATGATACCACGTTGTTAAATCAATATTTTTCCATCTTTCAATAAAATCTTGTACTATAGAAATAATGCTTATGATAAAACGATGGTGAATAATACCTTTTTCATATTTATCTCCGTGTTCTATTCTATATTTTCTTTTACCTTCAATAAATTCATATTTATCAACAAAGTGTACACCAAATACTTCTTTGTTAATTAAATTTTGAAAAGATTTATCGTGATTTCCTATGATGTAAATTACTTTGTTTTTAAAATTTTCTATTATTTTAAATAAAGCATAACTGTGATCTGTGAAAGATGGAATTTTTATAAAATCTATGATGTCACCAGCTAAAATTAATTCATCACAATCATCTGAAATTGAAAACAAAAATTCAATTAATGCTTCTTCATTAGCATACTTACTACCAATATGAAGATCTGATATAATAACTCTTTTCATATTGTACTCTTTATGTAAATAGATGGAGGTGGCGGGATTCGAACCCGCGTCCGCAATAATTTTCAATTCAAGTCATTCACAGGCTTGGATAGTTTTTACTCCACAAACTAACAAATGTAGGCCTTTTTATCCAACTATTTTTGGCCAATAATAGCTCGGGTGTTTTATTTTCAGCAGAACCATCTGCTTATCTGGATTTGGGTAATAAGGTAACCAGAGACCCCACGATTAAGCCGCTAAGCGAACAGATTCGAAATGATTATTGTTATTGGCAATTATCAAGTTGTTTGATTTTTAAGTCTCACGACTGCCTGCACTATCTTTTTCCATTACCCCGTCGAAACCAAAGCACCCCCTTAATATATTATATTAAGTTGGTAATAATTGTGCTTACAACATTATTAAAATCAATTGTAAAAGTAACCCAATAAGTTACTATTAATGTTACCATTAACCCACTAAATATTCCATACTCTACAGCTGTGCTACCAACATCATTTTTAAAAAATCTATTCATTTTTTTCTCCCTATACGCCCTTTCTTGAGATGAGCCAAATAAATAGTATTTCTAATTTTCAAAGTATGATATTGGTTTGTATTTTTTCTTTAATTTCTGGAAATAATCCGGTCTCAGTCCCAAAAGTCTCATAGCTTCCACTTGAGTTCTGGTAGCTGAGTAAGCATACTTAAACATAGCATCTTTTACTATGTTTGTCAAGTTATGCCATATAGGAAATCCATAAAGTCTATTATTAACTGGCTTACTGGCTAACTCCATTTTAAGACCAATTATTTCTTCAAGAGTTAAATTACTGAGCATTATTTCAAAGTCAATATTTATTTTTTTCTCTTGACGTAGCTTCTTAGATAGACTATAATAGGTATTACGTCCTTTCCTTAATTTCTTTCTTTTCCAAGACATATATATATTATAATATATTATATACTATATGTCAAGTATTTCAAATAATTCATCCTCACCAGAAGGTTGATCTATTTTTTCTTTTTCATACTCAGGTGTTGTTGGTTCAGGTAAATTTGTTGTTAACACATCTTCAAATCTATCTCTCCAAAGAAGAACATTTGTTTTTAAATAATCGTGATATAACTCTCTATCTTCATCATTAGCTAATTCACCAAAATCATCTACAATAGTACCTTGAATTTGCTTAAATGTTCCAAGTGCGACATTACGACCAGTTTCATCGTGTTCTTTGTCACCTATGCCTCTTGTCAAAAGCTCTTCATCATCATCAATTTCTATTTCTTCTTCCGGCTCTTCTTCTTCGCCACCTAGGCCCAAATCACCAATATCAATAAATTTATCTTCCGTGCCAATATTAATATCTACTTCCTCTTCCAGTTCTACCTCATCAGCAGCCTCTGGGGCGTCAATATTAGTCTCGATAGGCGCCAATAGATTGTCAATACCATTTATTAAATGTGCCATATAAGATTTTCTTTGAGCTGGATCAGTTGTTAGGCTCAAATAATCATCTTTGATTTGAGGGATAACTTTCTTAAGAGTTTTACGAAGAATGTTAATACCAGTTTTCTCGTGTGGGGCCTCGTCACCAACAGCAGTTTTTTCTAACAATAATGCTTTTTGAATAACTTTTCTTAATGTTTGTTCTTCCAGATATTGTTGCTTTTTATTATTAGATCTAACTTTTTTTATAATTTGACGAATAACTTTTCTTAATACTTGCTCTTCGATTAATTCTTTTCTATCAACCATAGTGTAGCCCCTTATACTGTAATAAATAGTTTAAAACACGTTCAACGACTACATCTTTTTCATCTTCCTCTTCGGTAGGTTCTTCTTCGCGAATAAGGGTTGATTTTTTATTTTTCCCAGCGCCACCTTCAACAGCACCGCCACCTGCTCCTCCCGCAGCCGAAATTTCTTCTACAGTACCATCTTGTAAGCCATCCATTTCCATATATGGCTTTTCTTTTTTCTTTTCGTTCAAAACTTCATACACCAATTCTGTGATAGCGCTTTCAAGACCACCAGCGGGTTCGGCAGATTCAGGCTGAACTCCCAAAATAGATAAAATGTCAGCAGGATCTGTATTATCTGGTATAAATTTTTCTAGTCCCTGGCCCGTATCTAAAGCAGCACGAAAAGCAGAAGCGCTTAAAGGAGCCTCATCCGGCGCACTATAATACCAATCCATAATATTAGCTGGTATTACTCCATCTAACATTCCTTCTACTCCACGATGAAACTTAATAAATCTATTATAGTCTGGCTGCCCTCTGCTGTCAGGCTTGTTGCTAGCTGCTGGTATGACTAAATCTCCTGGCTGGGGTATATAGTCTGGGACTGTTCCTTTTAAGACTTCATATGAATTTTGCACAGGACTATTCCACGGCGCTGCCAAAATTAATACTTTATCGGATATACCAGCATCTTGTAAGTAGGTATTCCAAATTTGTTCTGAGACTCCACGATCAACAGGTCGCCCAGCTGGCGTTTTCCTGTCGAGTGGAGAAATAAAAATATAAACCATATCTGCGCCTTTCTCCAATAGAGATAAGACAACATTTAAATGACCTTTATGGGGAGGCTTAAATGCACCAGGAAAAACAGCTATTTTTCTTTTAACGTCTTGAACGTTGGCTTCTTCTTCATCTAGTTTTTGCAAAGGAGGTACGCTTCCGCGGCCATACTTAAAAAGACCAAGAAGTTGATTCATTGGCGCAAAGTTTCCAGTAAACTTATAGGTGACTCCATCATAATCAAAAACAAAACCTTCGGCTGCTGTTGAAACGCCTTCAACATCTTTTAGTTTGCTCATCTGTTTGGTTAGGATTTCCATCGCTTCTTCAGAACCGCTCTCTTCGATGGCTTTAATGGCCCTAGAAGTCTCTTGTCGAAGTCTTTCGACTTCGGATACGTTATCTAGAATGAATGCGCTCTCAAGCCCTCTAAGCATCTCTACGGAGAAGTCGTGTACAATCTCTTCAACTGGTGCAATAGCATCCTTAAGTAGAGCACTAGAATTTTTAACTAAATCACGTACTATAGCAATTGATTCTGCGTCTTCTTTTGGAATTAAACCAAGAACTTTTCTAATATTTCCGCCCTCTTCTTTAAAAATACGTTTTAAAAGTTCCATATTAGCTTCATCAGATAAAGAAATGCGCTGATCAATAGCTTTTTCAACGCGTGAAATCATATATTCTCCAACAGTTTGGTTGTCAGAGATGCCAGCTTGACTTAAAACACTTTCTAAACGTGCTATAGCTAAGTTAACAGCAGTATCATCACTTAAAGCTTCAAGACGCCGAATAGCATTCATTTGAACGTAAAATCTTCCTTCTTCACGTTCTCCTTGAACTCTTTCTAGCGCGGCAGCTAATTTTTTAGCATTTTTTGAAACATCGCGACCGGTTGGTCGACCGGTTTCTCTATCATATTCATTATGGCCAACTCTATGAATAGTTAAAGTAGGTAAATCATAATTAATAAGATTTGCTGCACGAGGATCTTGAACTTCGGCATTATAATAAACATTTGTGTCTGGTCCGAATATTTCTTCACGCTCTTCAATGGACATTTTGCCAACAGCTTCTTCAAAAGCAGCAAATGCTTCATTAAAAGCTGTTTCTAGTGCGCCACGTCCACCAAACTTTTCTGCCAGTCCAGCAGCGTCTAAACCTCCATCCTTAATATTTCCTTTATTTCTAGCTGCTCTAGCCGAACTAGTTCTAATATTATAGGATAATTGAAGATTTTGACCATCTGTTTTTTCAGTACCTTTTAACTCGCCCCCTGAAGCAGCTTGAAAAACTTGTTTCATTTCGCGAAAAGTTAAATTTGGATTATCATACAGATGATTCATGTGGCCAGCGACGCCACCCTCTGAAAGAAATCGGCCCATATTTATTTTTATTCCTTGGTAGATTTAGGTTTTCTACGTCGATAAGTTCTTTTGGGCTTAGGCTCAGGCACAGGTGTCTCTTCGGCCACAACTTCTTCCACAACCTTTTCCACAACCAATTCTGGTTCAGGCTCGGGCTCTGGTTCGGGCTCTGGTTCTACAACTACTGCAACAGGCTCGGGCTCAGGTGCCGGCGCAGGACTTTCAAGTCCTAGGGCTAATCTATATTTTTTGGCTTTTTCACTACTAGGGTCAGCAACCCTTGCAAGTTTTGCCATAAGCTTACGTCTTTGTCCTTTGGAAAGGCTCATTTTAAAATTCTCCTTTAACTATTTTTGTTATCTTTAATAACTTTGCAGGGCTTGTAATCAGTATCCGCTGCATTAAACCTTCTACGCAAACTTAATGGTCCCGGCACACATTTTGAAAATGGAATTTGCGGTGTAATAGTTTGACTAGAAAATACTTTTTCTTGACCAGAGCCGTAGGCCTGTTGTTGGCCTTGGATTTGATCTGTTTTGTCTTTAAACGAATTGATTGATCCGTCGTCTGAAATTAATGGCTGGCGCTCCATAGATTAGTCTTCCTTGTTGGACCGCGTTTTTAAAGCTTTAGTTATGGCTTCACGAATGGTTTTACGAATAAGGGTTTCATCAAGTTCTTTTTCTTCGGCGTTTTTAGCCGCGTCCGTCATTGATTCTTCTTTATCGCCATCTTTATCAAGATCTAAAAAGTCAGGTTTTGCTCCCTCTTCAAGCTCTTCCTCTTCCATAACAGGACAAATACAAGGGCTCATTCCACACTTTGGACACATACCGTAACCCTCTTCCAGATCATCTTCTCGTCGTCCACAATGCGCTTCGTCTAGTTCTTGCTCTTGAATTTCAATAGATTCTGTTAAAACTTCATTTTTTGGAGTTTTATAACCCCAAGACTCCATAAGACGGCCGTTGACCTCTTGATTTCTCCATTTTTTGTAGCTCATTTTAGTATCTCCTGTACTGTAATAAATAGACTCTTGTAGTTGTTTTTTATAAGTTTCTTCCCACATTCTAAAGCACATATTACCTAATTCATACGCTTCACGTTCCATTTCACGCATATAACTATCATTTTGAAAGTAACCCTCGCCCATTTCAGGCTTTAAATCAAAATCACCACGACAATTTTGAGCGTGGTGAACCAATTCGTGAGATAAAGACCTCATAATATCTTTTGGATGCCTATGATCTGTATAAATTGATACTGAAGAGGTATTTGGATTATAAAAAGCTGTTTTTCCAAGTGGTTTTTCGGCATTTTTAACGTCAGAAATAAATGAAATTGTTGGCGCCGTGTCAAAACCCATCTTTTTTTGTGCAAAGGGTAAAAAACTTTCTAAAAATGGTTTAATCTCAGATAAATTTAAACTTGAACGATTTCTAATGTTAAATTTCATACTTTTTATCTCCGAGGCGTAAAATAATTAGTTTTTTTCTTGTTCAAGTTCATTTTTTGTTAGTATTTTTAAATTTACACATAAAATTTTATATGTTTTTTGCTCTTCGAAAGAAAAAATGTCTGCATAAGCAATATTTCTTCCGCCAATAGTGGAAAAATAGAGATCAGAAACAATACCAGTTTTTTTGGCGTCGTAATAAGTCCAAATTACAATATCGCCAACCTTAAAATTGTTTATTTTTCCAAAAGATTCACTTACAGACTTAAAATTATTCAATTTAATTCACATTTCTTTTAATTTACTGTCGATCATATTCTCAATAAAGCTTAGTTTTTCTTTTATTCTTCCTAAACCATTCTCTTTAATGCTAACTAAATCTTCTCGCTTTATATCTTCGCTCATTCTTAAGGAATCTTCTAAATCATTTAGGTCATCCCAAGTAACTTGAATTTTTTGATCAAAAACACCTGTTCTTTGTTGGACAATTCTTGCATTTATTTGATCTTTAGGCGATAAAGTGACAGTCATTTCCTGTAAAATCATATCGCGAAGAATATTTTTGGTAATTTTCATATGTTAAAGCTCCAAAAAAATATTAATTTTACTTATAAATAGTTTTTACGGCGCTAAACTGCAAGGAATTATATCTGATAATGCGCTTAGCGCTCCCATTGAGGCCTCCACTGAGTATTGATTGTCCTGATTAACAAAAACTTCTAAAATAACATCGTAGTCAGATACATAATAACCTAAATCAATTCTTTCAAACCTGCTAAGCTCACGTATTTCTAATGTATCTTCATCGTAGTAATATATAATTCCACCATTTTCAATAAAAATATCAGTTTCCGAGTCAAAAAAGTAACATAATGGCACATCAGAAACCAATAAAGGAGGAAAATCTAGTATTTCCCACCAAATATTTTCAAATTCTATTTTTAATTCTTCTTCTTCTAAAATTTCTCCCTGTGAACAAGAACACAACATAAGAAAACTTACAATTAATAAGCTTTTTAACATTTTAAACCCCCCATATGGGGGATAAATTTACAAGATTACGTTAGCCCGTAGTATTTTAAAATATAGTGTTTTATAGTCTCGGCCCCTGGGTACCTAGATTCACATACTTTAAACATATAGTCTGCCGAAACAATATACATTGTTCCGAACGGCGCGTCACTTATCCCAACACCAATTGAAGTTCTACCCACGCCACAGTCTCCAGGTTTATGTATGGCACCTTTTTTGGGCGTTCCTACAATATATAAAAAATAATTGGGCTCTTGCAAACTATAAATCCCCCTATTATTAACTAGGCCTCGACAACTGAAAGGAAAGTTTAAAATAATTATACTATTTACTTACAGAGAGGTGAACTAGGGGGTATTAAATAGTGCATTATATAAAATTTTGTTTTCTTTGGGCTTCGTTGCTGTCGGTAGTATCATGTGTAGAGTATTCTATCACTCAGCCAAATGTAATAAAAGGCGAAGCAAACCCCCCGGATGTTAAAATACAAGTAGAAAAAGACACTATAACACAAATAGCAAAATTTAAAACTGATATTTTATGGGTTATTGATAATTCTTGTTCGATGAGCGAAGAGCAAACTGCCTTAACAAACAACTTTGATTCTTTTATCAACTACTTTATTGGCTCTGGATTAGACTGGCACGTCGGTGTTGTATCAACGGATATGCTACACCCTGATCAACAAGGAAGACTTCGCTCGTCTTTGGGATACAACTTTATTGACGAAAATACTCCACAACCAACTTTAATATTTCGACAAATGGCGGCTATGGGAGTATCCGGATCAGGAGTTGAAAAAGGTTTAGCTACGAGCTATAATGCAATAGAGGTTCACGGAGAGGATGCAAATAAAGATTTTTATCGTGAAGATGCCTTACTGTCAATAATTGTTATATCAGACGAACCAGATTTCTCAACTGAAATTACTATAGAAGAATACATTTCTTGGTTGCAAAATTTAAAAGATGATCCAGAAGATGTTATTTTTTCATCGATTGTGTGTTTACAGGAAGGGTATTTAAATGGAATACGTTGTGATAACCCACCAGCCTGGACAGCACCTTTAGTTGGAAAACAATACATTGAAGTAACTAATGTTATTGGTGGAGCTTTATGGGATATTCGCGAAAACAACTGGGATGAAGTTCTGGACGAGTTAGGGTTTTTAACTTCTGGTCTTAAGAAAGAATTTTTCTTGTCTGATATTCCTGTTTTAGAAACTTTAGACGTCTATGTTCAAGAGCCAGAGGGCAATACATATGAATTTAAGTTAGATTTAGATTACACTTATTCTAGAGTTAGAAATAGCATTACATTTATATCATATACTCCTCCACAGTATTCAAAAGTTAATATTGAATATATACCTTTAGAGTCTTTTTATGGCGATATCAGCTTCGAAGATACAGACACTAGTTTAGAATAAAAAATAAATATTTCGGCCATAACGAACTACTTATAAGTGTAAAAAACAGGAATTTAAAATGTCTGCTATTACCACCGAAAAAGCCTGGAAAATGTTTACTGTTGTGCTGGGCGTCGTAGTTGTCCCGCTTGCTGGTTGGGTTTGGAATACCAACGTGGCTGTTGCACAAATTCAAAATGATCTTTCAGATGCAGAGCAAGTTATTATTGGCTTGGAAAGAAAAGTTGAAGAAGCTGAAGAAAATTCTAAAGCTATTATATCGATAGAAAAAGATATTGAATATATGAAAGCTGCTCTTCAAAGAATAGAAGACTTGGTAGCAAACTAATGGTTTGGGCATTAGTATATGTCTTATTCCAGGTTCACGTCCAGGCTCAAGAAGTCTTAGATACTCAAGTCCCTTCGCCAAATCAAGTTATTCCATCTGAGGAGCTTGATGGTTGTCAAGAAGATCTTAAAAACCTTGCAGACGATATGCGTGGTTTAGAGTTTTTTCTACAAGACAAGAAAAACTATAAAAAATTCTGCCCCAATACTAAATGGGAGCAGCCGAAATTAGAAGAATATAAAAAAGAACCCAAGTCTTATTTACCCGATACGTGCAAAGTGGTAAAAGACTCAGGTATTTAAAAACTTTCTCCACCCTTCAAATAAGCTTTGACTAGTGGTTGTCTTGTCTTCGTTAAGATCTTGTTCCGGGTCAACCCCGGTAAGCTCCCAAGATTTTGGTATAAATTTATTAAATACATCTTGTGCAAATTCACGAATCTGATCTTCATCATTCCAATGTTCTATTATTTCTTTAAATACAGAAATTAAATCATCTGGCTCATCACCATCAACGTGAAAATTGAGTCTATATCCAATTACCTTTCTTTCGAGGTCACCCACTTGAGTATCTAAAAATCTTTCAAAGGATACAAAGTATTTACTATCAGCATTTTTTTGAGGTACTTCTAGCATACGTTTGCGAAGTTCAATCCAAAAGTCTCTAGAGTTAACAATTTTTTCTGCGATTTCTTTTGTTGCATCAGCGTAAGAAAATTCTAAATGAGTAGTGGCAGAAATTAATTCATACTCAGGGTATTCTCCTGAGACTTCTAAGTCCCACTCATACGAATCTAGATCTCCATATTCTATGTCGCGCCCCAGTGCCATATACACACCACCCGGCATCCACTCTTCTCTCTGAAGGTATAGTTTAATAGCATCTCTAAGACTATCATTTTCTCGACCAGAATATTCCATTGAGTCTAATTTTTCTATAAATTGACTAAAATCATATTCGTCATAAAAATAACTTTGACCCTCTATGCTTAAACCCTCAACGCTCATTCTTAATTTTAATATAATATTGTTTGGATCGCTTGAGATAACAGAATCTACTCGGTCTACAGCTGCATAAATACCACCATAATCTTCCAGCTCCTGTGGCAAATATATAATATTATAGACTGTTGGAAGTCTTATCCATTCATCACTCGGCCATCCTAATTTTAACCAAACTTTTGGAACTATTATACCTTCATCAACATCAATCTCAACCTCGTACTCTTCAAGACGATAATTACTTAAAACATCCTCTGCTTGTCTAAGAATTTGTTCATCCCGGGTAAATATTACATCTCTATCTAATTGATTTTCGGTGTCTTCGTTTTGTTCAATATTTCCAATATAAAATTCAAAGTCTAAAAAATCGCGTGTTAACATATCGATTTTGTTATCTTCATAGGATCCACCAAACTTAATAAAACGATCTAAATCTAAATGAGCACCTTCAGGGCGTCCTCTACTGGTAGTCATTTTAGTAGGTACGTTTTTAATGGCCTCTGCTTGATTTTCTTTGGCCCAGTCTGCAACCACCTTTCGAAAACCAGGAATTTTTTTTGTACCATAAGTTGCTAGTTCAGGAATCGCTAGCTCTGTGCCTTCGTCATATCGAGCGGGCCTTTCATTATCATAATATCTAATTTGTCGAAGCCTTAATCTTTGTATTGGCTCTATAAGACCTTCGCTTCTTGCTTCATCCCAAAGTACTTCTTCCTCTTGAAATTCCTCTGTATCAACCAGTCCTTCAAAACCCGGCTCATCTAAACTAGCCAACAAGTCTTCATAAGCACCTTCGATGTGATCATTTTGTACAACATATGCTAGAGCACCGTGTCCGTGTGCCTCTGCAACAGCACATTTATAGTATTCAGACTCGCCTCCTCTTGACGGGGGCGAGTGGCAGGACTCAATATCATCAAAGTCAGACATACGAAGAATATCAACTGGATGCCTGGTCAAAAGAATAGAATAGGTATCTTTGTCCTTAAGGCCCTCAGAATTCTTTTTAATATAATCAGCATTTTGTTGCCAATACTTGCGAAGTTGAGCAATTTTTTCAGGTAATTTAAGTATGTCTTCGTGAGATATATTAAATTTTGTGCGTAGGAACAATAATCCCCAGCTTCGTGAAAGCCAAACATTTTCATCGCCAGATATGACACCTAACAATTTTTTTAATTTAGGGGCCGTTTTTAACGCAAACTCTGTTTGATTATCAATTCGTCTTTCTGCTGCTTCATCCGAAAAATAAACTTTTAAAGCCTCAGTAACAACTTTTTCAACGGCAGCCAACCATTTGCCGATTTTCATTTTTTCTTTCGTTCTTTTTATAGCAGCTAAATGAGCCTCAGCCTCCTCGCGGCTGACCCAATTATCTAGAATATCCGATACTGCCCTTGCTTCCTGTTCTGGAGTCAAAGGCTTTTCCCTAATCATTAAACCAGATCCAAAATCAGGCTCAAAAGAATCTTTTACTGTGCTAGCACTTGACGGTGACAAAATTTTTATAAATTGTCCAAGTTCAGACTTAGTGTCTGTAATAGGAAACGGGATAAGAATACGATTTTTACCACCAAACATTTCATTAAAAGCAAGATCTTCAGGCCCCATTTCATCTAGCGCACGTCGAATATGCTCATATTCATCTTCATCAATTTCACGCAGCAACTTTTTATTGTCTGGGCCGGCAAAAGAATCTTCTGCTAAAAACTGACGCCAGCTGTTATGAAAATTATGCATTACTTATTCCTTATGGTAATCTTTTTTAATTTACCAAGTCTTGACGAAACAACATCTGTTAAAACCCAGGGCACAACAGAGTGAATAAAACATCCAATAGACATAAATAGTAATAAAAAGGCAATTTTTTGTGCCCCAAGCATATGACTAAAGTAAGATTCGTTTTGTTCTTTAAGATGCTTCATTTTTTTCTTGCCACTCATAAGATACTTTATCTTCGCTTATTGGACCACCAGCAGCCCAAGTATAACAAGATCTTGCACTGTGACACTTAAAGTGATGCATCCAACAGTAACCTAGATACCCCTCTTCGTCTTCAATAGGCTCCGAAGTAGGTCCAGGCATACATTCCTTCATTCTAGGTGAAATATCAAATGCTATACAATTAGAGCATTTAGATTCTTTGGCAACTTCTTGTGTTGTGTTCCAATGTTCTGCGGCTCTATCCCAATACTCTTCGTCAGCAAGATTTAAAGGACCATACTGAATATGCTCCGCTTGAATAGCAGCGTTACGATTTTTAGTGTTTAACTCTAGGTCTTGGGTTGCTTTTGGGCAAACTAATTTTTTGGCCTCGTTTAAAAATTTATTCCAGTTTTCAATTAATGATTTCATTTTACCAAGCCTTGCACGACCAATAGCGAGCTTTCCATTTTGGTCCGGGGTTATCACAGTTATGTCGGGCTCTAAATGACTTTCTACGAGCAGGAATATTTTTCTTGATTTTCATATTTGGATCGCCAAAGTTAACTTTTACAACGTTGCCCTTTTCATTTTTTACATATACTTTGGATTTTTTAACATCGCCTTTCATTGGCTTGTTAAGAGTAACTTTTCTTCCTTGATATTCTGCCTCTTCAAGAGTTTCGCCTTCGGCAAGCATTTCATAATAAAGCACTTCATCAAGCTCTTCGTTGATAATTTCCATTAGTTTTTGCTTGTTCATTTCCACGCCTTCTTTTTTGGATGCTTTTTTACCCCATGATTTACCTTTTCCACGTTCGCCACAGGCAGCAGGCGTCGGCCGACACGCCGGGTACTTAGATCTTTTTTCGCCCGCTTCACGACCACATGCTTTACATTTTTTTCTTCCTGTTTTTTTATCTTTTCTGCAAGTATTACAATCAACCCATCCGCTTTTTTTACCTTTTTCACCCTTGCGACCAAACCAGTCATGTAGACTTGATTCTTTGCTTGACTCGGAGCCTGCTTTTTTAGCTTCTGTTGTTTCTAGTGGAATCTGGTCGCCCTCTTTAACATCTTTCCATATTTCGCCCTTTCGGCATCGAACTACGGCTCCGGAAGCATATGCCGATGGCCAAACGTCATATTTTCGTTTTGCAATACGAGTACACCGATCATCTTTTTCACTTAAAACTTGAATAAACTCTTCTTTGATAATTTTTTTAAGTTTGGTCTTGGTAATTTTCATTTGTAAATCTCCGCTAAGCCTTCTTCAATAAGTAGTTTATTGATATCCTTATTATCAATGAATATTGTGCCAAGACACCTGCCGTATTTACCTACGCCATGAGAGTGAAGCACAAATAGGCCGTTTGAGGCCTCTAACAGCTCCGTGAGACGTTCTTTAGTTAGGAACCCTCTTGCCTTCTCTTCTAGGTCTCTCGTGCGCGTCTCGGGTGCGTCAATGCCGTTTAAACGAATGCGCTTCTTAACCCAGACATCAAAGCCTAGATCAATCAGCGCATCAACTGTATCGCCATCTATAACGCGTTCAAGTTTGGCATTATATTCATACACATTATAAATAGTTTTTAAGTGTCGTCTAAATCAAATTTTAACTCCTATTTTAAAATATCCAACGTGATTTAGGATCAGTACTTCTTTAAAATCTTGCTGCAATCGATATGATAAGTATAGTTTGAGAATTTTAGATGGACTATAGGTAATTCCCGTAGAGCTTCTATTTCTCGGAACCGGCTGCTCAGAATGTATAAAAAATATTTCATCACTCATATAAATTGAAAAATCATTTATTTTAACGGATATTTTGGTTTTGTTTCTGTATCTTATTTGGGTTTCTTTAATTTCATAAAGACGTAGCTCTATCCTGAAACGATTTGAAAAAGAAACTTTTTTATGCTTATGCTTAAAGGCAACATTAAGGTGCGGCCTGTGTTCTATAAACCATCCGTCCCTGTTTTCAAAAACAATTCTATAATTTAAAGAAAATCCAAAAAGATCTAAAGAGTTGTTAGAAAAGCCAACATCAGCATGACTATAATAAAAACCGTCAGTATTTCGAATTCTTATTTCCTCTTCTACTGAAAATCCTAAATGTTTTTCTTTGAGAGCGACCGATATCTTATTTGTATTCCAGACCTCTCCTGTTTGCTCCACAGCTTGTGCCAATGGAGCAAGAAACGTTATAAAAAATGCAAATAATATTTTTTTATAATTAATCATTTGTTGCACTCCTGGCTTAGCCTATAAAGACAACCGCAGCCACCAATACAACACTTAAAGCTAGGCCAACCATCATTTTAAGAAAGTCGCTAATTAACATTGGAAAAATTTCTTTTATGCCATCTTTATTAGCAAACGAACGATAAACGGCTAACTCACGTCCACATAGCAGCCCAACAAACACCCAAGTTGTTGACATAGGCAAATTGTTGTATTCTTTAAAAAACCAAAGAATGATAGCATAAACAAAGTCGATTATCGTTGCAGAGCGCGTAAATCTTGTGCCACTCTTTGAGGATACAATTTCTTGAATTTTTCCACCTTTTGTATAAAATAGTTGGGCAAGGCCGGCAACCAAAATAAACATAAAGCCTAAAAACATTCCCGTCGACAAATCATTGCCTCGTGGCAAATAAACAGCAACATTTGCTATGTCGTGGCTAAGCCATTGATGCCACAAGAATCCAGTAGCTAACCATTGGCTAACCCTCCAGAATTTTTTGTGATCTTCTTTTATGGGTTTTCTTTCATTCAAAAATCGCGAAAGCACAGTCCACAAAATATAAGCAACAATAGCAGCCAATCCATAACCAACTGCTGATTTAATAATAATTTTTTCTAATACAAAGCTACTAGAAAATACACTAAGTGTTAAAAGTGTAGTGCTAACCGGAACACCAAACCGTGTTAGTCCCAGCAATAGAACCGGCGCCAAGCCGTGATACCACTTAAAAGTTTCTGGGAGTGGTATTGAATCTAGACGATTATATGCAATGTCTCCTGTACACCACGCATAACCAAGTGTTGCGACCATAATAGAGGCCATATAAAGCCACGGTTTCCACCAAGCGGCATCTTTGTTGGAAGCTATAAACGTACCCAACGTTTGGGCGCTATCGTTTGCTATGACAGCATATGCAGCAAGCAAAAATCCTACTAGCCCAATCATTATTGACAGACTCATCTTGTTTTCTCCTTCGGAAAAATATTAATACTAATATCTTCTCTAATATAAATAGAAAATCACAACATCATTTGTGCATTTTCAAGGTGACACTATAGAAACAAAATTTTATTCTTTTTGTTGCTTAGCCGCAGTGCCAAAAATATAATCTATAGAAGGATAAATACCAGAGTAATTACACCTAGGGTTAACAAGGTGGTGGTGCCTATGATGAATAGAAAAGTGAGAATCTAAATCTGTATTATGTATACTTTTGTGTCTATAGCCATAGAACAATCCAAAAGATAGTAAGCCAAGTGAAAAAGACACATTAATGAAACAAACGCCAAGTAACACAACAGCGAATGCTGCTTTAACCCAAGCTGGTTCAAAATAATCATTCCTAACCTCGTCGTAAGCGTGAGCGTGATGAAGAGCATGCAATCTTTTTAATTTTTTCAATATGGGCAGTCGTCCAAGTCGACCGTGCAGCAAAAAACGATGGTTTAAATATACCGCCACCGCTGAAATAAGGTGACCGAACAAAAATAAGACAAGACAAGAGAAAAAGTACTGCATCTATAGTAACTATGTTTATTTATTCGAAACGTGCTCAATTTCATTTTTTGATAACGTTACATATTCGTATTTGCCGGCCGGCAGCAAAAAACAAATTTTACACATATCGTGATCATCAATTTCTACAATAACACCGACTCTAGTTGGCGACAGCAAGATGCTCAATATATCCTTGCCGGTTTTCTTTTTTACAAGATCGCCTACATAGAAATTCATTGTTATCTCTTAGCATTGGTTAATTATGACGTATTTTTTAAATTTAATCGCCTTGATACTTACCTCGACCATACCCTCTTTCCCAGGATGGGTTGTAGGGTTTTTTTGATGCAGCAATTTCTTTTTCTCTTGCTCTTTTTCGCGCTTCTCCTGCTTCTTCTCTGTTAGCATCAACAGCGCTCCCCAAATCGTCGCTAGAAGGAAGTGTTAAACCACTATTTTTAAATTTTCTTTTATAAAATCTTAAACCTAAATCCTCTAAGCTATTCAAGTCAACGTTCTCATCAGTAAATGCATTAATCAAGTTTTCTTGGTTCGCACCGTCCAAATCCACTGCAAGGCGAATATGTTTCGCCACATCTTTAATAAGCCTTTCCCGCCCAGCATTTTCAAGTTCTTCTTTGATGATCTGTTTTAACTGTGATTTGGTGATTTTCATTGGCTTATTTCTTTATCTTCGGGGTCTACGAGGTCTTCGGGGTCTTCGGGGTTTTCGTGTCGTTTTAATACCACCCGAAACAACCCGTCAATTCCACCAGCTCTTCGGAAATTATCTACGGAAAATAATTTTTTACTCATGAAGTCCACATCCTCTCCTCGCCGATGCGTATCCTTAACCTTTTGTACAGTCATTCCAACATCAAATATACTTTTGACTAGATCACGTATGTCAAGAAGCTCCAAAGCTTCTTCCACATCTTTTGGCATAGTTAAACCATGTACTTCGTAAAGGTTACGGGCCAGCTCCATATATTCTTCTTTCATTTCCGGAAATGAAAAATATTCATTTTCTACCTCCAGAACTTTTTCAAGCTCCTCTTTGACAATTTGTTTTAGCTGGGTTTTTTTAATCTTCATAATAAGATCTCCTCTTGCTTATAAATAGTATATTTTAATCGTTACTGTTAGATTTTAGGTTAATTTTACTTATTTTTTCGAGCATTTTCTCTTGCTCTGGTGTCAGCGGAGAAGAAATCTCGTCACAACACATATATTGAAAAACAAAATTATATGATAACAAAGCCGGCAAAGCAAAAAGTAATGTATATTGTAATATTTTCAATACGTTACCGATTTTTTAATATCTAACAGCTCATCATATAATTGATCTATGGAACTTAAACCAAGTTGGCCAGCAATAATTTCTTGTTCACTTTCGGGCCTTTGAAGAATAGAATCAATTTGTTTTTCGACTTTCTCTGCATAAACCTGAAAAGCAATGGCCCACGCCGGCGGAAGCATACTGGCTTTAATTTCTGGATGCACATCAAAGGCTTGTTGGCCTTTGGCTTGGGAATAGGCCCAAGCGCCTTGATTAGAGAACAGCATTCTTTCTAAATCTTTTACAGTCCACTTATCTGTGTCTTTTTTGCCAATCTTGGCATTTCGAAGTTCATCGCGGAAACTTCCAGCTGTCTGTTGCCGTGAGGGCATTATATAATCATCTGATATTTGTTCTGGAGACACCCAGATTAAACCTCCTCCAGTTGGCGCTTTAGACCACGCAAACTCACCGGAGGTTGGCATCTTAGGCGCCTCATATTCAACACCAGTATCTCCAGTGTCTTCTTGATCAATGGCCAACTCTGTATCGACATTTTGTCCACCAGCACCAGCCAATCCGGCTGCGGCCCCAACAGAACCTCCAAGCGCCGTACCAAGTGCTGCCGTCCCCAAAGCTTTTTGAAGCCACTTGGGAACAGCCTCATCTAGCAACTCTTGCTCAGACTCTTCTAGATACTGTCGCCAGTTCTCAAGTATAAGCTTCATTCAAGACCCTTCCGAGTTCTTCCTTGATGATCTGTTTCAGTTGTGATTTGGAGATTTTCATAACAAGATCTCCTTGCTTATAAATAGTATCACAGAAAAGATAAAGATTCTAGAATTTTTTTTCTATATTTTTTTCACCAAGCCCCTTTAAAAGGCCCAATGCTAGCCACCTTTTTGCTCAAGCAAACCTTGACTTACCAACCATTCCTCTTCAAAGTCCGCAACAGTGGCACCACCCAGGTATGCAACCCGAGCTTTTTCTTTAAATTCTTTAGGATCATAGCCATCATTTTTAAGGCCTTCAAAAGCTTCCAAATGCCACTCTTCAAAGGTGGAGTTGGACTTATCCTTTTCTTCAGTCAAATACTGACGCCAATTTTCAAGTAGGAGTTTCATTTATATGTCCTCCTGCTCTACCGAGATAAATTGCGGATCGATTTTCGACATAGATGTTACTTCAAAGCCAGCAGCAGAACTATCAACTTCACCCACACCGCGAGGATCAACTTTTAACAAAGTTAATTTTTCTTCTTCACCAAACCTATCTCCAAGCCAATTCATAAGAGCGTCTTCGGCGTCTGTGACGCTTTTAAATAAATAAACACCTTCAACATCTTGCATATCATCGGGCTTTGATGGTAGCAAACCATCTTTCATAATAAGTGGAATGTTTTCTGAGCGTGTAATGTGATAATAACTCTCGTTCAAATACTTTCGCCAGTTTTCAAGTAGGAGTTTCATGTTTCTGTCTCCAAGTATTCTGTTGGTGCATAAACTTTACTGTTGCCATAAAACTCGCCATCGGCATCATACGCTGTGTCATAAATTCTTTCTTCTATACCACCGTATTTATCAAACTGTGCGACAGATGGATCTATTACTTTGCCATCATCCATCATAATCCAAGTATGCTCGGTTGGATACTGATCATCACTGCCTTTAGTCCAAATGTACCCCTCTATAACTTTGAAATCTTCGATGCCATCAGAAAGAAGTTTTTTGACTATCTCTTCGGCGGCGGTGATACATACACCATCTTGTTCACAATCAACCTCTAAATCACTAAGGTATTCTCGCCAATTTTCAAGTAGGAGCTTCATCTTTTAAGTGACTCCTCAACCGCGTTAACGAGAGAATCGAATATTTCTATTACATTTAGTGGTATTTCCGATTGATTTCCATAGATTTCCCCCAACATATCAGCAACCTCACCCTCAAAGGTGGTAACCGTAAGCATATCCTCTTCAGACACTTTCGGCACAGAAGGAAAAGGAACAACTTCCCCTTCCAATAACTTGCGCCAACCTTCCATAATCTTTTCCATAGCCATAACCTCTCTTGCTTATAAATAGTATACCGCGAGGGTTAAAGATTACAGAAATTTTTTCCATATTTTTA